GTATATGTTGTATAATGGATTAATGGAATTATTAATGTAATTATGTGAGAGAGCGTGTGAAATTATAAAGATGTTCAGCTTTTATGTGATTACTGAACAGGTGATGAAATTAACCAAGGGAAACAAAAAAACCTCGCCACAATACCCATTTTACGACAACAAATTTTATTATATTATTACAAAAACTCAATCTTCAATATTTGTTTTTAAATCTTGTTTATTATCTTCTATAATATCGTCATTAGAATCTTGATTTGTATCTTTATTTAGCCCCGAATCTTTTTCTAAATCTTCAATAGTTATGGCACGTATACTTGCAATGTGTTTGCGCATATACTCTTTGACCATAAACTTATCCATTTACCTTATCGGATGAACCATTGATAAACTCATATTCATCTAGTAAAGAAAATAACTTTGTGGCAATATCTTGATTAGGTTTCATGATTTCGGGCATTCTTTTCTCCATCTCTTCTTGCGTTGGATTAGTTTCTTGAAACTTTCTCATTTCTTCACCAACAACTTCACTTGTAGATTTAAGTTCTAGTGCTACATCAATAATTCTTTTTTCAATATTATATTCCATAATTAAAATACTCGTAATAAATAAAAGGGACTTTCATCATTATCTTCAACTTCAAACCCTAATTCTTCAACTATATTTGCAATTTCTTTGCAAGTCAAGCTTTCATTTTTACAAACTCTAAGGTCTGCGATATGTTTTAAGGTTGGATGCAAGCCATCGTTGTGCTTATTAGTAATATAATTAGATATTGAATTATGTAAGTCTTTATCTGTCTGATCCATATCGTGATCTTCATTTTCTTGATCGACATAATCAAAATCCTCATCATCATCATCATCCCAAACGCCTTCATCTACAAAATCATCATCTGAACCATAAATGGGCTTATTAGGCTCATAGACAGGCTTATTTAACTCTTTACGAGTATCGGTAATATCAGAGATAACCTTGTACTTAGATACCCTAAGTTTCTGAAAATCACAATCAGTTGGTACAGATACTGCATCAGCAGGATCAAACTCAACAACAAGCAATTTACCATTCTCTCCTGCCCAATTATTAGCATAATCGTATGAACCAACATGAAGACCAAAAGAACAATGATTATCCTTATTGTCATCAACGCATCTACGAGCAACTTCGATAGTCGAGCCAACTTCATTAAGAATTTGATGACGATCATTGGTTTCGCCTTGCAATACAATTGTATCGGCATTACCTGTTGTACTCCAATAATCAGATTGTACACCTTTGTAGCCCAAAACTTTACCTTCAGAAGTATTGGCAAGAGACTTATAACTCATAAAAGCATACAATTCATTTACTGAATTTGCGCTTGGATTAGACTGCAAGCGAGTAATGAAATTGGTGAGAGGAGTAGAATCTTTCATTCCTGCACGAAGCATTTCGAGTAATTTATCTACAACGACGCCGTGCAAACGATGACCTTTGTAGTAAACAACTTCGTCCTTGACTTCAATGTCACCTTCGATAAAGTTCTCAACCGCTTTGGCAATATCGAGCAAATCACCTAGATCATCGTATCTAGCATCAAGAATAGCTTGCTTGGCAAGTTGGAAGTTAACATGATCTTTGCGTAAGGTATAAGGTTTACCTTCCCAAAAGATTGTGAGTGAATTTTCAGTTAATTGATATGGTACTTGATTCATTTTGTTTTTTATTTCGTAATTAATAATATGGTCACTATAATCTGTTTTCTATAACCTGTCAATACTTTTTTAAAAAAATGTGAGAGAGAGGGGATCACACATTCCCCTCTCCCCCTTTCATATCACACAAGGAAATATATTCTAAAATAATTTGGTTAGTCACATTCTTGTCATTATCTTGCTTTAGATTTACCCAAGAATTAACCTGATTTCCGACAACTTTAAGTAAAGGATAATTTTTATCAAGTAATTTAAACTCTTGCATAACTGATTCAGTATCAACTTTTGTATCCAATACATCATCTAACCATGCTTGATCACCTAGACTAACTACATTGATTGCAACATTAAATTTACGATCAGTTGTAGACTCTTCCATGAGAAGATTCCAATTCTCTGCACAACGAGCAAATAAATGATTATCATCAAGCGTAGAAATATCAAACGAATCATTAGTAAACAATTGACCATAAGTCCAACGATATTCACTAAAGTTATTATCAGAAGATTTTTGGAATTCAATTGTCTTGTATGCTGATTGACATTCTTTCTTGTTTTTGCGAATGATGTTTTTGCAATAGTCAAGATAAAAATCAAAGAATGATACCCATGTGCTTTTATCCAATTTCTTTACATCACCTGCACGAACACCGAATAATTGAAGATTTTTTTCGTCTGAATTATCTTCAGCATTTTTGCGGATACCTTTACATATTTTGTAAACTCTGTCAAGATCATAAGATTCACTATCAACTTTGTAGTTCTTGATTGGAACATAAATGATTTTACCATTGACAGAACCTTCAACTTCGTCTAGCTCAAGTGAATTGATTGGTTCATTGACATTTTGCCAATAATCTGCATTGCGATAAGCATAACTTGGTTTGTCAGTCTTCATCTTGAACAATGGAATAGAAGCACGACTTGTACCCGAAACTTTGTTGCGCACAATCTTTTCCTTCTCTACTTGAGAAGAATATCTCTTGTGTTTTGCGTCAACAAGATCGAATTGCCAATTATCGTAAACTTCTGATTTACCACATTCGGATGTTGCATGGACAATATAAACACCTTTGAGGTCAGGTAAACCATTCATCAATGTGCGAACTCTAAGATTGTTACCATGAGATGAATCAACATCTTGAATCATCACAAGATAATTGTCTTGACAATAAATGCGATTTGTTTTAGTGGCTTTTACCTTGAAACCATTGCGAGAATCTTTATCTTCAATTTTCTCGTAATCAGTAATAATTAGATCATCTTGTAATTGATAATCTCTTTGAAATGTGGAATCTGTAATACTGATACCATTCCACTCGAAACTATTCTCGAATACCCCTCTTACTTGATAAGGTAGAGTATTAACAACTTGAGCGTAGTTTTTCTTTGCATCGTATAAATCTTCACTATCGGCAAGTTTTTCTTTTGCAATAGTTTGAATATCTTGACTAACTTTGTAAAGAATCGCACAAATTTCTTTTTGAGTTGCTTTGTTGTATTCTAGCGACTCACGACTATGATGCAATCTTACTGAACCAAGAGGAACACGAAAGTAGAAATTACTTTGTTGTAAAAGTTGTTGAACTATTCTGCGAGAACTTTCATTGGATACAAAATTTTCTACATTTATTGCATTTGGATCAATAGGGTAAGCAACTCTGCCCATAAGAACATGAGAGTAATAATTATAACCATATCCACGATTCTCGTCTTCCGCAAAGAACCATTCATCAGTTTTACTTGATAAAACTTTTTTAGGAGTTTGTATAAAGTCTTCTTCAACTCCGAGAAATTTTGGCATATCAGAGTCAGAAAAGAAACGAAAGAAATTTTGCACAACATTTCTAAACTCTTTACGATCATCTTCTGAAACTGCAACTTCAATAGATAAACCTGTTGGTTCATCGCTTGGTTCTTCAAACAACTTTGTGATCTTAGTATCGTCATTCTCATCGACAAATACATTGTAAGAAGTTTTTAGTCCGTTATGAAAAGAAACGCAAGTAAAGTTGTCACCATAAGAAAGTGGAGCAAATTTACCGATACCGAAAGCACCAATATAATTGTTGGATGTGCGCTTGGTTGACTTGCCATACTTAGAGTAAAGACCGAAAACATCTTCTTGACTTAGTCCACCCCCGAAGTCACGAACTGCAAATGTTGGATTCATTGAAGTTGGCAACTTAATTTCGATTGGGCGAGTTACTCCTGCTTCAGCATTGGCGTCTAGTGCATTGGCACTAATCTCACGAACGACTGCAAGACGAGTATTAGAATAGTTGTTACGAAGAAGAGAAGCAACATAACGCATATCTTCGGCATCAATTGTGCAATTGACTTGCTCGAAATCGTGTGAACTTACTACTTCTTTGGATTTGTTTTGTGTGATGATCATTGTGTTTTCCTTGTGTGATTAATTAAATATGGTTTCAGTATGACAGATGTTTAAGTTGTGTCAACACTTTTTTTAACTTTTTTCTCTATCTAGTTTTCCCCATGTTGATACGCTAAGTGGACTATTATCTAAGAAGTTGGCAAGATTGTCAAGAGAATTTTTAACTATAAATTTATTGTAAGTTACTTTTTCTCCTGTTTTCTCTAGCTCTTGCACATAAAGATCAAAGATTTCTTTAAAAGTTTCTGCGTTTTCTAATTGTTTAATCATCTACTACCCACCATTTATATTTTCTAATCTATTATATTTTACTTCTCTAAGTTTACTTGCTTTAATTTCTTCTTCAATTAAATTGTGAATGTTAGTTGTATCTTCTATTGCAGTACCGAAATGCATATCAATTAAATCTGCGACTTGATCAACACACTCATACAAGCGATATTGATCTCCACCATTTTGTGGAACATTAAAACTGATTTTTTCTGTTATGTAATTCATGTCGATATTTTTCCCTTTTGTAAACATATAGTTATTAATATGTCGATACTATAACTCTTTTTTACTCCATGTGTCAACAACTAAATTCATTTGCTCTGATAAAGTTGCATCTTCACTAATTGGTTTAAGATGAACGCTAATCTTATCTTTGTAATCAGTATCATCAGTTGGTAAAAAGTGAAGCGTTGACATTTCTCCATCGAGAATAGCTTGAATGTCGCTTGGAGTCAAGCCTATTTCTATATTATATTCTTTGGCAGTATTCATTTAAATAAATTCCTTCGTTAATTAATTCGTCTTCAGTAAATTCCATTGGTTCTTCCCATTCCTCATCATGCAGGAAATAAGTCCCTGTGAAATTATCGTAATAAAATTTATCTGCAATTGCACTATCTTCGTATATGTGATTTATATTCATACTCGTACCTTATCTCCTTTTTATTATTGTGTCAAGAATTATTTTCGTATTGATCAATTAAATCTTCTAAATCCCATTCAGTATATTCTTTAATTAATTTTTTTAAATCTCCATCTACATAAGTTGCTCCACCTGCGCCATCATTGCATATTTCTACATCTTTAATGTTAGTTTTGCATTGATAACCAACCCCCTTGTTTGTTTTAAAATATCTAATATTTGTTACTTTCATAGTTTTAATTCCTTTGTAATTGTTATATCTAATACTTCCCAATTCATTTGAGTATCGACATTAAAACCTAGATCAATTAGCTTGTCAACAATAGAATATCTATGATTCCAAATGTCTTTATCCCAATTGTAATGATCACAAGTAGAGAGAGTATTTGAGCCATGTTTGTTTACCATCTCAACTTGTTTGGAGATAACTTTATTTAATTTTTCTTTTAATTCTTTCATTGTATGTATTCCCTTTCTTGTAGATATTCTTTAAAATTAACTTTAAACTCACTTAGCCAATGTGGATCAACTGCACATTCTGCGAGTATTTCCCAAGGATCACCTAAATAGTTATCAATGTCAACATCAAAATAGAATTTTATTTGATCTACTAATGACATATCTTTTATATATTCTTCGTATGTTGGTAATTCCATGATTACATTGTCGTAATATTCGCACTCATCTTCATTTGTGCCATCGTATATTGGTTGTTTCATATTTTTGAAACTAGGTTAATTTGCATGATATGTCAAGCATTTTGATGTGTTTTGGGTAAAAACTTTGTATTTGAGTGTCAAAACTATTGTTCTGCATCTTTTATCATGCTTTATTGCAATCTTCCCCCTGCATCTAATACATTGCGAAGACAACTTGATTGCCCTGCTCTTGCAGTAACTTTCTTGGCATGAGCAAACGCACTAGGATCATTGAATGTTTGCATGACCATAGTTGATTTGTCGAGATAAACATTAAGACCCTTCTTGGGGATCGAGTTTGCTATCTTCTCGGCATTGGCGATTGATTGGTTAATACTATCTATAAATGCTTGTGCGGTATTCATGGTTTGTAAATTAGATTAGTTTTGATTGTGTGTCAATACTATTTTGAATATTTTTGTAATTCTCCGTTTTTTAACCCTAATTCTCTTTCTGCTTCCTTTGCTATATTTTCTTTAATTAATATTTCATGATCTTTGGATAAACAATCTAATAATTCCACAATATTTTTTCCTGTTTTATTTCTATACTCTTCCCCCGCAAGAAATAAATTTTCAGTAGTCATTAAAGTAAGATCATCTATTTTTATTAAAATATGATTTACCGCATCTGAACTTCCTCTTAATCCTAATTTTATTTTCATAGTTTAAATATTTGCATGGAGAGTATCCATGACTAACTCCGATATAGTAGTAATCGAATTACTTTCTAGTCTTTTTTAGTTGATCAGACAGGGTAGTTCCGTAGGAATAGGATCAGAAAGAGGTGAACCCAAAATTAATATTTTATATTTACTCCACCCTCAACATAGTTTGGTTCTTTTTTGATCCATTCAGGTAAATCTAACCTTTTTACTTTAGCGTATTCTCTAATGAAAAATTGAAATGCGATTTCATCATCATTTAGTTGAGCTTTTCTTATTTCCTCTAAATACATTTTTTCTTCCATTTTGTACGCTTCATCTAAGGATAGTAAATAATTTATTTCTTCTTGCATATCTACTGAACGAGAAACTTTTGTATCTTCGGGCTGAAGATTAGAAGAATGATTGCATCCTGCAAAAAGTAAGATTGTTAAGGTAAAATATTTCATTAGTACCAACAAGTATAAAATACTCGATAACCCTTGTCAAGCATTTTATGTGCTTCTGCCACAAAATTTAAATCTTGTTCTTTGTAATAATATTCGTTATCGGGATATGGTTCACCATCTTCATTATGCCAAAAATAAGAATCACTACCCCAAAAGAATCCATTTGATTCGGGCAAATTAAAATTTACAATATCATCTTGCAAATCATAAAGGTCTGCCCTAGTTAATTGCAACTCAACAGAATTAAAATCACCACTAAAGTCATTCTCTTCTTCAGATGGTTTCCAATTTGGTCTACCCTTAGCTTCCCACAAGTCTTCCATCCAACCTTGCAAGCGATTATGTTTTCTCCAATCGCAAATTGAGACATCTTCGTCACTATTTCTCTTGCGAGGTGGACGAGCATAAGCATACATATCTAATCCCATAATATTTTCTCCTTATTTATTTTCGTATTTAATTTTAAAACCAAGATCAGTTAAACATAAAAGATCAACCCTGTCAAGAGTTTTTCTGCGAGTTAATAAATTAATATTTTCTGCATGATGGGATTTAATCACCCATAATTTGCCTCTCTGTTTTACTATTATCTCTGATTTATTTATTGGTAAATCCATACTTTGCCTAATACACCCTTCTATTATCGAGTAATTCATCTCAACACACTAAGCAAAAACTCAAACCCTGTCAATACTATTCGTCAAAAAGTTTTCTCTTTACATCAAGAAGTAATTGTACATCCCTTGCTTCTTCTATGTAGTCATATTTTTTTAAAATATCTTCGTATTTTTCAATCATTACGTCTAATTTTTTCTCTAATAATTTTACCGCATCCATAAACCCTGCGTCATAATCATCCATTACGATTCTATTCATGACTTGCTAATATTAAAAGAAAAACAACTACTGCAACTAAACCCAAGAGTAAACTTGTTGTTTGTACTATTTCGGGCAAATTAGTCATCATTAGAATTTGTTGTGTCTTCTTCTAGTTTTTTTAATTCTGCTTGTTTTATGTAATCTTGAAAACCTTTTGGATCACCAACATATAATAATACATCATCGCTATAATAAATTGGCATTATGCTACTAATAAATCTTCTTCAACTAATTCACCATTCTTTGAGGGAACGACAACATCAACAAGAAAATCTCTGATCATTTCTGTTATTTGAATCACCTCATGGAATTCATCAAAATCCATAGCATTAGCATCACCCTGTCCACCATAACACATACGATAACCTTCTCGTAATGGAGCAGTTTTGCCTGTGCTTGTCTTGATCCAATTACCTGTTGTGGCACATTTATCCCATGTAAAATTACTATGAAAAGAATTAAGATAAACCAATACATCGAGATGACCTTTTAGGTTGTCAACACTATCTTTTCGTTCTGTCCAATCAATAAAGTCAATATTAGCAGATGGAAAGTCATCCTTTACATCTTTTAATTGAACCATAACACCTTTGTAGTTTTCTTTGGTATAATATGTATATGGTTTTGCATTTGCATAAGGGCTTGGTTGAGTTACCTTGTGACCTGTGCGTTCACACATTTTTTGGTCACGATCACCTTTACTCTTCCATGATAAAATATGTTCAGAGGGTAAAACCTTCTTGACTAATTGATTGCTTTTAAAGATAACATTTTCGGGCGACCATGTTTTCCAACGGATATTTGTATTTGTGAAGTAATTCATTTTTATTCCTTGTGTTTGTGATTAATGATTGTAATCTATGAAACTTGCTCTGCTTTGTCAAGGGAAAAGTTGGCAAAGTGATGCCCATGCTCTTCGTAAAACGCTTGCATTACTTCTGTTGCGAGTAGAACTTTTAAGTGTTCATCACTCTTTTCTCCAAGAGCAGAAACTTCTGCTTCATTCATTACGATGTCAAATGCTTGTTCAAGATTCATTGTTATCTGAAATTTCCATTTTTAAAGTATCAATAGATTTTTTTATCTCCGCACACCTTCGGACATATACATTAGCAGTATGATTATCTCCGAGGTTTTGATATTGCATTACTTCTTCTTGAGTTTCAGTAAGTTCTTGCTCTAGGTTTCTGATTTGTTCTTCTTTAGCTTGATGTTCGGGATTTATATTCATATTTATATTATTTTGAGTTAAAAATTTGATTCCATTCATCTTTTATTTCAATGCTTGGCATTTCATTTAATCCAATGCACCCATCGAGTAAAAGATCAATTATTTCACTAACATTCATATTCATTGCTTCTCGTTCTGCAATGTCATAACGCATATCGTCTATTGATGGTTCTTCGTCTCGTTGTTGTTCTTTTGTTGTTCTCATAATTAAAATTCCTCTCTTGTGCCTACTACCAATAACTTAATATCTTTGCCCTCTCCTGTCAAGCCAAAAAGTTCAGTTACGATATGAAAAATTTCACCATCTTCGGGTTCTACGCTAATCCATGAGCAGTTTTGCCCATTGTCGTTTTCAACAACATCCCATTCATGTTCAAGTAATCTAGCTTTTTGATATTTATTTAATCTCATGTTTTTCATTCTCTACTTTTTGATATAAATTGTCAAGCACATTTTTTAAACGCTCAATATATTCTACTTCATGCGGTTCTCTTACATAAAGAAATTCTAGTTCTGCCTCAAGGTCTTTAATATGTTTCCAAGAATCTACAATCTCTTGGTTTAGTTCTTCTTCTTTTTTGAGTGATGCTAAAGTTTTTTTATTCATTATTAAGTTTATTCCAATCTACTTCGTCTGCTCTTATTTGCCATGCTACTTGCCCATTTGTAGGATCAGCATATTCAATATTAAAATCACAATCGTCAAGAGTTTTGTAAGGATCATAACTCCTGACAATTTCTTCTGCTTCAGTTCTATTTTCTGCCTCGACATAAAAACAATTGATTATTTTAATCCCAACGCAATATTCTCTTTTCTTACTCATGTTTTTTTATTTTTGTAATAGTCTTGATCTAGTAAATCGTCTAGTAAATGTACAATGCCCCAACCTAATTCTCTATCTAGTGGGACAGGCTCTTCTTCTCTTTCTTGTGGAGGTTTGAAGTCATGCCACAAAATTGCGAGCAAATGATCTCTTTGTTTTTCTAATAAAGAATAGTCGATGTTCATCGTATTTGTTGTTCCATTTCCATGATTTGGTCTTGGGTGAGTTCTCCTTTGATTTTACTCCCCCAATATAATGGCTCGTCATCATTTAAATCACAAGCAATTTCTATATTTGTAACATTGTGCCATGCTTTATCTGCATAGGTACTACCATCTTTATTCAAGCTTGGTCTTTTAAATCTTTTATTGCAATTATTTTTAATGTGCCTATCAATAATTTCAATGTCATCAGTAATACAAGACAAGCGATGTCTAAGCTCAAGATTTTCTTTCATTAATCTTTCAATGTTTTGCTTATTGATTTCGCTCTCTACTTCTGTGAGATAAGTCAAAGCCTCAGCCTTTTGTTTTTCTGCAAGAGTAAGATTTACAGATTCTTCGTAAGTTGGATAATCGTCTCCTATAATTTTTTTCATGCTCATACCTTATATCGTTTATTTATTATTGTCAAGTATTTATTTTTCGGGCGGAAATCTTCCGTAGTTACCCATGCCATCGTAATCCATGAAATCAGCATTAACTTCGCTCATTATTTTATCCATTTGCTTTTTCGAGGAGCGAACATTTTTCTTGCGATAAAACCAATTAATTATTGTGCGAATTACTTTCATGTTAATTTATCTCCATGTTCATTTATTTCGCCCCGAATAAAAGCGCCAAAATCGTCATTGTTTAAATGAGATGTATCCACGCCAACTGATCCAAATCGTAAATTCATATTTAAAATATCTGATCTTTTATTTAATAAAGCATTCAACTCATCATTTAAATCAAATAATTTTTCAGCAATTTTTTTAGCAGGTGGATATTCATAAATCTGACCTATTGTAGTGTTAAGTGAGCTTTCCACTTCATGTAATTCTCTTAGTTGCAATATTTCTGTATTTCTATTCATATCTTTACCTTATAGGTCTTGGTTTAGTTTGTCAAGCTCGGAATCTTCTTTTATCTCTTCGCAATAAGATAATTTCGCCTCTTCTTTCCATGCGGTACTAATCATGTGGTCTTCATCTAATTCACTAAAGACAATATCTTGGGCTTGTTCGGGAGATTCTGCTTCAACTTCATAGGTTCTATAAGTTGTTGCCATTAATTCTACTTCGTATGTTTTCATTATCTATTCCTCGTACATATAGATTGGGGTATACTCGCCAACATAGGCGCAACCAATGTTAAAATCAAAATATTCTACTGCCTCTTCATGGGTCATGCTATCCATTAATCCCTCTATTATTTTATTATAAGAGTAGATCACTCTACCATCTTGAGAGTAACCCAAGATTGCATGATCATGTCCATCAGCAAATAATGCTTCGGGGTAAGATTCAGCAATAGATTCTTTTAAATCTTTAATTCGGAACGCTTCTTGCGTTAATATTTCTTGTGATGTAATTTTGCTCATACCCTCAATCTAGTAAAAGTTCGGGGCATTGTCAACTCTTTTTTACGAAAAGTTTTTCAACATCCAACGAATATGATCTTTTAAATCGTAAAAAAAACGCTGTTTATTGTTTTTATCAACCCAAAAAGCTAACTGCAATGTAAGTAAATACATTTTATCCCTAACTTGCTCTCTATCCCCTTGTGTAAAAGATTTATTAGTAAGAACATCTTGAACAAGAATTTTATTTGCACTAATTAAGTTTTGGATTTGCCCATCAGTCATGGTATCCACCCCCGCAACATTGATCTGATCCACCCATAACTGCACACTCAACTATTTCCTGCATATATCTTTGTAATTCAGGCTCTAGCTTACTAGCAATCATTTCTTGTGCAGATTCTGATTGTAAATTTATTTGACAAGTACCTGTATTTCCGCACGCAACTTCATTTAAAACTTTTAAAATTATTTCTTTCATGTTTTTATTCTCTTCCTGTTAATATATAGATTAATTGAAAACACATTATCAGACTAAACACTACAATGCAACCAAAAAATTCGTATATTAGTTTTAATTTATTTTTCAATTTTCTTTCTGCACTCCCAATTTGATTTTGTCATTTTTATTTGCCATTTTCGCAATCTTTATGCCATTCCGCTACATATTTATTTGCGCCCCAAAATCCACACACGCAAGGTTTATTATCTTTTTGATTTGCACCATCTTCATAACCCTTGTCATAAGATTGATGTGAATTTTTTGCTAGTATTTTTTCAAACTTTTTAGCGAGATATTCTTGTGCATCTGCCCAACCTTTATCGTAACCTCTACGATAGTTAATCTCTTCTGTAATTTGTTCGTTCATGTAATTTCCTTTTCTTTACTATCTTCCATATTTTTCCATTTGCGTCAAGATCAGAACTCAAAATCATCACCCAACTATAAACAGGATAAAGAAACCCCGATAAACATTTAAAGAATCTATAATAAAATAACTTACTTATGCAGTCACCGATAAAATATAATATTTTACTTAGAATCAGTTTCATCTAACTTTGTCTTGATTGCTTCCTCGCAAAGTTCATTAAATGTGATTCCTTTTTCGTGTGCAAACTTCATATATTTGAGTAATTCTTCGTCATCAAATTCAAGTTCAACACTTTCATATTTGACTTTACGAATTAAAACTGAACCATTTCTGTCTTCAAATTTTAGATCATCCCCTTCTTTCCATCCTAATCTTTCAAGCATTTCATCGGGTATCGTAAAAAACAAATCTCCCTCGGTAGTTTCTTTTAATATTATTTCTTTTTCAATCATTGTTATTCCATAAGTTATTAATTGAGATACATAATAACACAACACCTAAAACTATGGCAAGCAAAAAATCCATTATACCCTGACTTTTACTTTGATAGAGTTAATTATAGATGTCACTCCTGCTTCGTTGCGAGTGTGTAATTGCTCGCCATTAACAAAAGTAATCTTCCACCATTTCTCCCCCTTCATTGGGTCAGTTCGTTCTTTAACATATACCACATTTTTGGGGTTAATGTGATAACTCTCATTGTTTGCATCTTCTATTTGTATCATTTTAAAATTACTAAATTATTTTCTTGTTCAGTCGTTTGTATGTACATATCTGAATGAAATGGTTTGTAGTATTCATAGTATTCATGAGCATCTTTTAGCGAAGAAGTGCTGTACAATGGCTCTCTTGGATCATGCTCTAAATATATATGGTACATAGATGCCTTAGAACTGCAAGAAAAAAAGAAAATTAAAATCGCGCAAACTAATAAAAATAATAAAAATCGGTCTATCATTTTATCTAAGAATCTAAAATTTTTCATAATTAAAAAACATAGTCGTTGTCTTTATCGTCTTGTTTGAATAAATTATTTTGCCACTCTTCAACTTCTTTTTTTGTATGACCTTGCATATTATCATTTCTTTCTTCTTCTGTGAACCATGTATATTCCGTATTGAACGCATCATCCACATTGCTAGGATGAAATCCCGCACAAACAAGTAAACCTTTGAACATCTCTACTGCCTCATGTATGCCTACGGAATCAAATCCGTATTCATCTTCAACGCTAAATACTTTATTATTTGTTGTAATTGATATTTTCATAATTAGTTCCAACCGAAGTCTATATTATAACCTACCGCCCTACGCTTGTCAAGTTTTTTCGATGGGCAAGTTACTTCTATGCAAATATCTCTGCCTAAATGATCGCCATCTATAATTGGAGCACCTTCTTTGTCCATTTCTTCTACCCAATCAATATTTAAATCATCAGAAGGAAAAAGGTCATCTTCGGACATATCGTCTAACCACATAATAGGTGCAGACAAAACATCTTCATCATCTTCTTGTCTAATTGTTAACCAACTATCTACTTTCATTTCCAATCCTTCTCTAATATATATTGCTTGTTTGTTCGATTCATTTTAAAAGCTAAATTTTTAGTTTGTGCTTCTTTATCTGTCAAATACGCAGATTGAATTTTAGCATAACTAGGCTTTAGGTTTTTGTCAAGTAAAATATAATTTTGTAATTTTTGATTATTTATTTCAATATTCATTTTATTATGATCTAGTTGTATTATTGATTCGTTATTTGTTTGCTATGTTAAATGATTATCAATGTTTTAAAATTTTAAAATTAATGCTTGGGGTTATCGTTACCGCTATAACAACAGGAATGAATTACATACATTGGTTTATGTGATTATTCCCCATTAATCCTTTTATTTGATTTCTTGCATTTTTCCAATAAAAACTTTTCATGTTATCAGTTTGACCATGTTGTTCTGCTTTAACCATGCTCATACCATAATCATGCCATATCTCGCATATCTTGTCAATGTTTTTATCATCGGGTTTTACATTGTAATGATTCCAACATTTTTCTCCATCAGTAGTTTCTGTCTCTATCCATTCAGCAGGAAAACCTTCGGAAAAATACATCAAGCAATTATCTACCGCAAACTTTCTAGCAAGAGAAACAAAACTATCTTCTCTTTCATGTGACTCATATAAATCGGCATCTTCATACCAAGATTCGTAGACACTAATTTCAAATTTAAAACTATCTTTTATGGCAACACTTTCTTGCTCCCATTTTTGGCGATTATCGTCACCATGTTCTAATATGTCAACGCTATGATCTTTGCCGTACCATTTCATGTGCCTAGTAACAAGACTTGCATATACGATGCTTTGAAACTCTCTTAGAAGTTCTGCGTTTGACTTTTCAGTCATTGATGTTCTTCTAAAACTTACTGACAATCCTTCTCCGCTCATTATTCACTCTCCCATGTTTCTTCAAGAATAGCATTTTGGTAATCCTTGCGAGTTATGTCGCAAAGTTCGCCCTCAATATCCATACCCCCTTCTTCTTCTAGTAATTCTCTAGCCTCTTCCTCGCTATCAGCATCTACTTCGTAGACATAAGTAGCAGGAACGCTAAACAGGTAAGTATTCTTTTTCTTTGGATTGTATTTGCTCATAATGAAACACTAGCTGAAAGTAGCATTGCCGTCAAGAAAAAAATAACCAAAAGCTCAATGACAAGATAATCATTATAAGTAAAAAAGCCAACAAATCGTTCACTTGTCCAAGACAAAAGTCGTTTCAGTTTTTCTAGCATTAATTTGATGTAAGTAATCAACATATCTAATATTAAGGGCTTTAGCCTGTGCTTTTAAATCGGGGTTATCATATTGATCTGTTGGTAGTGGGCAATTATGAGGATCAAGTATAGGGTAATTATGCAATGTCTGCAAAGGTTTCTCGCTTGCACAACCCGCCAAAAATAAAATCGGAATTAAATATTTCATATTAATCTATATATGTTATCTTTCCATCTATGTATGTGAAAATATATTTTTCAATGTCAGTATTAACTTGATGGTAATCCCTTTCTTCATTTGGTGAATCAACATGATACGCAGAGCAATGCCATTCGTTGACATAATCCTCTTCATCCGAAGACGTACCTAAGTTTGACTCATGAATATTATAATCAACAAATGTACCATCACTCAATGGACAACTATTCCAATAATCGAAATTATCTCCATCAGTCACTACATCGGGGTTAGCCTCGACTTTCTTGATGTGAGATAGTGCAAGGTCAACGATTTTTAATTCTACTTCTTTATCTAGTTCTAATAACATTATTTTATTTCTCCTTGTTTGATATGATTCCTTTTTTAACTAAACACTCAAATATATTCCACATTTTTTGATAACGAGTTTCATGCATCTGTTTCATACCGATCAACATATTCAATAATTGATCTTCAGTATGCTTGATAGGAGAGTCTCCAATGGCATATATGATTGTTTCTATATCTTGACCTACTTGGTGAAGGTCACTCATTGCATCTTCTAATTCAAATCTATTCATAGTATTTCAGTATGCAGAATTTAGGATTTGTGTCAAGAACTATTACGCAGATTGCTTGGATTTCTTCTTTGCTAGAGGCTTCTTCTTGGGAGCAAGCTTCTTGGATTTAGCCTTGCGCTTGTTCTTCTTGTTGGCAACCTCTCTACGCGCTTGAACTGCTTGCTTGATGGATTTATCTATCAATAGAAATGCCATTCCTATCTCAGCAGGAAACGAACTATTGATAGCAGACAGATCAGTCACTTCGTTTTGATTAGAAATGATTTCAGCACACACACTTTTAAGCTTAGAGGCTAAATAGTTTGTGGCAAAATCCCTTTCAATGTCATCAGGAAACCTGCTAGAAAGCTCTTGATGAATGCCATTCAGTACAATAGTTTGCTTGTCGTGACTATTAGAAAATCCGACAAAATCGTTTTCCTTCATAGGGCTAATTTTGGTCTGATCATCTACATCAGAATAAGAAATCATATATTCGAGATTACCTTCCGCGTCATAAAACTGCTTTGCATCCTTAATGATCCTTACATCTAAAGGACACAAAGCAGGTGCAGTACCGCCAGAGCTTGAAAAACTGAACTTAGTCCTGTTTCTAGGTTGATCGCTATGATTAATGTTTTGAGGTTCGTTAAAAATGCAACGAACATCTATCGGCGCTGAAACAAAATCCGAACTTACCCATTTATCTTGATTTCTTGGTTTAATGCTAACTTTCATTAGGAAAGTTTTATCGGCACAATCAAGATCGTTCTGATTCGGGGAAGTAATACCTTTTATCTCTAGCTCTCCATCCTTATCGCAGATTGGAGTATTTGAAACGGCATTGTTCCATGTTTTACCTTGATCTAGCGACATGGAAATATCAATATCAAAACGATGCTTGTCTGCTACCGAACCATAAACGTTGTGGATAAAACTCAAGTTAAAGGATGAGGAATCAGAGCCAATGCACTTGAATGATACTTTTTCGTTATTGAAAAGTTTTCTCCGTAAAGTGGTTGGTTTGATCTGAATATACTTTAACTCACGATCATAAGTTGCGTTTAAATTAGGTTTAGGTTTCGGTGCTTCTGTCTTGCAATTGCCGAGAAACAAAGGACTAAGTAGGTCGAAATCCTCTTCCTTGAAAGAGTCTAGCTTATCATTACTTGCAGATGGATACTCTGCAAAAAGCTCTTTCATGCGAGAGTGATTATGAATTTGGTCGATACCTCTTTCAGTAAGTTCATCCCTTTCGGATTTATCTAAATTAAGATTGTTGCGAGAGGATTGTGTCAATTTCCTCTTAGTTTTTTCACTACAATTATTAAAATCAAAGATAAATTTGATTGAATCGCACAAAGGTTTTTGAATTTTGTACTTGGTTCTAATTTTAGTTAAAGAATCAAAACAAGCATAAAAGTCTCCAAGTTTAAAACTGCAACCATTCATAGCGGTATCTTGCTTGTAATTACCCTCAACAGGTCGATTATCGAAATAACCAAGAACTTTTATTGGCTCTACTGAACCAAATAAATTCATATTAAATTCACCAAAATCAATAGTCTCATATCCATCCTTGGATACAATCTGTTCAAGACCTTGGATTTTACGAGAACTACCGCCCCCATTGTCGCTTGCAGATTTGGCGCGAGTAGCTTTTTGCATATAATCATCAAGCCCTATAGTGTTTAAGTAATTAGGGTGCGTTGAATTTAAAACCGAAGCTAAAGAATTAACTCCTCTTCCTGTAGAATAGAAAGTATGCTTTGCTTGAACATTGCAGACTTGAGAAGAATTAGTATGCAAATCAACATCAGATACCATAACCAAAGTTCCATGCTCTAAACCCTTGCAATTTTTCTTAGCAGGTTTAACTGAGTAAGATGGAGAAAATTTATAGTTTTCACTGCAAATTGGATGCTTGAAAACACCATCATCAACCTCAATTTCAAGAGAATAAAAATTATATCCTCGATCTAATGTAGGACAATCAAGTTCTGATAAAACCCCCCCATCTTCAAATAAATCGGGAATCAATATAAGATTAAATGCAAAATGAATATGTTTGCCGAAATTATGTTCTAATTCATAAGGTTCTACGAATTTATGATGACGCCTAGAAAATGCCATTCTATACCTTAATGTTTCATGCGATTGAAATTGAGTAATAGCAGTAGAACCCATGCCATACAAACCTGTGAGAAAATTGATTCCACCTTTTGTAGAATGACGATTGCTATAGGTAAAGTTACCTTCAAAGGAATCTCCGCATTGACCGATACCTGAATCTTGAACGCATAAACCCCTTAAATTTTCATTGCTACCTTCTACGAGGACTGCATTAATTCTCTTTTGATGAACATTTGATAAAGTTTCCGAAACAGGAAATTTATTTTGAGCATCAATCATACTAGAGATTTGATATTTAGATTTACCGCCTTTAAGAACCTTGTTATAATCCTGTTCATCAGATAAGGCATAATCAAGCTCAAGTAAAGCTTCATCGGCATTAACAAACAATTCCCTGCAAGCTAGAACACCTATATCATTGTTACCTTCAGAAGCCCCTTGGTATCCTTTTTTAAGAGAAAGCCTTATTGTGCTTCCAAAAAGAGTGCCGTAGAAATCTTTACCGCCTCTTTTATCAAAAGAGAAAACACCTTCTTTAATTAATTGAGGAGTTAAGAAAGCACATGAGTTATTTTTTAATACGAGATCAGCTAGTTGATCGGAGATGTAGTGGAATTTGTCTTTATTCATAATATGATTATCAGTATAAATGGTTAATTTTTATAAGTCAAGTATTTTTTAAAAAAGTTTCAATTAGGTCTTTTTGGGTATTTTCGTGGAGTTCTGCGATATTGACCTCAAAGAAAGGTTCGCCTTCATCGTGGAAATAGAAATTGAAATCTGCAAGAAAGTCATCAATGTTGCCTGTGATTTTTGCGCGACCAATTCCGCTAATGAAATCTTGAAGATTTTCGCACTTACCAAGCTCTTCACCATCCTGCAAAGAGAATACATAATCTTCGGGTAAAGATATACTTTGCTTATCACTCAAAAAGTCTATTTGATTGTGATTACTTTTTTCTTTGGTTAGCTTTTTCTTTTGAGGTAAAGTAATTGAATCAATTTTTTCATCTATCTCCAAAAAACCTTCTGTAAGCCTACTTTCGATTTCAGTTAACTTGTGCTCAAGCACTTGAACTCCTAATGAATTTTGGTTTGCGATAACTTCTCTAGTTTCTAATCTCTTTTCTCTATTATCAAGCACTCGCGATTTTTCTTTAAGGTTTTCTTCTTTTTGATTGAGCGATCTCGATCTTTCATTAAGGTTTTCTGATATTTTATTTCTATGATCTATTTGTTTTTTCGTATCTTGTTCATATTTTTTCTTTTCCTTTTTGTGTTCATTTATTTTCTGCTGAAGAGATTGCTGATTGGAATTTAGCGCAATTTCCCTGGTTTTTAATGAATTCTCTAATTTAGTCAATGATTCTTCTTTGCTTTTCAGGTCTGCCATTCTTTTGAACAAATCCGCTTTAATCCTCTCATTCTCCTCTCTCTCTTGTTTGAGATGGTCTTTTTCGCTAGCTTCATTGAGTCGTTGTTGTATAGTTTGATGATCCTGATTTAAAGTAAGGTCACCAATTGAATTAACATATGAACTTCTGATAAGTTCGTTTGTATTTACATCAGTCATGGTATCTAACTATATACGTTTTAAATTTTCTGTCAAGACTTTTTTAATATCATTTGAGATTTTACTAAATTCATATGAAAAATATTGCTTATGAATCTCTCCTAAAACCGAAGCAGTTTTTTCTAATTTAGACTTCAAGTAAGCTGAATTTGCACAAAACAAATCAACCATGTCATCAGAGTAATTATAATCAGAATAGTGACGACCTTTAAACTCAAGATCAAAAGTAAAATCAAAATTTGATTGCAACTCTTCGCATAAATAAGCAAAATGATTATAAAAAAGATTTTCGTAAAAAAATGGTAATTTTGGGAAATCCAAAAAGGCTAAAACCTCAATAGAGAATACTTTAACTCTTTGCTGTTTATGAAATAAATTTTGACCGCCATTCGCTGTATGTTGTTTAACCCTTTTTTCTGTTCCTTTACCTATGTAGAAAAACATTTTATTATCGTGATGAATATAAAATTCAATATATGCGTAACTTTGAGGTTGAAAATCAAAACTTTTTAAGTAATATCGAGAATTTATCCATTTTTTAAAATCATTTTTAGATAAAAATTGATAATTAGTATGCAAACATAGTAAAGATAAGAGAATTATATCTTGTGCAAAGTGAAAATTTGCAGGCGCAATCTTCTTGTTTCCATATTCATTCATATATAATTCAAGCTCTCTCACTTGATCATCCCAAACATCATCAAGCAACGATGGATGATAATTTGATACTATATGCTGATGTAAACAAGGAAGGACATCTCCAAAAGGAGCAAGAAACCTAGAATCCAATTCATTCATCATACTTAACGATATATGTTTTAAACTTTCTGTCAATCAAAATATCATTTATCATTGAAAAAATTACATTCCAACTTCCCCCTGCGAGTCCACAAGAAATACCCCAAGGCAAGCCTAAAGTCTTTTCTACTTCTTCATGCTTGGATTGCCATTCGATATGACCCGCTACTTTATTCAATGCAACATAAAATGCTTCATAATTAACTGCTCTTTTGCCCCCGATTTTATCTTGGGTATACATATTGTAGATACCTTTGCTTTGAGTAGCATCAGTCACCGAAAAACTAAAACCGCCCAAAACATTATCACCATCCATCATTGCATGACAATCAGCAGAGTAAGCATTAGGGTAGCGATATTTTATTTCCCTAGCAATTCCTGCCCCCATAACATTATGAGTGTTGCATGAATGAGCTATAAAGTCAATGCCATTTGGAAAATTAAGAAGATTGCCATCTATTATTTTTACCATAGCAACACCTTAGCAAATTGTTAATCAAGAGTCAAGCATTAATAAACAACTAAATGCTACGATTGCCAAAATAAATAAAATATTAATTAAATAATTGATCACGCGCTTTTTTCTGCTAGATTATTTCGCAAGACTTGAATTGCTTTGTCTTTTTGCTTAACTTCACATTCCCACTTCACAGGTTTGTTAGGTTCAATAGCAATGTATGGTGGAGCATTCATAAAAGAAAAATAATCTGCATGAGAGCGAGGTTTTTGTGGATTGCCTTCTGACCAATGAAAGACAGGAGCAATGAAATTGCTGTCACCATCCCCTTGACTAACCCAAGTATATGCACAACGCTCGGCTTGCCACTTAATACAAGACTCTTCTGATGGGTTGCACATATGATGTAAGTTGTCAAAACAAACAGGGATCATTGCACCAAATGTTTTAAACAAGTAATCACTAAATGCCATGCAGTTATCTACATTAAAGAAACCTTTGTCTTCGTTTTCAATAGTAAGACGCTTGTAAACACCTTTATCACACATAGAAAGGTTGCGAAAAAATCTAGTAGCAACAACTTCCAATGTTTCATCTTCTTTTGGCGAATAGTTAATATGAATATTCATTGGTGCAGTATGATCTTGAGGTAAACCAATCATATCAAGAACGCTTGCTTGAAAATTAAGTTCGTTTATTGTACGATTAACTTTGTCTCTATCGGGAGATGCAAGAACATTAAATTGATCGGGGTGAGAACCAATTGATATATCAAACTTTTCCGCAATTAAACCTACTAACTTTAGCTCTTGTTCTATTCTTGCTTTGTGCGGTAAATCTTCAAGAGAAATATCCAAAGTTTGGTCGGTAAGGAGAGGAAAAAGAGCAGAACTAAGACGATAATGCCTAAGATTTGAGGAATGACAATGATTGACAATATATTGAGTAACAATAACATTGTGCAAAATTCTTTCAGATAATTGATTGACTGCTTCATCTCTACCTTCTTGGTTACACAAATCATTAAAGCGTTTGCGAGTCATTGTGCGAAAAGAATATTTTGCTTTATCCTTTTCTTTTAGTATTTCACTTATGCAAGTTAGTCCTAGTATTTGTGTCATGATTGTACTTTAGCCTATAAAGAAACTCTTGTCAAGCCTTTATGTGTATTTATTATTATGGAGATAGAAAAAATTATTATATTAGGGATTGGAGCGATGGTATCCATTATAGCTTTTTATTTAAAACGAGAAAGTATTAAAATAGAAAAAGTTTCTACAAAATTAAGAGAAATAGAGGTAAGTTTAGCAAAAAATGGCGCTAGAGATGCAGAAAGATGGGATCAAACATCAAAACTATTAGAAGACAGAAGGCAAGACATCCACAAGATTTACGAAAAATTAAACAAATGAGCTTGATAATGGAATTGTGGGATGTATTTCTGTGGCTATCTATTGTTTCAGCGATTGCAGTAATATGCTATCCTCATAAGTAGTGGACGCTGATTTTGAAAGAAGTTTGTATATTATAGTATCTTTATCTTTATTTTTTTTAGAAAGAGATATTGTAGTAGATACAATGTTTTTACTTATGAGTTTATGTTTTTAAATTCTTCAATAGTCATTGCTTCACTCATCTCACTTTCATCGTAAAGAGGGGCAAATTCTATTTCATCTGATTTTAAGATATTATTGTAAGATTTTTGCGCATCATCTAGCATAAGCCTAAGACTCAAAAGTAAATCTTCGGGGCTTTCCGCTATAACTTCGGGGTTTTCTGTATAAGCAGAAATATCTCCATCTTCATTATAGATAACTTCATATAACCCATATTCTTTAGGTTTAGTTTGTATTATTCGGTAGTTCCACATTTTATTTGCTCCCATCTATTATCATAATTAAGTCTAAATTTACCTTGGTATCCTTCATTTCCACCTATCTTCTCATGAGGGGCAAATAAAGTCAAGTAAAAACTTCCATCACTCTTTTTATATAAAAAATATTCCTTACCAATAACAGGTTTGAAGCGCATCTCTGCGTTAAATATTATTTGATTCCACTTGTAATCTTCCGCTAACCCCTCAAACTCTTGTTTTAATTTATTAAATCGCTCTTCGTAGTGTTTATTTGCAGTATGTACTGCACCTAATTTCCATCCACCAAGACTATGATCGGGGCGAATGACAGGAGCGCCTAAATTACTTGCATAAGGTAATGAGTGAGGATTTGGTGCGACATTATCGGGTAAATCTTTTTCACTCATCTATATCAAAAGGAAATAACCATCCTTCTCCGCTATGTATTTGGGCTGTATTCTTTGGTATTTCCATTGACAAATCTAAATGCTTTACTAATTGATCGACTTGGTGCTTATTTAAGTTCAACTTTTTTTTATTAACCCAAACGACATATGTCCCCGAAATACGAAATGGATGAGGTACAGAGTTTATTTGGATTTCTCTTATATCGGGTATAAAATTTGGTGGAGCATTTGGAATGAGAAAATGCGTAGGTAATGGCGGAGGTGGAGGTAAATCAATTTCTTCTTCAACCTTACTCGATTGACAACCAAATGTAAACAATAATAATATCCACCATTTATTCTTCATCTTCTTCCATGTATTTTTTTATAAACTCTTTTGCTTTTTCAAATGCTTCGGGGTGATATTTCTTGCACCATTCTAGTACCCATTGATTTGTATAGCAATTTGCCAAATCTTCTTCTGATATATCTATTTCATATTTCATTTAACCCATAAAAATATCATAATAACTAATAAAATGATTAATGTCAACCCCCAATTGTAATATTTGAAATATTTAAACATAAAAAAAGAAGTGTAATATATATTAAGCAATATGTCAAATCAAAAATATCCAAATACAAATCCGTTTGCACACGAAAGAAATACAAATATAAATTTTAATTATGTGTGGGATGAAAGTGACTCAAATTGGATTCCTCAATCAGAGTCTAGTATTACGTCAAGCTACATTTTAAGTAATGCGAAAAACTTTGTACATAAATTTGGAAGTGTTAAACGAATCTCAGGCTCTGTAAGCCAAGATCAACCATATACAATTTGCGATCAATCATCAGAAGTATCAGTAGCTAATGGGAAATATATATTTCCAAACGATGCAGGGGAATCTTTAACGATAGTTTCATCAGAAAACGCGGATACCGAAAAAATTGTTGTCATAGGTTTAAATGAGAATTTTGAAGAAAAAGAAGAAGAAATTACTTTGACAGGAACTACCCCTTTGGCTCTTTCGGGCAAATGGTCAAGAGTTTTTAGAGCATATAATAATGGTGTAGATGACTTGGTTGGAGATATATCTATCAAAGGGTCAGTAAATACGTATGCTAAAATTTTAGCAGGTAACAATCAAACATTAATGGCTTTATACACAATTCCTGCTGACTGCACAGGTTACTTACTGAAGCACACAATTACTGCACAAAACACAGGTAGTTCATCGGCAATCGGATTCACAATAGACATACACGTGAGAGAAAAAGACAAAGTATTTAGAGTGCTTGCTAGAACATCAGCAGGAACAGATTATTCGATTCAAGAAGATTACCCATTTCCATTAAAATTAGAGCCGAAATCAGATATAATATTTAATGTTATTAGTGCTAATGGTAATAATGGATCAGTTAATGCTGACTTTGATATCGCTTTACTCTAAAATTTTTTTTAGCAATTTTATTTGTTTTTCTACATCTTCTAATTCTTGCTTTATTTGCTGAGTATAGTCTTTATTTTTATTGACTTGTTGCAATAATCTAGTAGCTAATTCATTTAGCTCTTCTGCACATTTTAAATAAATTTTTTCTTGTTCTTTCATAACATTGATGAAAATATGCTAGAAACTTCTCTGAGTTTTTTCATGGATTGGTTTGTAAAATCAATTAAATCTAAAACTCTTTGCAAGGTTTCTTTCTTATTCACATCTTTTTCGTTATACCAAAGCTCATAAACTTCTTGTCGTAGCTTTTCTCTTTCGTCTTTATTCATAATTGTGAGCAAATTTTTCTACCATTAAAAGTTATTTTACGTTTACCATCTATTTCAATAAGGTTTTTGTTAAGGAGATAAAGTTCATGATCCCTGCGAACAGCGGTAGGGCTAAGACCTAGCTTCGCAGAGAGACTTGTTAAGGACACAGAACCGCACTCATTTAATATTTCTAATACTTGTTTCTCTGTATTTGTCAATCCAAAAGGAAGAATACCAATAGTATCAGATAATTCTTTGAAATCATCAACATCAAAAGTATTACTATCATTCGCCCCGCAATAAAGATTTATTTCCTTTGCACGCTTTACTGCACTACGAGCATTGCTCCGAATAGTAGTCGCGACTTCTTGAATGCATTCATCGGTTATGAAAATATCGGGGGCACAAAGCTTAACTATTTCTGCAAGTTCTTTTTTACTATAAGGTTCAAAATCAACTATGGTAAGACGATCTTTGAGTGGTGGAAATATTTTATCAGTTTCAGTAGTGGCAAAGATAAAAGTTTGCTTCATGAAATTAAATTCAAAATTCATTCCATTCCATTCAAAATTCTTACGACTATTTGATTCAGTATTAAAAATACTCAAGAAAGCCATTGTCAAATCTTGTGGTAATTCGTGACACTCATCAAAAAGAATAGTTATCTCATTATCACAAATCAAGGGCAAAAATATTTGCTCAAAGAATTGCTCATTGTTTTTTATGGTTGAACAATTTAATTCAAGAAATGCTCTCTTCTCACCATCTTGATTGTGGAGATTCTTGGCAAAGTTTTTAGCGAACTCTGTTTTGCCTAAACCTTTAGCACCCGCCATCAAGAGAAATGGAGCTTGCGATGTTTTATGGAAAGCATTAAGGTAAAATGTCAGCTTTCTTTTAACTGCATCTTGACCAACTAAATCTGAAAAATAATTACTCATATTAGAATTTTGTTAATGTATATTCAATCTTCGGCACAATCTCTTCAGTATGCTCATTTTTGGGAGTATTGTCAAGAGTATTTTCATCCTCTTCTATTTCTTCACCCATCAGAGCTTGAAGCCACTTTCTTGGGACGGGCACTTTTGTCTTGCGCCCGACCCAATCAGCGAGGTCTTCGTATTTAATTTCAACATATGGACTATATCCTTTTGGTCTTCCTCTTTTCATAATAACAGCACTCTATATAATAAAATAATCATTGTCAACGCAAAACTTCATTTATCTCTCTTCTGAATACTTTCAACTCTTCTACTAAAGTAGAGGTAGTATTCTTGAGATCAAATAAAAGTTGTGGATTCAACTCTCTTACATTACTAATATCTTTATCGGTCTTATAATATTTAATTAAATCATCAATAGAATCTAGTTGCTTTTTATAAGTGCTAAGTATCGAATTGAAGGATTTATTTAATTTATTACGAATATATGTTTTCTTTGCTTGGCTAGGATTTAGATTATTTTCTAAAAATCTATGGTAAGAATCTACTAGCAACCTATGCTTGCCTTCTAGCTCGCAAGCAATCGCAGTATGGAAATCATATGTATCCCAAGCTAATTCAAACTTATCCATTAAAGAAACTTATAAAGAATATTTAATTGATTAAGACCGCAATATTTAGCGAAATAAGAACAAAATTTAGCGACTTCGCTAGGCTTCCATTCCTCTTTATTTATAATATGTCCAAGCTCGGCATATTCTCCGTTATTCCATAGATCAGTTAATTTTACATATTTAGTATTCATTTTGTATATATATTTATGATTGATAAAATTGTAGTCTGTCAAATAACCAAAAGAATGTCAATACTTTTTTTGTGTGTACCCATATATATGGATGAGAAAGTTATTAATTATTTAATAATAAAACACTTGGAGGACAAGGATTTTATGGCTCACCCTCATTTGAGAGTAAGGACTGCGTATATACTTGCAAAGAAACAATATTTAAAAATGTCGGCGGCTGAAATAACACAAATTAAAAGAGAACTAGAGGAGAGAGAAAATGAAAGATATAATAAAGAAGAATAGTAGATTATCTTGGATTTTATCGTTATGCTTAGTAGCGATCATGAGTCTTTCGATGGTAGCTTGCAACAAAGTAGATTTAAGTGAATTAAAAAATATTCCAAAAATAGAAGACCCTAAAGCGAGTAAAATATTTAAAAAAGATTTTGCATATCATTTCACTACGCAAAGAGCGTTTAACTCTGTACCAATGAAAGTTCCAACGAATATTAAATTATTACTTTGGGATAGTAAATACGATCAAGTTGACTATTTTTTCTTTAGGAAATTCAATAATTGGTTTAATAAATTATTATTTGAAAATGGTTTAATGTCACTAGGAGAGGGAGGCGAATCTCTTGATTGCGAGAACTATGCAATGCTTTACAAATCAACAATTAGTTTAGCTAGTTTTAAAAGTGGCACAAAAAACGAACTTGCAGTAGGCATTGTAGTAGTAAGACAAGTTAATGAATTTGGGAGAATCCCTGCAACAGGCGGTCTTCATGCCGTTAACTTAGTGCTTACGAGCCAAGGATGGTTTATATTTGAACCGCAAACAAATAAGTTTATATTATTAGAGAACTATCCAAACCAAGAATATGTTCAGTATATAATATTTTAACTTTTAGATTTCCAAAGTAATATTTGCTCACACAAATCATGCAATTCGTTGATCAATAGATCACCCTTTGCTTGATTAGCTTCTTTGATGCAAAGACCTAGGTTATTTAAATCATTCGTACCCCCTCTTGACGCAGGAATTATATGATCTAAATTGTAAGTTTCGGGCTTTTCTAAATCTATAGGTTTGCCTGTCAAGTAGCAGACTGGATTATTTCCGAATTTTTCAATTACATCCTGACAGGTATAGTTTTTTGATATACTATTCACTATAGTATTTGTTTTGTTACCTTTTGATTGCGAGCGCCTTTTAAATGTTTTTACTTTAGATCGAAATAATTTATAATTTGCACGAGAGCATCTTGTTTTAAAACTAGAAACTTTTTTGCAAATTGGCTTCCTTTTCTTTATGTCGTTTTTAACCCGCTTTTTTTCATTACCATTTCCGCAATGATAAGAAATTGTAGATTTTGAACAACCAAGAATAGATTCTATTTCTTTGTAGCTTTTTCCCTCTGATCTAAGCTTTAAGATCTTTTCTTTTCGAGCGGTATTATTTAACTTGCGCACTTTCGTTTTTTAAGATTTTTATGGCATTTTTTATTGTACGGCTATAGGTTGTATTAAAATTAATTTCTGTCATACCTAAACTTTTTCTCGCCTCCAATCTTGAGAGTCCATCTGAAATATAGCGAAAGAGTTTTGATTGCCTTGGGGGCAGTCTGTATTTTAATGATTGAATCTTAATCATTTTTTCATCAAATTTTTCTTTCGATATAATTTTATCTAAAGCAGAATTTGATTCTTCAGTGCATATGTCACTGATGTATTCAACGCAATCTTCTTTATTTCTTTTTACTTTTCTAAAATAATTATTCATTTGAAATTTTAATATTTTGAATGCCCAACCATGAAAACTTTTATTTGCGTCGAAATCATTTATTTTTTGACAAAGTATTAGTATTGTATTTTGAACAATATCTTCAGCATTCTGCGCGCCATATATTTTTGATCTCGCATAATTTAGAAGTGGGCGGCGGACTAACTCTATTTTTTTGTAGTAGTCTTTTGAATCATCTATTATTTGGCGATTAGTCATTCGATTTTGTCAATGGTCATATCAAGACTATTATTTGGGTTTTTATCAATTATAATATGAACTGATTCGTTATTTTGATTAAATAAAATTTGAAAAATAGCATCGGTAACTTCCGCTAAATCTGTCTCTGGGTGAAATGATCCGGGGTAATATTCTGAGTCTTCGTTATAAACTAAATCTAAAATTTTTTGTAATTTTTTTACTAAATCATCTTTTGGGTTATTTGGCTCGTACCCTTTTCTAAAATTTATCATGGTATTATTACTCTTTCTATATCATGTTCAAGCTCAATATTATCCCAATAATCGTGGCTATATTTACTATATTTAATATCTTCAAAAAGGACAAGTTTTGCACAAGAATCATCGGACTCATATCCAATCGCATTCCCATCGGGAACTCTTCCGCCCCCATCTTTGTATTCAAAACATTCGTCATAACCATGTTCAGAGTAAACAATTTGGGATGATTTAATCTCCATCCTTAACCGAACCTACAGAATCAAGTAAATCATTATAACCATCTTCTAAGTCAGATATTTGGTCTAGTGCGTCCATAAATAATTTATGAATTTCATCATCTTTATTTCCGAGTTTTTGATTCATATCGAATTGTGATAATGCAGCATGATATCCGTCAGAATAATCATAAAGATGTTCTCCTTTAACCGCTGAAATCATTGCATGACTTTTGCCGTCTTCGAAACCTTGTTGATAATACCCATCTCTCGCATTGCTTACCTCATGCATTAAATCTAATATTTGGTCTGATTTGATTGAAGAATTGAGTCTATATTGCGTCTCCATCATTTCGAAATCATTGAGCTTATTGCTCTGCGTATTGTATAAAAATCCACCGAGGATTGCGGCTAAAAACCAAATTAAGCGTTCTTTATTATTCATTATTTGAGTGTATTATATTTATTATGAAAAAAGGAGAGATAAAACAAAAAGTTAGCCCTGAGTATATAATATATTTATATGATAAGGCTAAAAAATTAAAAAGTAAAGAGAAAAAAGCGGCTTTATTAAAGCAAATTAGAATACTGAGTCAGCATATCGGTGAGTATATAGTTAAGCCTCTTGACTCAGAATAGTACTTTCATCTTCCCATTTGTCTGCATAAGGATTATATTTCTCAACAGACAGTGTTTGTACCTGTAGGTTATGCTTTTCTAGCATAGCTAGATGAAAGTTTAAAGCATCTTCGGCATTCTCTGCATTATAATAGTGGTAGCTATCTTGCATCGAATGATATTGCCCCGCATTATATTTAATTCTGTATTCGAATAGTTTTGGGTTGTCAGTATTCTCCTTCTTCATATTTGAACTCATGGTAGATGTTATTAAATAAATAAAGATCGACCACATTGTTGTGTGTCCAATCTACTCCTACAGGTTCACCCTCAGGGACAACTTCATCGGAGTCTGTATAAAAAAACTCGGCGTGATCACTAGCTAATACTACTTCTAACTGATTCATAATTATTCAAAAATTTTCATTTGATCGGGATGATCAATGTGTTCTGATTCTACTATATCTTCTACTGTTTTGTCAATACTTTTTTTTGTGCGCAGCCAATTTCTTTGTGCCATGCGAACAACGAAACGCATAAAAGCAAACGCATAAACCTTATTTAATTGAATTGTTGCATCTTTATTAGATAATGTAAACGACTTAGTCTCTTCATCATACTCAAAGGTTGCATTCTTTAATTCTTTTTTGATTATCATTTGCTATACAATATAGCAAAAATAAATAGTCAAGTCAAGAAATATTTTAAAATTTTACAAGAAACAATAAAAAAAGGGTTAAGTAAATTCTTTTTATTATATTCTAATGGCTGACTATTTTCTGCAATACAGACATCTGCGCCACTCTCTTCTGCAATGATTTGCGGCGCACAAGTATCCCACTCCATAGTAGGCCCAAACCTAGGATATATGTGGGCTTCGCCCTCTGCTACTAAGCAAAATTTTAATGAACTACCTATGTTTAAGGTCTCAACCTCGTGATTCTTTTTTAAATTATTAATAAATTCCTCTGTCTCTTTATTCAAATGGGATTTACTTGCAACTACTTTGATTGGTTCGCCTTGAGGATTGTAAGAATATTTGGCGTAAATTGGTTCGCCGTTTTTAAAAGCACCCCGATCTTTTATAGCGAAGTATTGGTCTTGCTTCTTTGGACAAGCTACATAGCCAAATATAGGCTCTGAGCCCTTGCATAGGGCAATATTAATGCAGAAGTCATCCCCTCCCTTTACGAACTCTTTTGTGCCGTCTATGGGGTCTATGAGCCAATAATAATCCCATTTGGCGCGGTCTTCATATTGAACCTCTTTATTTTCTTCGGATATGATATTTGAAGTATCTGTATTCGCCGCCAAAAATTCACAAATTCTTTTGTTTGAATGAAGGTCGGCTTCTGTTAATGGACTTTTATCGTCTTTTTGTAAAGTTTCGAAGCCGAGCTCTTGTATTTGGCAAACTTCTTTAGAAAGTTCGGCGCCAAAAATTAATAGCTTATCGATAAATTCTTTAGTTATTTTCATTTATTCTTATTTTGTAACTCTTTTATATATTCGCCCCAAAAATAAGTCCAAGCCTCTATATCATTGTTTTCTCTTGCGATTTGTAGCTCTTTTTCGTAAATTTTGAGCCAATCTTTTTCTTCGGGTGGCGCTTTTTTGACCATACAACTGCTACATAAAATAACAATTAGTAATACAAAGACTCCTCTCACATAGAGAGTTACACATTATTTACCATTTATATGCTTCTTTAGCGCAGGCCCCGTAAAGGATTGCTAGTACCCCAATTACAATTAATGTTTCCATATTATTTATTAGTAAGCCTATTATCGATGATATCATAGGCATATTGTTTATGATGCCACTCAAATACTTTAACTCGATCCCCACTCATGCTCAAATCTTTATAGTGAGCAAAAAAATTCTTTGCAATTTTAAGAAAACTATCTTCTACATCTTTGATATTGCTATATTTTCTGGTATAAAAATTTGGCACAGCTATAACTTTGTAATCTTTTTCTCCTTCGTCCTCCATATCCAAAACGCCAAGAACTTTTGCCTCAAGAACTGTTGCTCTTTTGATAGGTTCGGGGCTGATCACCATTATATCTAAAGGATCGCCATCTTCGCATAAAGTCCCAGGAATGAAACCATAACTTGCGGGATAAACCATAGCAGAATTGAGACATCTATCATACATGAATACCCCCAAATCTCCATCATATTCATATTTGTTTTTTGAACCCTCTTCAATTTCAATGACTGCGTTAACGATTCGAGGACTTTTAGCATGAGTAGGTAGATTGTATAAATTCATTTGATGCCCGTAAGTTCTGAGGATGATCGGATCTTGTTACCTAATCCATCCACGACTTGAGTGCCATTTTCTTTACATATTTTAAATTCTGGAATTTCTGAATTACTGCGATCTCCGCCGTTAGCAAAGATGTCTGGCTTGATTAAATCAAGTGTCTTGCATACAGTTTCATCATCATCAATAGACATAACTGCTTCGTCCACCCCTTTGATTTGAGCGACTATCGCCAGACGATCATCTTCACACATAAAAGACTTGCCCTTCTTAAGGACTGCTTGTTTGTCGTTATTCACAATTACAATTAAATAATCTCCAAGCTCACGCGCAAGCCTGATATATTCTAAATGCCCAATGTGAATTGGATCAAAATAACCACTAATTGCTACTTTTTTCATGTAATATCTTCTAAACTATTTAAATAATATAATATATGCGCCAAAGTTTCGTAATCATTAATATTCAATGCTTTATAAACCTCTGTATCTATTATATCTTGAGAGCCTAGAAAATCAAGAGGTAAAATTTCATCTTTTATTTCATCAAATAAACAAACATCTATAAAACCGTCTTCGCCTGGAGTTTTAGTTATGTAAATTTTTATTAAATCTTGATTTGATTTTTTAAGCTTTTTCAGATCAGACCATAATTTATAAAATTTTAAATCTAATTCTATTACTATGCTGCTTTTTTTACCTTTAAAATAAGTTTGATAGAGGTAATTGAAGACTTTTTTGTAATTGTTGGACTCTATCAGCTCTCTTAAGGTCATGATGGGCCTCTATAGATAGGGTTTTGGCGTGAATTGACAGCCTGAGACTCCATTATTCCAATATATCTTATCTGATGGTTGATCAGCTCTTGTTGCTTATTAATAGCCTCATGTTGAATCTGTATTGTATCTTTTGCGTATTCGAGCTGATTATATTGATTGTATGCGATGATAGCTAGTAGGGCTAGCCCGATTAACATTACAACTTCACCAAAAGAAAACTTCACATAAGTATATACACAATTTATTATCTATCCAAACAAATGATTTATTGATTCGTAGCCTTTTTTAATTCTAGCCGCCGAATTATCTTGATTAATGTTTACTTTAATATGAGATCTAATCTTTTCTGCGACAGTTTTTTGTATAATTGCGACTGATTGTCTAGTTTCTTTTATAGTGAGTGCAGTTTCTCTTTGAGGCTTCCCTGAAACATAGTCGTTAAAAACAATCATTTCCTTGTCGCTTAGGAAATCACTATAATCCCTGATCCATTTTAAAATAACCTCGACGTTATTAGGTTCGTCTATTTGCTGTAGAAAACTATCTTCTTTAGCTAAAAGCATAACTTTAAAAATCCATTCAGATCCAGATTCATCAGATTCATCAGGATTCATGAAGCTGCAAGTAGTAAAAGTTTTTCTATAGCGTTCATCTTTGCCGGTAGTTCCTCTCATTGTCCAAAAAACAGCATTTCTCGCACAAGCATAAACAAAACGACTGAAACCTTCTTTGGTGAGACAAGCTCTATCATTCTGGATATATTTTGACTTATACATAGAGAGTCTTTTATTGACTTCCGAGGCAATTTCTTCTTCTGAAAGTATATGGAAATTTCTTCTGAATCTTCTGATTATATATCTGATATCAGGCTGGAAATTAGCAAGTAATTCATCATACCGATCTATTTCTTGTTTGGTAACACTCATTTTTTAAATAAAATATTTACCTCATTAGGGAAAGATGCATTTCTAATATGAAACCAATCATCGACTGATAGTTTTTTGTTATTAAAACGAGAATGGGAGCCTATTCTTGATATCTCAACGCAAGAAACAGTGGCACCAGGATTATCTTCACTAGTTTTCTTTTTTAGGATATTAAAAGCAAAAGCTTTTGATCTACAATAAATAATTGTTCTGAAATTAAATTTTTCTCCATTTAATCTGTTTTCTTTATATTGAACTTTCCAGTAATGTGCAAAATCATAAATTTCAGGTTCTTTTTTTAAGGCTTTCATGGATGACACTATACCACAAGAATAATATTCGATCAAGAATTAAATTTACTTTTTTGTTTTTTTAGACCAATTGATTTTTTCGTAATTCGATTTAAATTTTTTAGAATGATTGTTTCTTGGAGAATCTCCTTTGCCATTTCTTCCAGAAACGCCACACTTATTACCACATTTTTTGGATTTACTCATTTCCACTTACAATAGTTTGGGTTTTCGGCTCTTTTTCTGCGCATATACTCACGTTTTTGTTCTCGGCGCTTTTCAGCATTTTCTTCATCGTATTTTTTTTGTGCTTTTGATAAAGCTTCTTTTCCTTTGTCTGTTTTATGATACTTTTTCTGTGATTTGTATTTCATATATAGTCCACTAGTACTCAACATAGTTGCGGAAATTTTTTTTAAGAACTGGCTTTAGCAAAGTATGACTTTGTGAAATATCCCCAGGCTTATAAGTGGGCCACATAATATGCAGGTCAACATATTTTTCAATCAATGCAGATTGTATATGTTCATCCTGATTGGCGGCCTTCACTCCTTCCCTGCTAACCTTAGTTATTATACCCCCAATGGATTTTACCCACTGAGCTTCATTTTCAAAACGCACATCAGTAACGAATATAAAATTTTTATCTGAAGGTTGATGATTTTTCTCAATCATCTCTTCAACCTTGGATATCCAGCAGTTAGGATTTAGCTTCCGTCTTAGCTCTGTTCCGTATGTAACAAGAAAGGGACGAATCAATTCTTTATCTTCAGAGTCTTCTGTAAAAGCAGAAATACCTACATTCTTTTTTAAGAAATCATCAGACTCTTCTTTTAGAGCATCCGCAAATGCATAACGAAAACAATTTGCACGCGACAAAAGTTTTGAGCTCTCTTTGTAAAAAGTGTCTTTGCCGGAACGAGCAAAACCTGTAACTCCAATTATATTATTCATCTATATCTAAATCAGCTTCAAAGCCACCATCATTTACTAGCTCTTGAATTTTTTCTTGTAATGCTCCTATCATTGTTATTGTATTAATATCAAACTCATGAAGATACCTTTCCACTAAATCATCAAGATCAAAACGAAAAGCATCAGTCTGCTCATCGTAATCTTTTGGTCCGCTAGGTTCTTCAAAATCGTCGTCCATACATTTTATTATAATATATAGTCCACTATAATTCAACTTTGCCTTTGGAAAATTTTTTTAGTTTTCATTTTTTAAGGAAAGTATATTATTAAAAGAGTTCGACAGGTTTGAAGGGTTTAATGCTATAGGTTCTAGCTTTTCCCAGTCTGTGAGTTCATAGCCAGCAACAGATTGGCGATCACTCCACGATTCAATTCTATCTAAGTATTTATGTCTTATATTATTTAAATAAGTATCTGCTGAATAAAAATAATACTTCCAAGATTTAGTACATATAATCAATAGGTTGCTTTTATCTTTTTGGATTTTATTCCATTTATTATATCTTAGGTGGAATTTATTTTTATATTTTATAGTGCCCGTATAATCCATTGATAATTCAATCTTCTCTCCCTTGAAAATAAAATCCTGAGAGCCATTTATCGATGAACCTTTGGCTAATTTGTAATCACTATCGCAGCCAGATTTTTCTAAATCAAAACAATTAGCTAAGAAATGTTCTGGAATCCATCCTGTAACTAAATCGTATGCAAACTGAATTGGGTGACGCTTTTGCAAATTATTATTGGAGCCAACAGCTTTAACAATAAAATCAATAGTCTTTTCGGTATGACAATTAAATAATATAGACGCAAACAAATAAGGCACAGATTGATTATCGCCCCCAAGACTAAGAAATGTTCTTAGGCTAGTTAATTTGTCATCATCTAAATACTTAGCAAGACTAAAAACTTGTCGGAATTTATTATTATTAAATTTGCCCTCAGTCTTTTTGACGGTTGGAATAAAAAGATTTTTTTGTTTATTCAAACATCTTCTTATTGTTTCAATGTGCTCTTTTTGACTGTCGCACAAGTAGGCATGGTAGTAAGATTCCCCGTCTCGCTGATTAGAGTGGTTTAAATGCTTTACATTTTGTATAAAATCTTCAATCATCAAATATACTATTTAATTCAGCCTTTTCAATTTCAAATTGCTCTAGTTTAAGTTTCAGTTCTTTATTTTCAGATCTTAATAATATATTTTCTTGACGGCAGTTCTTCACTTTCTGCATCAGTTCTACATGGCTATTGCCTTGGGCTTTAATGATAGTTTCCGAGTTTGCAGGTGCAAAATCTTTAAGCGTTTCTTCTTTTAATTCAGGCATAATTTTATTTTCTTGGAATAAAGGTAGGGTTTTCATAATTTCTAAAGACATTTTAGGTAAAAACATTTCACCAAGAACTTTCCTGATAAAAGTAGGATGGTATTGGTATCCCCAACTACCTGAGCAATATTTATACTTTGTGTTTGGTTTCTTTTTTTCGCAAAATTCGTCAAGTAAATTAATCGGCAAGCCGCAAACTGCAAGCAGCTCTCTAATCGAGAATACTCTTGCGTCAGAATAAGTTCCATCACCATTTTCCTTGCCTGGATGAACATTGTTTTGGCTTGAGATGGAGCCATTGGTCATTGTCACTGTTGTAGAAGGCTTATGCCAATCCATTCTTTTATAAGCAGTAGTAAATCCATAAATTTCTCTTTTTAGTTTGTATCCTTCGGGTATCTCAATGGCTAAAAGTTCTTTGCCGTCTATAGTCTCTTCTGTAAAAGGTGCGTCAGTAACGACTCCGTGTTCATCAATTAAAACAGGAGGATTAGTGTGCCAACCATTTTCTCCATTCGTTTTTTTGACATATTCAATTATTGTAGTCCCGCTTCCTTTCTTGTTTTCTTCTTCGTGACAAGGGTAGTGATCTTTCTCATTAAAATAAGCACTCTTGCCTGAAGGTGCATATTTCATCCAATCAATGTGTCGAGGGTTTTGTTTGGATAAAAAATGCCAAGGAATATCCGAAGAATCTTCGTCTAAGCTAGGAAATTTGACTTCATCACGAATAACATCGTCTAGGCACAAAATATTGTCATCAGGTTTAGGATGATCCCACTTGTATTCTGTGGAAATTAGAGTAATAGACCTCTTTCTCTCTTGTGCAGTCCCAAAATTTTTACCATTCAAAACTTTTGAAACACAATATGCACCCTCAGGAATAGAATCATTAATGAAATCTAAAATTTTTACAGGTTCATCATAGTCTTTGTGCGAAATATATGTATTTGGCATATTGGGCACATTTTCTATTAACATATACTTAGCCCCAACCTCTTTAAATAAATCCATAGCATGAATTATTAAGGTGTTTCTCTCATCGTTAGGGCTTTTTGTTGCATTTGCTAGACTCATACCTTGGCATGGAGGTGTAGCCATCACAATGTCAATTGGCCCGCGTTTCTTGCATTCAGAAATTATCTCAGATCTAATAGAACTATCTGTAATGTCGCCGTTAATCATCTTTGTGGATGGATGCAGGACATTATAAAAGTTTGCACGATCTTGCTCTAGTTCATTTGCGACAACTACATCAAGCGGTAAATCGTTCAAGTAAAATTCACCAAAACCTACATTCGAGAAAAGAGATAAAACTTTGTAATTCATATTTATGGTATATAATAAAAGAGGGAGACGACTATTATAGCCGCCTCCCTCTAATAAGTCAAGGATAAAAATTACTTTTTACCAGAGTCGCAGCAATTTCCTTTTTGGAAAAGGGCAACAAGAAGAAGTAATGTAATGATACCTGCAAGACTTGCTCCTTCACCAACAAAGCCGGTTACGACTTGCTGAAGATTGCTGATGATATCGATAGGTGCACCTGCACCGAATACGACTTGGGCAACAACAAGCAATCCAATAATGGAAAGCAATACGCTAGTAATACCTCCTGCGAAGGACTTGATTAGATCAATAGTATTTTTCATGTTTTATATTAGGGTTAAATTAGAACTTGATTGAAACTGCACCACCAAAAACCCACTCATCTTGAGTGATATCAGAATCAACATAATCGGCAGACAAAACGACTTCTGCATTATCACTTATACCTTTGGATAAGTTAGCTCCCGCAGTGAAATAGTCTGACTCAAGTGCTTCAGTCAATTCAGATTCACCATACAAGGCATGGAGGCAAAGACCGACAACTTCAAGGTCAAACTTATGGCTAATGCCAATTTCCCAAGTAAATAAATCATCATCAAATGAACGATAAAGATTCACAGTTGGAGAAAGAGGGGTGCTTAAGCCAGCAGAAAGAGCAAACTCAAACAAAGAAACTCCATCTACATCCTCAAAATGATTCAGTCCACCGTAAAGAGAGACTAAATCATCCGCAAAGCTTGTTGAAGCTCCTGCAGTAAGAATATAAACATCTGATCCGTTTTCTACAGCCTGATTAGTAAAGGCTCCTGCTGACAGGGTAACAGAAGAAAGTTCGTAGCTTGCACCAATCGAACTTTGAACTGATTCTTCAGCAACTGCGGCACCTCTATAAAAATAATCAGAAGTATATCCGATGTTAGCTGAATTCTGCTGAGCAGAAGCGGCGTTAATAAAAAACCCTAGAAGGGCAGTCACAATGATTTTAGTAGTATTCATAACTATGTTTGTGTTAATAAAAATTATTTAATTCTTACTTCTTTCCAAGATACAAGTTTAGCTTTTACTTGATCTCTAATATGGCGTTGCCTAGAATTAAGCTGGCTTTTGCCACTTTTAACTTCAATAAGTGTGATTTCATCGTCTCCAAAAGATATATAGTCAATAGGTTTTCCTAGAAAGACACAAGTTTCAGGATCAAATTCAAATTGATCGAGAAAAGGTGCCAGAGTTTCGGCAATATGTCCAAGTCGTACTTCACTACTTTTCTTTTGGGATGTTACTTTCTTTTTTTGTTCAGAAATTTCAAAAATTTGATTTTCTAAGTCGTTTTTATTTTTTATATAGTCTGTTTCTAATTCGCTATATGATTTTTCAAGATTAGTATTTAAGATATTAAGTTCGGCTGACTTGTTTTTCAATAAATTTATTTCATCACCTAATTTATTGATTTGTTGGGTATAAAATATTTCTTTATCCCTTTCTCGCTCTAAAATTGTGTCAATTTCGGATGAATTATCTTCTTTCGGGGTATTAAAATATTGAACATATAGATATATAAATATACCTACAATGAAACAAATACTAAAAAAAGCATCCAAAATTATTTCTTCGTAAGGGAAACTATTCTGTCATGCCTGAAGGATCTGATTTGCTTTCTAGCAAAACAATAGGCTCTGAATCCAGCGTTGTCCCTGCTTTCATTTTTATTACCAAAAGATTTATATAAATCAATATCTCCTATCAGATATGTTTTTGTTTTTCCATCGGCACAACGATAAATAAGGTAGTATCTTTGCCCTGACATAGCTCTTTTAAGCCTACGAGAGAACGATTGCATCTTAGTTAATAAATTATTCAGCATCTTTATTTAAATCTATACCTTTAGCTTGACAATACGCTAGACTGTAACCTGCACGAAAAGAAAACTTGTCAGCAAAACAACAGGCCAAAAAAATGATACCACCTTTCCATAAGTCGAGTCCAGAATTATAAAATAATAAGAAAGAGATAATTAAATAAGGACAAAACTTATTTAAGCAATAATTTATTATATTGTAATTAAGAGCCACTGCTACCAAAGCCTCCTTTGCTTCTTTGTGAATCAGATAAAGCATCAGATTCTATTAATTCTATTTTAGGTAATTTAATAAATACAATTTGACCAACCCTATCACCTATCTTGTAAGATGTATTGGATTCGTCTGTAGAAAATCTAAGTTTTACTTCGCCACGATACCCACTATCAATAACACCAACAGAATTTCTTAAAAAATGCTTAGTCTTGCTGATGCTAGACCTAGGAAAAACAAGACCTACATAACCTTTTGGTATCTCAAAAGATAATCCTGTGCAAATTTCAGTAAATACACCTTCGCTTACAGTAGGATAGTTTACTGCTGTAGCCGTTAGATCGTAACCAGCGTCACCAGAATTAGCCTGAGAAGGAGGCTGGGCATGCGGTACTAATTTTTTAAATTTTACTTTCATTAATAAATTTTATGAGGCCTTGATGTGTAAACAATATCAATTTTTCCAACAGATGTGTGGTCATACTGTTTAACCATTTCATGTAAGCAATCTGCTCGATATTCCGCTTCATGCTTTGTTTTATAATTAGTATCCTCAACTCTTCTACCGTTACGAGTTACTACATAAACGGTATCTGAGCCTTTAATAACATTTTTTCGAATAATTTTCATAATTGAATATACAGAGTATACTAAAGATTCATTTTAAAGTCAAGTTTTTTTTCTAACTTTTATGATTTGGATGTAATATAAATCATGACTAAGAGAAAAATTTTAATTATGGGTCTACCTGGTTCCGGCAAAACAACACTTGCCGAAATATTGGTTCACAAGTTAAACGCCGCATGGTTTAATGCAGATGCTGTTAGGCAGGACATATATTCTGAGCTAGGGTTTTCCTCAGAAGATAGAATAAAGCATGCCACAAGAATGGGAAAGCTTTGCGATTGGGCTAAATTAGGTGGAGGATATGTAATTGCCGACTTCGTTTGCCCGACGCAAGAAACAAGGCAAGCTTTTGGGGCTGACTTCACAATATGGGTTGATAGAATCATGGAAGGTAGATACGAAGATACTAATAAAATGTTTGAACGTCCCCTGAACTACGATATTAGATTGACTGATGGCAATGCAGACGATTGGGCAGATAAAGTTATGGATAAATTAAATGAGACAGAAGCATGGGATAATCAAGCACCAACAGCACTACTCATAGGTAGATATCAACCGTTTCATATTGGACACAAAACTTTGGTAGCAGAATCAATCAAAAGAACAGGGCAATGCTGTATAGCATTAAGAGATGTTGCTGGTATAGACGAAAAGAATCCTTATGATTTTGAAAAAGTAAAAGCAGAAATACATGCAGCATGTTCTGAATTTGGGAATAAAATAAAAGTAGTTGAACTTCCTAATATTACAGATGTGTTTTATGGAAGGGGCGTAGGCTACAATATTGAGCAACTTGAGTTAAGTAAAGAGCTTCAAGAGGTATCGGCGACTAAAATTAGAGCTGGTGAAATTGGTCAAGACGGAAAACCTTTAGGTAAACGCCCTGAATAATTAATTATTTAATACCGTTAGCGAAAGCTAGCTTTCCAAAAGTAAAGCCCCCTAGAAATAGGGGGTTTTTTATGCTAATATATCTAGAATTGGTTGACCTTTGTGTGCAATTTGAAAAGGTCTTCCAGAGGGAGAGTAATGAATGTCGTTAAGCGATAACCCTAATGCATAAGCTATTGTTGCATTTAAATCCTCAGGTTTTACAGGGTTTTCCGCAACTTCCATACCTTTATCATCGCTCTGACCATATATTGTGCCGCCTTTTACTGCTCCACCAGCAAAGAAAGCAGAGAAAGCTTTTGGCCAATGATCTCTACCATCTCTTGGATTGATTTTAGGAGTGCGCCCAAATTCAGATGTAAGAACAACTAAGGTTTCATTAAGTAGTCCACGAATTTCTAAATCAAAAAGTAATGCACCTAATGCTTTATCAATATCTGCACAATTAGCAGCCACGCGATCAAAATTGTTATCATGTGTATCCCATCCCCCGCGAGTTACTTCAACATACCGAACTTTATTCTCAATCAATCTTCTTGCAAGCAAGCATCCCTGACCAAAGTTACTGTCTCCGTATAATTCAGTCACAGCTTCTGGCTCAGCAGAAATATCAAATGCCTTTAAATCTTCACTCTGCATTAATTTAACTGCATCTTTATATAAATCAGTATAAGCACGAATTTGTTTTTGATTATATTGCTCGCTAAATACTGCATTTAATTGTTCCGCAGCTTTTATTCTATCATTAAATTGTGTGCTGTCTAAATAGTCAGCCATTGAGCTGTTAGCTAACCCTGCTTTAGGATTTCTAAGAGGTAAAGCTCCGTAGCGAGATTCTAAGAAGCCAGCTCCGCCTCCTCCCCCACCGATCTTTACATTCGCAGGAATAGTTCTGTTGATAGAGCCGGAAAGTTTTGAAACCCAGCTACCAAAGGTTGGATGTACAATTGTGCCGCGTTTTTGATAGCTTGTATGCATAAGATAGCTAGCCTGTTCATGTGCACCTTGATTACTGGTTACTGAACGAACAATGGCGGCATTATGCATATGCCTAGCAACTGTAGGTAAGTTTTCAGAAAGAAATAAATCATCAACACTTGTTTGTATAGCTTCAACTGGACCTTGAACATCGGGGCTTTGAGGCTTGGGGTCAAGGGTGTCTAGATGCGACATTGCTCCAGCCATATTCAAGTAAATGACATGCCGTGCTTTTGCAGGGCGAGTGCCCGGGGTGAGGGCATATGCGTTATCGTGAATGTAAGACCCAACCAAAGGCATTAGCCCTACCCCCAAATAAGATTTGGCGGCTCTAGCAATAAATTCTCTTCTGTTTAATTCGTTTGTATTCATAGTAAAATGGTGGACGTGGGGAGAGTCGAACTCCCGTCTTTAAACCTTTAAGAATATACATCTACAAGTTTAGTTAATTTTTTTTAAAGTTATGATATTAACATCCAACTTCTTGTTTCAATTATTTACAGTTTATTATACAAGAAAACTTTTATCTGTTTTGCAGATTGATAACCCCGCAATCTTTTTATCTGCGTCAAAAGTTACGAGGTGACAGACTTTATGCTGCCATTGCGACCTTGGCAGTCTTACGAAAACCAAAGGTCTTAACACGTGCTTTATTGCCATGTAAACTTTTGCACCTTTTTAAGGAGCCAGATGCAACTCCTACTTGCAGTATACTAATCCAATTTAAATCGAATCCAGTACACGCCCATAAAATGTTAAAGAACTATTTTTTATACCAAAAAACCGAAATATATTACACTTATTGTCCGCCAACTATTTGATCGTCATTGTTTTCAGCAACAATGTTGACTTGTCTCGCCGCTTCATATAGTGCATTATAGTTGTTGGTTACTTTTTGATATCTTCCACGAGTAATCTTACGAAGAGCCTCTTCAGAAATTCTGCTTGGACCTTCTTCAGAGAATAATTTTAGTATAGCTATGTCCTTGTCAGTGACATCTACTTCCCATTTGATTTGATAACCAAAGTCAGGAATATGAGCAGAAAGCTCAGGGGCAAATGCCCTTGGTTGATCTGCACTTTTAGATTCAGTCCAAGTAAAAACAGGAACAACACCGCTCCATGTTTCGTGAAATGCTCCTACATTTATCTGTTGATCGACAACTGAGTTATCTATTTTAGATGGGTTTAAGGAATCAAATAAATTATTGTATGCCAAAGGAAATCCAAAATCGTGTTCTTCAAAACAATAGACATGCAAATATTTAAATAAATTAAACGCACTCCAAACACCATGGTCAGCATTCTTTAAAACTAAACGCCGCTGAGCTCCTGAATCAAGTTCCTTAAAATTCTCATAAAACCTATCAGTGAAATCACAGTAAGAATCATGATCTTGTTTTTCAGGCTGAGAGTTTAGATGCAGATGGATCGGAGCAGAAATATTCTCCTGCGTTCCGATTTCATCAAGAAACCAAGAGTAGAAATTTAACTCCTTGATTGATTTCTCTACAACACCATCGTCATCGTCTATCAGCTTACAAAATTTATCAGGCTGAATGGATAAAGATACCCCTTTTGTAATAGAAGTTCTTCCTATCTCTTTGATTGCATCAAGAACATCTTCACGCTGAGGTAAATCATTGACAGATAAATCAAAGGAAGGATCTGCTATGATGCCAAAGATAGAAGTATTTAATCTATAGTGATCAATATTATTAGTACGGCAGAAATCTATAATCTTTACAGTTAAGTTTAGATTATGAAGGATTTCATCTTTCAGTTTTTTCTTTGCTTCTTGATCGCCTTTTTCTGACGCAAGCTCAGCATAAGCTTTTCTAGTGATGCCTACAAAAGAATTTGATTTATCTTCTTCTTGTAGGATTTTAGAAACACAAACTAATCCGTACTTATTGTTCATTAGATAAGATCTACTTCAGGTTCTTCTTGTTTTTGAGCAGACTTGGTAGCTCCTTCTTGATCTTTTTGCTTGTACATACGGAAATCTGGAGCCTTAGGATTATCATCCTTGTACTTGTTTTTAAACATGATGACCTTTTCTCCATTGACTTGCCCCGTTAGGTACTTGTCATTACTGCCTTGCTTTACGTTTACCCATAATGCACCGATCTCGCGATCATTCCACTCTGTATTTTCTTTTTTATCTGACATAATATTATATGTTAATGTTAGTTACTAAAATTTAAATTAAAACTTTCTTAGGTCTCCACCTTTTTTGCAAAGTATATATCCGAACACAAAAATTAAAAATAAAGTCATTTCCATTATCTATATTCCTTTCTTAAGAGTCTCCATCTATCTGAATCAATTGGTTTACTGCCATTATCTATAGCATACAACATTTCTATGACTTCGTCAAGATTATTATAAATAAATTTATGGGGCAACATTCCTAGCATCCAAAGAGGTGTTTTTGATTTACCGCCTTCCATGCTGATAAAAATAGGTTTTTTCATGCGTACAGCAGTAACGATTTCTTCGGCACTCCCCCAGCTAGCAACATCAGGAACTAAATGAGCTACAATAAAATCACTACGATCAACGAGATTCAGATCGTAAGATCGTACTGTTTTCATTTTTTCAGTTACGCGATCATACTGCTTAGTTTTCATCCATGTTTCCATTTCTTGACGCGAAGCTTCATCTTCTTCGACATCTTTTATGAATGGTTTTTCGTATGGATTGAAGCAGGTTATTTCAAGGCGATTAAGTTTATCTGTGACTTCTTTACGCCAATCTCGACCACTAAGATATTGCATATGGCCAACTAAATAAGTTCTAGTTTTGTATAATAAATTTGACATGCTATAAAATATAGCACAAAAAAAATAGTTTGTCAATAAAAAATATTAATAGACTTAACTTTAAGCACCTATAATATTAGAATTTGGCCTGATTCTAAAATCTCCACCTTCAGGATCAATAAAAGGCATAACATTTAAAGAGTTTGCTGCAATGTTGGGAGCGTTATAAAAATAATTCCCATTAATATTATTTATGTCATAACTCTGGGTGCTGGTTTGATTTGGGTTTTCAGAGTTAACGTAAACAAATAAATTATTTTTGAAAGATTCGGGTTGTGTCCCGCCAAGATGGATATAACCCGCAGCATCTAAATTGTGGTTGTAGTAAAAAGAATTATTTTCAACGATTCCATTAGAAGCAATGTATGTGCTAGTAATGAAAATTGGCTTCACATAGTTTGTGATATTGTCTCGATAATTTGTTTGTGAAAAACTGTTTGATTTCACAAGGAACTTCGGAGTAAAAGCACCACCATTTCTTAAACAGATCCCAGTTTTTGAATTAGAAACTATGCTTGAATTTGAATTTTGTAATAATTTATTACGTTCAAAAATGAAAGTTCCAAGCGGGAGAGGTCCAAAGCCATACGAAAGCGTCATTACCGTAATTCCACTACCATTTGCATTGTTATCAGTGTTGAAATCAATAAGATTCATGTCCCTGAATCCATAATCCGAAGAAGATGCATTGTGAATATGCATGTACTGATTACCAACCATGTGAGCACTTAAGTCTGCCTCTCGTTCAAGGGTTATATAGTGCCAACTGTCCACATATGTATGATTTATTATCTCAACCGGATCATTGAATGAATCAAGTATTTTAAAGCCTAGCACACTACCCTCTCTGTTTGGTAAATTACTAGTATGAATTTTAAATGTATCTGATGTGTAACTGTTGCCTTCATCTACAACCGCAGACCTCCAAATACTCTGCTGGGATGCAGCTGGATAAAGGTAAAAAATACCATTACTGGCTACTTGTCTCCATGTAGCTTTTCCAGGGTTTAAGGCTTGAAATATAATAGGTTTAAGTACCGTGAAAGTGCCGTTAAAAGAAAAATCCATATCCGCAACAAAAACATATCCGCCAGAATCTGATAAATCTACAGCCCGAAGAAGATCGGTGCATGCATTTACTAGGGAAAGGCCATCACCTGTACCAGAAGCATTAGGATCAAAAAATATATAACTTTTATTTTCCCCTTCAGCTTGTTTTATCAATTTTTCTTCGGAAGAATTGCCAGCAATTCCGCCAATCAATGGAGAACTTGATTGCAATCTGATATCTTCTGAACCAAGAGCTGCATTCACAAACTTAGGATCTTCATACGAGCAATTTTCTTGGTGATTATATAATCTAAAATCAAAATTAGCATTATCAGTAAAAGAGCCATATTTAGAAGAAATTGAACAGTTTTTAAACAAACCAAGGTTTGAGTTTATTCCGCTATAAAAATTAGCTTGAGGGCTAAAAAATTGCCTTGAACCATAACCTCCTGTACCATACTCAATGTCACTTCTAAATATACAATTTTCAAAAATCGATTGATTATGTGGCTTGCCTAAAAAAATACTTTTAACCACTGAATGATTTGTTCGTAGCATTGATCGTTCTGGCTCTAAAAATGTACAATTTTTAGCTATAACTTTACAGTCAGTATTAAATATTGCAGAGCCTTCGACATGGCTTGGCCTCCAAGTGACAGCTATGTATTCGAGTCCAATCAATTCTATCTCTGCTGGATTGCCTGCATCGGTTCCTGCTTGATAAAATACTGAATCAGACATTATTTCTCCCGTGCTTGATTGGCTAACTTTACATTGATGTAGTGATAATTTATTTCTTTTAGGATTGAATATCACTCCTCGATTAAGATAACTAGAGGTATTGTTTATATGAAAATCTATATTCTTATAGAAAAATTCTGTATCATTAAAGGTTCCGCCACCAGTAAAAAATTGTACATAGCTATTAAGATTATTTTCAGAGGTAAATCGAACATTACTATTTATCCCAATAATTTCAATTTTAGAGTGTACTTGAGCTGGTGTACCAGATATACTGTTATCCCAGCCTTGATACATTGGGTGGTCGCCCTCCTTGACTAATACGGTAGCCGTATTGACTCCCGAAAAAGAATCAATAGTATCAAATAAACTATGATATGGGGTTTCCCAACTTCCATCGCCTCCAGCCGCCGCATTAGAATCAAACCACTTTCCATCAGGATATTGAGATTCTAGTTTAGATCGTGCTGAAGTTTCAAAGCCCCCAATCAATGGAGAGTTTGGACGAAGGCGATAGTCCCCTGAATCATCTACAAAAAGAGGGTCTATTTTAGTAACGGTACCAGTAAATGCCCCTGCATTTTCATCAAATGTAAAGGCTCCTTCATCCCTGAAGTAAGCAACAAAATTTTTCACAGAAGTTGCAGCATAAGCTTGCGTACTCGAGAAACCGAATATATCTTGTTGTAGCTCACTTGCATAAAAAATAGAATTTTCGATATCTATCACGGAAGTATAGACCAAAATATTATAAGATGAAGTAACTGATTTAAAACGTATAGTAGAATTTTTGATATAAGAAGAAACCCCATTAGAGTGATTCTGGGCATCCCAGGTTATATAGTCTGTGTTGAAATTAGGGAAATCAATAGTGCAACGATTAAGTCCTAAAAAGTTACGCGTACCCATATTAATCTGAGGATTATTAATAGGTGACAGTCCGATCCTTGTTGCTTCCCCAAAATAACATTCATCAAATTCAATTTTATTCAGATTGTTGTATATCCCGCCTATAAAATTGTTCGCGGGCAAGTTGCCTGAATAATAAAAATCGCATTTTTTTGCCCTGCCAAAAGTACTATCGGGATCATTATGGCCGACATTCGATCCGATACTTGCATCGTTCATATGAATCCTGACTCTCTTGATTGAATGATCAGGCTCTACTTCAAATTGATTAAAAGTAAGTGCTGTGGTCGCTATAAATAAAGGATTTTCTTCGTCTGCGAGAATAATTAATTTACCCAATGAATATCCAGATTCTCCACGCTTAAGATGATGGAAAAGCGAACCATAATGTAAATCACTATGAGCTCTATCATTTGTAGATTCAAGATAAGACTCAGGACTTATGCTGGAATCTGTAAGATTTCCACCTACCGAATGATATGGATATTCTTTTGTTCCCGCCTCTGTCCAGTCAGTTGTGTTACTTAACGGAGAAGTTGCTGAAGATGTGTCTTTTATACATACATACGTACGTATGGCATTTTTATTCTGGTCACCATACACGTTGGTGTAACTAACGACAAGTGAAGAATCTTCAATCCATACTCTATCACCTACTACATAAGAGGTTCCAGATACCCATTCGGATCTAGAACTTGAGCTAACTTTTTTTAAATATACTGTTGCCATTAGAAATACCCTCCGTCAATGAGTAATGGTTGAGCGTATGCACCTATCGATGCAGCTTGAAAGCCTTGTCTAATTGGTAATCCGTTAACGCCTTTGCTGTCACTATCTCCATTAACTAAAGAGTATTGCTCTCCATCAGTATGTGTAAATTCAATATCTTCAGGAGTGTCGGAACTGTCAATCTTGATAGCTAATCCCAGAGCAATATTATTAGCAGGAGAAACTTGCTCGTCACCACCAACTAAATGCGCTACTCTGTTGCCATATGCATCCCGTGTCATATAAACAAAAGAATCACTATCAGAATAAATTCTAGTATCTACTGGGTTTAAAGTATGAGCCCCGACATCGGTGGCACCTTTAACATTAAAATCATTGAAACGATACCAACCAGAAGCTAGCCCGCCTTCTCCCGTGGTTCCTACCACAAATCGATTTTCATCAGTCAACAATTTGAATTGAATATCCTGAGATGTACCGCTTAGAACTGCAGAAGTTCCAAGGCCTAATTTGTCGGCGGTTAAGATTGTAACAGGGTTGCCTTCGCTGTCTAAAACTTTAGGTACTTTATTAAAAGATACAACTTCTGGATTATTAGGGTCTGCTTTTATTGAGGCAGCTCCCACTTTAATTCCAGCAGGAATAGATACGTCACCTTGTGCATCTATAGATATGCTTACATCTCCAAGCTTTAAAGAATTATCGCTTAAATATAAATGTCTAATCTTTTTCTCTGCAGAACCTAAATCGTATGCCGCATTTGTGTCAGGTATAAGACTACTATTAAAATCAATTTGATCTGCTCCGATATCGAGTGAGCCTGAATCCTGAAGTGTTAGAAATCCCTGAGAAGATAAATCACTAACCTGAGAAGATTCAATCGATAGTGCCCCGGAGTGTTGAGTGACGGAACTCTCTGTGATATTAGCGTCAGGAACATTTGCCCATGTGACAGCGGTGCTCAAATCATTTAATTCTGTAAAGCTACCTGTTGAAACAGCATTTCCTTGTACGGTAAGTTCTTGGAATGATCCAGTCTTGAATACTCCAGATCCCCAAGCAACACCTGGTTTTCCGATTCCTCCTTCTCCGTCTGATCTTGGTATTAAGTTTTTAGTTGCCATATTTTTTCCTCTTTATAAAGTATACACAAATTTTTATATTTTTTACGAAAGTAATGTTTCATGAACATCTGAAATAGTATTTCCTGAAGAATCTGTCACATCATATAAATAGTTTGTTTTTAAACTGCTAATTGTGACTGAATTGCCATTTAAGGTTAGGGTATCTCCCACAGAATACAAAGGTGTCCAGCTTCCAGTGATAGGATTACCAGAAATATTAGTTGCAAGCAGTGACTCCGATATGTAACTATCAGTAGATGAAGTTGCTGAACTATAAGATATGCCATATTTACCTTCACTATTGATTGCTTCTGTAATATACACAGTTACTGCATAATATGTTGTTGTATCACCCACATTAAATTTAGGAGGAACTGGAAGTGAAGTATTTGGGGCAATTGGTAATGTATTATTTGCAGGTATTGAAGGTTCCGCATGGTTGGAATCTGAATCTTCCATATAGTAAGTTACGCCACCTATACTATGAGTATGGTATGAAGATAAACCTGTATCAGCTAAATAAACAGGATAATAATATCCTTCTCCATTGGTTCCGTCGTCACCATAAACATAATACGCTGTTCCTTTTGAGGGAGAAGCCGGTGCGGTTTGTTGAGTATCATTGCTTGCGGTCACTTCTGCAGGACTTTCGGAAAGAGTTGTATTTGAAGATCGTGGAGTAACATCACCGTCAGTAGTGATTTCAAAATATTGAGCATCGTCAGTGGTAGAACTCACAGACACATCAAGAGGAACATAATCGCCCTCAACATTACCTTCCCATAATCTTACTGCAGGATCACTCGAATCGTAAACCGCCGTGCGCAAAATCAAGTCTCCATTTGAAATCTCAAACCATTGTTTGGAAGTAGCTAGTGTCGCAGACGGTGGAAGAGGAGGGTCTATCAGACCTACAGAAACTGCTTTTTTAACCAACTTAGATTCTTCTGAGAAAAGAACAGAGCCTGGTGTCATGGTTATAACTCCGGGGCCAACTTCCGTTACTGTACCGTCAGGCAAGACAAGTATGCACTTTTCAGTAACATCAATTTCAATGTCTTGACTTGTATTATTAATTGAGCCCCCGTCAGGATTTTCTAAATGATCTTTAATGTTAACATCAACACCCTGACTAGTCGTAAACGGATCTTCTCCTGTGTAACCAGACCAAGGTAAAGGTGTGGTTTTCCCTGAAAGCTCTTCAAATATTACCCAACCTTTTGGTATAGTAATGTCGCCCGGCAAAAAGTATTTAATTTCACCATTAGGGCCAACCAGAATACCTGGTCTTGTTGTGTTTATTGTGATGTCTGTGCCAGTAGTGTTGGCTGAACCAGAACTTGGCTGGTCAAGATAGTCTTCTATGTTAACTTCAACACTAACTTTAGATAGTTTATCTTCTTTATCACTAATTAAAATATCATCTACCCCTAAGGTGATAACTGCTGGTGGATTGTAAGTCACAACCGTACCATCTGGTTTGATAACAATAGATTTTGTGTTGATCTTAATATCTACTGGCAAACCCGTAGTATTTTTATAGCCAGAATTTGGATCATTTAGATAATCTTTGACATTGATATCTTGACTGTTTACTGTAATCGGGTCAGCTGTATATGCTGGAGTTAAATCTGGTAGAGGGTATCCAGTATTACCTGTATCCTTAAAAAATGTGCAGGAATCATTTAATGTGATAATTCCAGGAGGAACTAATGTGACTGAACCATCATCACAAACAATCACTCCTGACTGCAAGCTATGGATTTCTATTGGACCACCTGTGCTATTATGTGAGCCTTTATCTGGGTTTTGTATATAATCAGTTATATCAACATTTCCACCTGTAGTAGAAAATGGGTCGCCTGTGTATGCTGGCGAGGGCTCTGGCAAAGGAGAATCCGTTGACCCAATGTCTTCAAAAAGAACCCAACCGTCTGGCACTACAGCAGCACCCGCACCCAAGAAAACTTTTATTTCTCCGTTTGGCCCAACAATAATACCTGAATTTTGAACCGAAACAACAACTTCAGACCCAGTGTCATTTAAAGAACCGCCGCTAGGATTGGAAAGGTAATCTTTAATGTTTATATCTACATTATTAGAAGTAGTGAATGGATCAGTCCCATTATAATTAGCCGAAGAAAGCGAAGAGGGTGTCAATCCTTGTGTAAGAAATGGGTCTCCTGTATATGCTGGAACTGGAGCAGGCAAAGGACTGCCTGTTGCTCCTTGATCTTGAAAAAGCACATAGCCTGGAGGTATAATAGCCGCACCTGGGCCAAAAAAGAATTTCTTTTCTCCATTTGGGCCAATCATGAGACCGCGTACAGCTACAGAAACTACGATGTCAGACTCGGTATCATTATAGGTACCAGAATCTGGGTTATCTAAGTAGTCTTTTACGTTTAAAGTAACATTATTCGGAGTAGTATATGGATCAATACCTTTATATCCTGCATCAATCAATGCATCAAGGCCAACAAAATCAGGGTCTCTGAAATTAAGAACTCCATCTCCATCATCGTCACCAGCGGGATCGACATAATCTCCTAAATATTTAACAGATAATCCTGCTGGCATATAAACTGGATAAGTTATTCCTGCTGGAGCTGGTCCTAATTCAGCTTCTCCATAAGCAACAACACTACCTGTTGGAGAGTTAGCTTTAGCTAAAGCTTCTGTAGCATACAAAGGATAATGTTTAGCAACACTAAATGCATCAACATCTTTTGGCAAGTATAATGCTTGGAATTTTTCTTTTCCTCTGCTGGTAGTTAAAATAATTTCACGAGTTAATCTACTATAATAAATTGTATTAGGCTCTACTACTAATGGCAACTTGCTAACTTTCTTGATATTTTTCATCTCTTTATACTGTTACACTTAATTTAGGGCCTGTTATATTTGTATATATGATTATTCGGTAAATTTGCAGTTAAGCCCCATTTGTGAGCAAGATAGCCTTCTGTCTCTACAGTTTTAAAGTCTCCTCGTGAGAGAATTAATTCGGCGATATAACCTTTCATGTTGCTTGACTCTAATTCATTGCCACCAATATTTAATGAAGAAAAAGAGTTCGTACCAATATTTCCTTGAGCTTTTATCTCTCCATTGATACTAATGTAAGAATTAGTTGAGTTGAATTTTATAATAAATAAAATATCTTGACCTTCTGGAGCAGTATCAGCACCTGAACCGAATGCAATGTTTGCACCCCCGCCACTACCGCCAAGTATTTGCAATGAATCATCAGGCGAAATTCTTCTTAAACCCATCCTTTGTCCAGCCGTTGTGCTTTCTGTTCCTGCAATAATAAAATCCTGAGCATTGTCTTGATTGCATCTGAAAATAGCTGACAGGTATAATGGTTCAGAGTTTTGGTCAAATGAAAAAGAATCGTTTTCAAGAATCTGATCGACTGAATCCCATGATAAAACATTTAATCCATTTAGTGTTTCTATACCTGTTTTGGGCCCATTCTTGCCTGCAGTTGTTACATTTAAATGAAATCCGTTGCCTGATTTATCATTAACTTGAGAAACCACATTAGATGATTCAGTAATACTAGCAATATCCGAAGCATCATACCAACAAGCTAAATCTAAAAACCTATTTGGTTCCCAAACTTTAGAGCTACTATTAAAAATAATTTCTCCAGCATCATTTTCTATCAAAAAATTTCCATCAGCATCTGTATAAAGTAAAGAGCCACCTATATTAATTTTATTATATTTAAATATTCTATCCATGATATTTATGCTTTTTTAAAGATTGCAAGATCAATAGAATGTCCACTCTCTGAAATTACATCGCTAAAATCAATATGAAATCCAGTGGTTGTGATATCGTGAATATAATAATCATAAATATATGAAACCGAACCAGTAGATGTCATGTTTGCATGCACTTGAGGGGGAATAATATAATTAGTACCATTGCCTAAATCCAGAAATTTAATACCACTCGACGATATATTCTGAGGAATTTCTAAAGAAAACAAAAAAGGTAAACTGGAATTAATTAAAGAAACATCATCGCTCAATGCCACAAAATTTGCAGTACTAAGGCCACTTATAGTAACAACATCGTCAGAAACGATTGTAATATCATCGCTAAGTGCAATAGTATTAGCAAGAGATTCACCACTTACTATGAGTAAATCGTCCTCTAAGACATCTATGTCGTCTCCTAGGGCAACAAAATTTGCCAATGATTCCCCGCTTACAAAAACTAGATTATCATTCAAGCCACTGATGCCAGACTCCGCAAAACCACTGACCCCACTTAATCCATCTCGCAATCCACTGATACCTGATTCTGCGAAACCACTAACTTCTCCTAGCCCTCCTTGCAGCCGATCAATGCCGGACTTAGCGAAACCACTAACTTCATCAAGACCCTGAATAACGTTTCTGCCACTGACAACAAGATCTCCAGACATTTCAAAATTGCCACCAGCAATAATATTACCACCATCCAATATGATTCCATCATCCTCGCCCGCTTCACCAACAATAACTTCATCAAGAAAATGCCCAGTATTACCCGTAATATAATCCGATTGCAGATAATGATATATTCCGCTATGGCCACTAATCGTGCCGGTAACTGTATAGTCAAGGATTTCATTGACATATGTTTTACCGCTGATATGTAAGTCCCCAGAAACATGCACATCATTAGAGAACACCGCATCATCCGCAGTAAAGTAATCAAAGTGTCCGCTTGTGCCGCTTAATTGATTATTTTCGTAATTATATATTAAGTGCTCTGAGCCTGCTAGTTTATCGCCACTAACGAATTGTATATTAGTATCTGTACCGCCAGGCTCTCCCCTGGAATCACCGAGCTTAGCAATCTTTACCCAGTCAACATTATTATTTTCACCAGTTTTTTCGTAAAGAAAATTACTATTTAAATCTAAGAAATGTGCCCCCCTAACGCCGGCAGCTTTTAAGCTTTTTCCTGCACCAGTTGGAGGAGCAAAATCAAAAATTAAGGGCTTTCTAATCCCCAAGTTAGCATTTACGAAATCTTCAAAAGCACCCATATCAATCCTCGCTAACTATATATTTTGCAGGGTTATTAACATCTGTATTAGCAGCTCTCGAGAGTGCGTCTAGATTAAATATATGATCGCCATTGCTATCTGTCACGCCAGAAGAATCGCAAACGGTAAATTCATTATTAAAATCAAAAGTAAAATCTAATTGCGTTCCATTTGCTATAGATTTGTATGTATAAATTGTGCCACCATTTGGACCAGTGCCACCCTCACTAGTATTTTCTAGATCAACATTATTTGGATTAGTAACTGATGTACCGATAGAAGCAAGCCCAGCAGATAAAGATTGGGGGCTAGCAAATATATCCCTTGAGTTAAATCCTTCAATATTATATGTTGATGGACTAACCGTGGTTGTTTCAATGCCCGCTAAATTAAATGCAGAAACCTGCCAATTAAATATTCCTTTGGTGTGTGAGTCATTAACATTAATCCGAAAAGAATTGGTTCCATTGGTGCTTTGACTTGTATGTGTCAGTGAGGATGGAGTTGTTTGGCTAGAGTCAACACTGAGTGTTGGGAAAGCATTGTATTTTTGATTAGAATTTAAAGAAAAGTTGTAATTTTGCCCGCTATTAGAGCTAATTAACTTGGATGCTAAGCCGCTGATTGTTAAGGTCATTGGTGTATTAGCAATAAAGACAACCTCAGTATTAGATTCTACTATTCCATTTGTGGTTTTTGTGGCAGTCGCTCTAAAGTTGGCACTCGATATGTTGTACCCTCCTAAGTTGTAATCACAAACTTTATTGGATTCGAACGCAGAAGTATTAGCAATAGTTAATTGCCCATTTGGGCTATCATAAGCGACAGAATCATAATTTGAAATACTGTGAGCAACTGTCACCGATTCGCCAGACTTAATTGCTTGCTGATTAGCTGGATAAGTAATGCTGTTGAATGAAATAGATGGCCCGACATTGTCAACTGAGGCAGTATTGTCGGATGTGTATTCAGCACTTAAAACTCCAAAGCTATTTCTTGCCTGAATAATAACTGATTGATTGCCGTTTCTTGAGTTACTACTTGTTACTTTTACTGGGATCGTATATTTATAGACATTTCCAGCTACCGAAACAAAACTATAACTAGAAAAAGAAGTTTGACTACCATCCGAAATACCAGAATTTAATACCTTTATCTGTATAGTGTTAGCAGCAACATCTTTAACATCAATTTCTACTTCAACGTTAACAGTGTCTCCACCTTTTAAATCAGTAGTACCAATTAAATTTGGAGAATTTGTGGATATAGCTGGAGTGATAATTTCTGAGGATTCAACGCTCATACCGTTCGCTACTTTTACGGAAACATATTCAGTGTCATTTGCACCATTAGAACTACGCACCGCATAAATTTCAACATTATCTGAGTCAGTAAATGTTCCCTGTACATAAGATACAGTTTTAGTCGCCTCAAAAGTGTCAGGGTTGTTGATGTCCACTAAGCATCCATCAGTTAATATCGGAGTATAACTAACAGTATCAGCAAACTCATCAAAATCAGAAATATTATTAGTAAATGTGGTAGACTCTCCTTGCCTCAATCCATCAGACCTTCCATTATAAGATAAAGGATCAGCGGCTGTGATAACAGGATATGTTTGATCCAAAGGAATAACATTGGAAGATGCATTTATGATTCCCGTTGAGCCAAAATTATTTAATGCTCTGACACTAACATTTTGATCAATCCCATCTCGGTTAGAAATAGTTACTGGCACTGTATACAAACGCGAACCATCTCCTAAGACTGCAGGAGTATATGCCACGAAACTTGTACCATCTGATATACCTTCATTCATAACCTGAATGCCACTAACAGAAGTATCGTGGCTATCAAAAAGCCCACTAGGATATGTTACTTGTATATCAATAACATCACCTTCTTTTAATGCATCATTTCCTAACTCTGTACCAGCTTTTGGTGTGGCTGAAAAAATATCATTTATTTCTACGGATGTAGCACTAGGACCAGTACCTAATTCTCTTAAGCTGATATAGCCTGTTATGTTATTAACTGCACCAGTAATTTCTGTCTTGCCCCGCAAATCTAAATTATCTATAAAACCTTCAAAGCGACGAGTTTGTGTGCCTAATTCACGTATATTTTGAAAAGGTATCTGTTGGCCATTGATGTATCCTGTCCCCATGTACTCGTTTGCTGGGCCATCCCAACGAAGATAAGCCTTGCAGCGACGAGCGGAATCAACTGTAACACCTGATAAAAATATATCTTGAGTAGGGGTCTCGTAAAAAGTTTTTATTGTTGGCCCAAGTTTATTTTCTAAATCAGAAAAATATATATATGTTCCACCAAATTGAGAATTAAACGAATCAAATAATTGATTATTTAGATTTCCCTGTTCGTCAACAACTAGATCGAGTTGCGATTTCAATGCCTCTCCGGTAGCAGAAAGACTTCCAGAGAGGCTGGCCCCAGTAGATGCAATATTTTGATAAACGGAATCAAAACCTTGATTGATCAATGTACCGCTAGCAAGCAAATCTCCACTAACCGTCTCAATAGCAGTATACAAATACTGACCAGTAGTAAATAAGTCGCCTGATACAATATCAATCTTGTCTTGCAGTTCAGACTCGGTGGTATTTAATGCCCCGCTTAAAGAATCTAAATCTAAATTTAAAAGATTATCAGCCGCGACCAATGCGTCATTGATATCATCTATATAATTATGTAAAAAATTACCACTTGCAATAAGATCATCTTGTCCGATCAAATCAGCGGGAAGCTGCTCAGTAATATTTGTGCTAATGTCGCCCAGAGAAACAGAAAAATTGTTTGCATCGGTGGCGACTACAAACTTTAAATCTGACCTAGGTACAATACTAGGAAGATCTGTAATTTTTCTATTATTAGGCATAAATTAAGATACAGTATAAGATTTACTTGACAATGCGGTTACATTAGTTGTTGCAATCACTATGTTATCAGATAAAGATTGAGCTACAATTGCTGAATTATCAAGAAAGTTACTGCTTACGGTTGGTACTATTGAGGTTCCGCTAACCACATTAGTTATGTTGCCAGCAGCAGCACCTCCTGCATCACCCAGGAACAATCCGTCGTTGCCTATAGCAAAAGCCTTGGCGCCTATATTTATTAATGTTTGGTTAGTTAACATTGGCGCACCCGTGAAATAAGTAGTTAAGGTAGTGCTTGTTGTGGTGGCTGAATCTTTATATAAAGTAACATCTGTTGTAAATGCCGCATAACTGGTACCTGTGCGTGTAGGGGCAGATGGCCAATAAGCTTTACTTGTTCCCGACATTTCACCCATATTATTATTATAATAATTTGCAGAAGTATTAGGTCCATCCATCACTGGCAGATATGCCCAAGTTTTATTTGCCGCAAGCCATATAAAATATTGGCTACCATCTCCTATTTCATCTAATGCTTGAGTTGTACTAGATAAAACCGCCGCTGGGGTGGCATGATATAGAGTTGTACCATTGCTGGCATTAACAGCAAATACGTAAGAACCAAAGTCTCCAAACAATCGAGTGCTTGAATTAGCGGTTATCGGAGAAAATCTAAAACCATTAGATGTAAAGTGCGAATAATTCGCAGTGTTCCAGTGAAAAATCCTGAATCCTTCACACCCATTGGTTAGCTCCAGAAATCTAAATCTAATATATTGATTGCCATGAACTTCTGAACTAAATCCGCAAGCGCCTTCTAGTTCCGCCAAGGCATAAGATGATGTGGTTCCTGCATCCGCTCCTGCAGCTGTATCAAAGGTCATGGTTTTTTGCCATGAAAATGTGCCGTCAGGGCCAAGTGTTCTGTATGCAGTGTATGCACTACTGTTGTTCAAATTCCACATGCCTGTAGTGCCGCCATAAAGAGTAATAGCTGTAAAATAATTAGATGCAGAAGTTGCAGCCTCGGTTAAATCATAAGTCACTCCAGAAATATCACCTGATGTACCAGTATCAACACGCATAAAATTAAAAGAACCATGTCCATCACTTGCACCCTCATTTTGGCCGTAAATCTTAAAATATATATTCGACAATGTAGTATGTGAATGACCTGGTCCTGTAAACCAAAGAAAAATATGCATATTACCACGGCTAAATCCCGGTGTTTGTATGCCTGTTGATGTTTGTGCAGAAAGATCTATTTTATATTTTCTTGGTTTTTTAATAATTGGACTACAAAAAGAAAAAATACATTGAGGATTTCCAATATAAACACCACCATGGATCATCAACGACCCTCCGCCGTTTTTTTGATCCACATAACTATAATCGGCATAATGATCAGTTGGTAAGTTAGGGTCTCGTACGAGTACCGTTATTTTACTGGCATTCGAAAGAAAAACATTGATATAGGTACGAATACCTTGCCAGCTAATAAAAGGTTGAGCGACAACATTAGAGTCTGGGCTGGATTTAAAAGCAAAACCACTGTTATGTCTATTATAAAAAACAGCTTCAGCCCTATTGTTACAAGGCACATCTAATACTGGATTGTTTAATTGATCTGTAGTCAATTGATGCCAATCAGTAGTATTTGTATGATCAGTTCCTGCACCGCCTGGATTTTTTGCAATATAATAATTGCCATTATGTTTTACTATTCTATTAAAATCCCAAGGCCTATTTCCATCTCTTACCTGCCAATAAATTGTATTTGAAATAGATGTATTCGCAGGAACATATCTAGTTGCTAGATACCATACTCCACCACTAGTCACTAAACTTAATCTTTTGTAAGCTGTTGAGCTATTGTGTGCTTGAGCAACCATCCACGGAGCAAACTCTCCGTCATCCGACCTTCTTTTTACGGGTGTTGGGCTATATTCAAAAAACTCTTTAGCCTTGATTGTGTCTCGTTCAACATATCCATTGTCAACATACACATTTGTCTGAGTACCGCTAGGCTTCCAACTATTGTCATCAAAACTAGTAATGGCTGTGCCAAGGCCGGTATCATTTTGCGGCTTATAACCCATAAAGATAAAGTTGGTGTTAACATTAGGATCTAGTAATCCATGATAACTCATTGTATTTTTTATCGTAAAAGCAGTATCATTTGATGGAGCACTAGTTAATGCACTGCTTAATGTTACGACTTTTGTGGTTCCATTGTAAGAAGATATAGTACGTACTTGCCCATTGATTTCTAAAGGTCTATCTTTGTAGATATCATTCTCAGCAGACACAAGATTAGTAACAAATGAAGTATCAGTGGCACTGGCATCAAAGACTTTTCCTTCAGTACCAAATCCTCCATCATTATCACTAGGATCTCTTCCATGCAAAGCATGGCCACGAACACTAACAGGTGTCGATGATCCTTTGATATCTATATCATCATGCTTACCTAAAAGTAAAGTATATTCTGTTGCCGCCGAACCACTATCATCAACAGCGATAGTATAACTATAGGATCTGCAACCATTTCCATCAGGTGTGCCATATGTAGGATTCAATTTTAACCCACCAAATGGATCGATTAATTGTTTGAAATTACTTAATGTAAGGGGTGGATCATTTGCTAAAACACATCGACCTTCTACAGCATCAAATTCTACCTGTACCCCTCCTCCTTCATCAGGGTCGACTTCAATAGCTTCAGTAGGATCAAGTAGGGTTTGCTCATCAGTATCACTGGCATCAAGCTGCTCTTTAGTTTTTTCAGCATTGTGGAGCTGTATCAAATCTTCTACGGTAATTTTTCTTACATTGTTTCCGCCCGAATCAGAAACCGCAAGATAATCAGAGATATCAAATTTTATAGTTGTATTAAAATTGCTTAAAGAATTGAAATCTCCACCTGAAATATCGCCCCAAGAATGAGTATGGCTTGAGTTAGCTTTAGCGGCCAATTGAGTGCTTAGATCCGTAATCTCAGATATCGCATGAGTATGGCTTGAGCTAGCTTTAGAATCCAATTGAGTGCTTAGATCCGTAATCTCAGATATCGCATGAGTATGGCTTGAGCTAGCTTTAGAATCCAATTGAGTGCTTAGATTCGTAATGTCAGATATCGCATGAGTATGGCTTACTGGATCAAAAGTGGCAGGCTTGTTGCTGACTTGACTCCACTCTACCGAAGATAAACCAGCATCATCAGCAGCAGGAGCCCATTCGCTGCCATTCCATTTTAAAACTTGACCACTAGAAGCACTTGTTGTGCTAACATCCGAATGAGAAGATAATGCATGGCTTGAGTTAGCTTTCCCAGCAAGAGCCGTGGTAATATCTCCAAGAGCATCTACATTTACCCATTTAGAGCCATCCCATTTCAAAATATCACCATCAGCTATGCTTGTGAGAGTAACATCTTCTATATCTTCCAGCGAATCAATGCTGACCCCTGCTAAAAGATTCGTTAAGGTTGTGCCGCCAACCGTCAATTCTCCGCCAACAGATAAATCTGTGCCAACACTAACATTCTTCGCAAAACTACCTTTTTCTTTAACAGTAAGCTCACCGCCAAGGGTTGTTTTGTTTCCGTCCTCAACCGTCAAAGTGCTCTTAAGAGTGGTAGCATCAGCAACGCTTAATGTTTTACTTAAAGTTGCTCCATCTTTGACTGTAAGTGTGCCGCCAAGAGTTGTGCTTGATCCGTCTTCAACTGTTAATGTGTTATTAATTGTTGTAGCACCGTCGATTCTGGTTATATCAGTGACAGTCAAAGCTCCCCCTAATAGCGTTGACACTCCATCATCAACTGTTAATGTATCATTAATCTTGGTTGGACCATTTAAAATCGTAGTTGAACCTTCCTGGACCGTTAAGCCTCCAGCAATATTAGCGGACTCTGTAATGTTTAAAGATTGAGATATTTCAACATCTCCATCTTCGTTGATAGCTAGCTTGGTTTCGCCACCTTGCTGAAAAGAAACTTCGCGAGTATCACTAGGATCTGTTCCTCCAAATGATATTTCTTCTGTAGTGCCAGCAATAATCGAGCTACCTCCATCAATATCAAACCCAGTAAGAACTGGGAGCCCGCTGATTGTTAATGACTCAGCAAAAGCTCCTGTTGCCCCACTTATGTATTCTGGGTAAGTCTTAAATACTTCGTCTGCAAGCCCTGTAAAACTAATTTTATAATTTTGTGCCTTATTATTTTCGGCATCACCACTAGCTATAATGTAAAATGTATCGTCGTCTTGCTTGCCGCTAAATATAGGAAATTCAGAAATTTTTTTGTCAGCCATAATAAGTATTATACACTATAATATGGCTCACTTGAACAATAAATTATGATATATTGTATCTAATTTCTTCTCCTACGACTGTAAAATTAAACAAAGCACTGGAAATAATATCGTTATTATAATAATAATCTACAATTTGATCCTCTATATTCTGCTGTATTAGTCGTTTTAGAGGTCTTGCTCCCATTTTTTCGGACGCAGCTTGGTGACACATAAACTCCAGTACTTCATCTGAATAATTTATTTTAATATTTTTTGATTTTAACTTGGTTTGTAGATTTCTTATTTGATTTTTAAATATTTTATGTAAATCTTTTTCTTCCAAGTGATTAAATACTACAATTTCATCTAGCCTATTTATTAATTCGGGGCTAAGTATCTTCTTTGCGGCGTCATGTATCTTCGATGTGTTAGATTCTGCAGAAGGTCCGAAGCCTAAGGTAGATTTTGTGGTTAACTCTGACCCAATGTTACTTGTTAAGATAATTATGGTATCTTTAAAGTGGGCTTTATTACCACTGTTATCTTCAATCTCTCCTTCTTCAAGAGCTTGTAGTAGTAGTTGTTGAACTTCTGGGTGAGATTTTTCAATTTCATCAAAAAGAAGAACACAATGAGGCTTCTTTTTTAAGTTCTCTATCAACAGGCCGCCTTCTTCATAGCCAACATATCCTGGTGATGCACCGATTAATTTAGATGAGGATACTTTTTCAGAATATTCTGACATATCAAAACGAAATATATTCTTTTCTGAGCCGAAGTAATGTTTAGCTAACATCTTAGCACTCCAAGTTTTTCCAACTCCCGTGGCCCCTAAAAATAAGAAAGAACCAATTGGTTTTTTATTATCTTTTAAGCCTATTTTAGATCTAAGTATAGATCTACTCATGCAGGAAACCGCGTCTGGCTGATTGATTATGCATTTAGAAAGAGATTTTTGAATAGACTTTGTTCTATCATCTTTTTCATGCACCAAATTTTCCTTAGGAACTTTTGCTTTTTGAGAAATAACAGAAAGAATATCATCAGAAGAGATAGGCTCAATAGGTTCGGCCTTCCAATTATTCAAAAGGTCTTCGTATGTCTTCATTAACCCTTCTTCTATTGCACTATTCTTAGGATCAGCGTCAATCGCTCCATAGATTTTATCTTCTAGATTAAGAATTTCTTTCGGAGGCGTCAAGTTTCTGATCTTTACTTTAGCGCCAACTTCATCTAGTACATCAATAGCTTTATCTGGGAATTTTTTATTAGGAAGATATAGATCGCAAAGCTGGACGATTTGGTTTAGTACTTTTACTGGATATTTTACATCATGAAATTCTTCATAAGACTTCTTTAATCCTTTTAATATCAAGTAAGTTTCTTCAACACTTGGCTCTTGTACATGTATTGGTTCAAATCTTCTAGTCAAGGCAACATCTTTTTCGATATTTTTTTTGAACTCAGGGAAGGTGGTAGCTCCAATAAGTGTGACTTCTCCTCTTGCAAGCGCAGGTTTTAATATGTTAGCCGCATCCATTGCCCCTTCTGCTCCTCCTGCCCCAACAATGGTATGCGTTTCATCAATAAATAAAATAACATTAGATTTGTCTTTGCACTCAGAGAGAAGAGATTTAATTCTCTGCTCAAATTGACCTCTATACTTTGTGCCCGCAATCATTGAGGCTAAGTCTACAGCATAAACTTCTTTATCTAAAAGATATGGAGGCACTTTGCCTGATACTATTTTGTGTGCTAAGCCTTCTACTATAGCCGTTTTACCAACGCCAGGATCCCCTATAAGTAGAGCATTGTTTTTGGTTTTTCTTGAAAGAATTTCGCACACTCTTTCAATTTCATAATCTTTTCCTATAATTTTTCCTATCTTTCCTTCGGTAGAAAGCCTGTTTAAATTTACTGAAAAAGATTCTAATGTACTTTCTTTGTTGTTTTGAGGAGCAACATGCGGGCGAGTTGTTTTATTACTAACTGCCGTCTGAGGGAAATTGAGATCGCTACTTTTTATTAAAAGAATAAATGTTTTAACTAAATTTTGAACATCAACATCGTAAGCTTTAAAAAAGCTATGCAATGCTCCATCAAAAGAATTTAAAAATATAAAAAAGAAATGCTCTATACCAACATAGTCATCATTGATTTCTTGAGAAAATTCATGAGCCTTAGAAAGAACAATAGCAAAATCTTCTGAAAATTTAGCTTGCTCGTCATTGTCTTCATTCTTTTTTAAGCCACAAAAAGTAGTGACAAATGCCTTGACTTCATCAGCAGTAAACCCAAAGCTAGCAAGGAAATCATCAACTAAAGCATCTCCTGAATTTAATATAACCAATAGTAAGTGAGCAGGCTCTACTTCTTCGTCGTTCAAGGATGTCGCAAAAGACTTAGCTTGTGAGATCATCTGCTGAGCTTTTGGAGTAAAATTTGGTGATAGATCCATTCCCATAATGTACACTTATACCTTTAAATCTTTTAAATTCATATATATCATTTCATCAACTATCTTCATGTTATTTACAAAAATAGCATCACCTTCCCTAGTTTTTTCACCATATAAAGTGATAATGTTTCCTTCCTTGGGTATAGTGTGGTTCTCGATATAGTTGCTGCATTTTTTTTCTCTAGCTGTATCGCAAAGTATAGCGTTAACCATACCAAATTCGTCTTCTAGTTCTAATTTGATGTACATATTACCATTCCTAGACTTATCTTTTTTTGCGAATGAAACAGAAAATATATACTTAGAGGACTCTCTAGGCTCAAGGGATTTAAAGTAAATAGAATTGCGAGGTTTATCTTTTGCATGGTCAAATACCTTAGCTAGTTCTGCTGAATAGCTGAAGCCTAATAACTGTTTTTCGAAATACCAATTAGCAAATTTTTGACTCTTACTATTTTTATAGTAAATCTTTTTATAAGGATCGTACTTCTTTTTTAGTGTTTGATATCTTGACTCTTTTATTAATGGCCTACCATCATCACCAACTACTTTAAATTCAGAATCAGTTACTCTTTTGAATATAGCAAATAAATCAACATTGTCTGCTTCCGATATAGCAATGAAGTTTCTTTTTTCTCTGTCCGTCAGAATGTTGAACAATTGAGCTTCTAATACGAGCTTAGATCTGTCTTCTGTGGGATCATCAGTTAATGCACCCGCCTGAATTAATGCAGATAAAACACCAATGTTCAATCCCGCAGATTTAGCCGCCAAGAATAAATCAAACTTAGTTTTATTTTCCTCATCACGAAACTTGCGTAGAGAATTTAAAGACTTCTCACTAATACCTTTGATGCTACTCAACCCATATCTTATGTTGTCGCCTTCAATACTGAAATCCATCTTAGATTTTAATATACTTGGCGGCAATAATTTAATCCCAAAAAATGGAAGCTCTTGGCTGATCCTTGCGACTTCAGCCTGAGGTGTTGGCTCAAACTTGGTCATTTTTAATAAAGACAAAAAGAACTCTTTTGGGTAATTAAACTTGAGATAAGTAGTCCATGCAGCAAGAGTGCTGTATGCTATTGAGTGGCTTTTATTGAACGAGTAATTGGCGCTATCCTCAGCAACACGCCATAATATATCTGCAGCTTCGATAGGCAATCTGTTTTCAATAATCTTTGATTCAATCTTCGCCTTCCAAGCTGGCATCTGATCAACCTTTTTCTTGCCAACAATACGTCGAAGTTGTTCAGCTTCGTCAAGGGTAAAGCCAACCTGCACAGCCATTTTCATTAACTGTTCTTGATATAAAGGTATGCCACCTGTGTACGATAAAACATCATCGTACAGTTCATGCTGACTTTGAAATTCTCCCGTTCTAACATAATCAGAATATTGATCTGTAAAGTCTAATGCTCCTGGTCTAGCTATTGCAACTACAGCACTAAGCTGTTCTAGGTTTTCTGGCTTAATCTTTTTGCAAACGCTAAAATTAGTATGGGCCTCAATCTGAAATAAACCATGAGCATGCTCAAGTTCTTGCAGTGGTAGATAAGTTTTTTTATCGTCTAGAGGAATAGTAAGAGGATCTATGTCAAGACTATTGCATGCATCATAAACGACACTAAGAGTTCTTAATCCTAGGATATCGAACTTTACCATAAGTTCAGCAACCCAATTCATATCATAGGCTGTAACTAATGCACCTTCGTTTGTTGACTGCAATGGAGACAAGTTTGAAATTTCGTCATGCGAGATAGCTATTCCAGATGGGTGGACTCCACTATTTTTATTTAAATTCTCTAGCTTCTTTGCAATTCTAACAACTTCTTCATTGCTGACAACCCACTCTTGAAGCTTATCAACCTCATCTATTGAGTCTGATATAGACGCAACCTTACCAAAGTTCTTTGGAATTAGTGCTGTTATGGCATTGATATCCGACTCTGTATATCCGCCTACAATTTTACCACACTCTCGAATGCAAAGCTTGCTACTTAAAGTATTTAATGTTAAAATTTTAGCTGTTCTGCCTGGGTATTTTGATTCGATATAATCAATAACTTTATATCGATGTTCATATGCAATATCGTTATCAACATCAGCAAGCAAACTACCATCTAAATATGTAACTCCATCTTTCTCGATTTTTTTAGCTCTACTCTTGCTGACAAATCTCTCAAAAAATAAATCATACTTGATAGGATCAATCTTTGTAACATCAATTAAATAAAGAACTAAGCATCCCGCAGCACTACCACGACCTGGGCCTGTTGGTATTTCATTTTCGTGGCAAAAATTAAGAATATCCCAATTTAATAAAATATAATCTATAAAGCCTAACTCTTTTAGTATCGAAAGCTCTTCTTTTGCTCTATCATAATACTCTTGTGCGTTTTTTTGCTTATCAATACCTTTTGATTTAACACCGGCTAAACAAAGTTTTCTCAGGAAATCATAATTTGATATACCGCTATCAGCATTTATAGATTTATACTGCTTATCAGTGATTTCAATCTTTGGTAGTCGAACGCCTGGGGGTATGCAATCTGCATACTCTTCAAATTGATCAATGAAACTTGTCATAAGTTAGCAATGCAATCTTTTTTGCAATCAAGTAATGCTTTGCTTTCGATTTCAATGTCATCTATTTGGTTTAATATATTATAATAAGCTTCTTTATGAATGCTCCAATACTTTTTTGGCTTAGAATATAATTGTTTATACAAATCGGAGGCTTCCTCTATAAGATTATTAATCTGTTCAGAGTATAATTCAAGATAACAATCAATATCATTTTTCATATTTTTACTTTCCATAGCATTTTCTTAAAGACTTCATAATTTTTTTTAATATCATATAGTGCATCATGTAGTTTTGTTGGATCAAAATCAACCTCATACCTTTTGCAGCATGCCCCTAGATTTAAACGCATACCTCTTTCGTGAAAAGAATTTAGTTTAAATTGCCAAGACAGGAAATCGCCCCCATTCAGCTCGACTTCTTTATAAATAGCTTTAGCTAAACATAATGTGTCAATAGAATGAGCAAGATAAGAATAATCTGTTTTTCTGCCAAGCAACTTTCTAAAAATATTATGAATATAAATATCAAAACCTAAGATATTGTGGCCCAATTTGATATAAGAATCATCGTAAAGATACTTCTCGAAATGATCAAGAACTTCTTCTGCAGGTTGAGCTAGCTTTTTATACTTGGAATCTTTAAAGCCAGTGACTTTTCTAGCACCCTCAGACATTCTTAAATCTTCCCAAAAAATATGGTAATCATTAGATTCAATAAGTTTGTCACCATGGTAAACAAGGAATGCGAGCTGCCAAGGCTTGTTATGCTCTGAAACTAAATTTAGATTACAGGTTTCAAAATCAAAAACAACATATTTTTGGTCTTTCTTAAATCTTAGTAAGTCTTCCATCATATTTTAGCCTTTTCCATATAGCTTTCCCAGCAAAATTGATCACTCCCAAGGTGGTCAAAGTTAGGCTTCTCTAGTGAGAGCTCTCTTCCGCCAAACGAATTTCTGCCACATATTAATTTATAGGTTAAATATGCAGGGAAGTCTTTTTTGTCCTTATAATATATTGATTGAGTCTGCTGCATACTATAGTCATTTGTCTCGCAATATTTAATTACCGCGTCTTTTATCATGGAGTCAAAGGGCAACGAATTATCTTCTACAAAAAATGTTGGATTGGTAAAAGAAAAATTTACAAAACAAGATTGAAAGCTAGTCAGGTTTTTAAATAAAAAAGAATCATAAAAAGGTATAGCAAGAGAAAGATTATCTTCATTCCAATTATTTTTTAAAATATTTAAATCAAGCCAGCCATTATGCTGTGTCTTGACGAGGGTATAAATTCTGTTTAGATCTTTGCAGCCTTCAGAATTTTTAGGAAATAAAATAATCTTATGATTGCATTTTGAATCTGATTTATCATCAAGCTTCTTAATATCTTCACAACAATCGAGCCGTATACCAAAGATCAACTGCTTAGAAAGAAGCGAGCAAACTTTGCGGGCTTGCAGGAAGCCCATAAAAGAGTCTTCGACAAGAACAACTTTATCTAAATTATTTTGTTGAGCAATATCAAAAACAGAATCCGAAGAATCGTCTGAAGAATCCTTTGGCTCATTAAGAGTAAGGATTGATTTGCCGATAGAAAAATGACTTTTGAATATTGGTAGCGTCACAAATACAATGTAACACAAACACCCGTCGAAGTCAAGTTATTTTTTGGTTCTTTCTATGAAATGATCAGCCAAGCCACCATCATTTAAATATTCCTCTAGCTCTTCAAGAAGCTTATTCCGGATTTCTTTTACATCGGGCGGTAAATCTTCTTCTTTGTTTTTAGCATAAGTAATAGTGGCTGATATAAGTAATAGAATTGCCAACGGGTCAAATACAAAAATTAAAACAACAATGATGATTCTAATCGCTTGCTCTGTGTCTACATCCAAACCTATCCATTCGTCCATTGCACCAACAATATATTTTATTGGGCCAATTTCTGTTTCTAATGCTCTAAGGGCAGCTCCATACTCAAACTTTTGATTTTCAAAATCACTAATCTCATTATACGCAGTCTCAATTTCACTTCTATATTGATTGACCTTGGGGTCATCAACTGCATTGCTAGTCTCTTTAAATTGGACCGAATCAATTTGTTGCCTGATGGCAGAGATTTTATCTAATGTATCTTTTTTGATGGAATCTATTGCGGATAAAGCTAGACTTCTATCTCGTTGAATGGCTTCTCTTTTTAGTTTCTGTGAATTATTGACTGCTTCAAAGTTATTGGCGCCAAAAAATCCAGTACTTTTCTTTGAGTCTTCAAGCTCTTGATTTAATAAGGATTCTTGATTATTATATTTATTCAATAATTCTTGCTGTGTTTCAAGTAGTGAGGCTTCTTCTTCTTTAATTGATTTTATTCTATCATCAAGTCTTTTTATAATAGCCTCGGATCCTGCGTCATTTGAAGTAGTTTGTTTTTCGAACTGAGATAATAAATCTTTTCTTTGATCTATAAATTGCTGCTTTCTTTCTATTTTGCTTTCTATTTGAGATATAATAGCTTGCTCTTTTTCTATAGAAGCTCCGTGCTCAACATGAGATTTGGATAAGAATCCAAAGATACCCATGCTGGTGATCGCACTCAAGACTACAACCGCTAAAAGCAAATAATATTTAAGGAATCCAAATGCTTCATGCCAATTCTTGTGCAGCCAGACAGCTGCCACCAACTTACCTACCTCTAATACTGCACCCATTATAATAATAGCTTCCATAGAACCTGGAAACATTGTAGCTAAACCTACAATACTAAAGTATGCAGCAACTAAGGATATAGAAATCCCCGATAAAAAGATGATCCCCGCCAAAAACATTTTAAATTTCCCCCTGATTATTGTTGTCGTTAAAACAATCTAAAGCACTTAAGTTTTTTAGTGTGAAGTGAATGATTCCAAAATGCTTACCTGTATTTTTTTGATTGGAAATTTCATATCCATAATTAGATAAGAATTTGGAGAGCTCTGCAATATACTTATATTGTAAGTAAACAATAATTTTTAGAGGAGCTCCGCAAGCGGCACTATCTTTTGAGAAAAGAGAGTTTTCTGCGTATTCGTAGCAAATGCTTTCTATTGTATCTGTCATTTATAACAGAGTACACAAATAATTAAAGAAAGTCGTCAATTTCTGATTTTGGTCTATTCCAGTAAGGGCAGCCTTTATACTCTACTTTTTCTATAAATTCACCCTCAAAATCATTAGGGCTAAGGCTATCTTTATCTTCTTCAAATACAGATTTGATAATTTTTCCTTTAGAATTTTTTATAACATAAAAATCCATTGGCTTTCTGTACGGGCAAATATACGCAACGATAGGATTTCCTTCTTTATCAAGCAAAGGTTCGCCTTTTGATATCTTGTACCCATCTTTACCGCACATTAGAGGGCCGCCAAAAGTTCCATCAGAAGGATAAGATTGTGCTCCTGCGAAATTACTAGTAGCATCTTCTTCGTCGAAATTATCTATAAACTCCTGCACTTCTGTTAAAAAATATTCTAAACCTTCAAGTTCTTCGTCGCTTATGTCCTCCATTTTTACATTACCTGAAGCATGTAAGTCAAATTTTAAAAATAAAAATTCAACTTCTGTATTTTTGAAGTGAGGAAATAGTTTTTTAACAGCTAATGTATAAAGCAAATCCTGCATGTTATCCGTTACTTCTTTGCCTTTGAAGACTGCTTTGCTACTTTTAAAATCTCTAATGACTGCTAAATTTTTATCTTCGTAAAAAAATAGTTTATCAATGAACCCACGCAACCTGTAAAGTTTATCAACTTCATCAATAGTGATATTAAACTCTTGCTCTGAGATAGCCTCATCGGGTTCGCCTCGTGCATCACCAAAGAAATCAAAGTGCAAGCCAGCCAGGGTCATGTTATTAATTAACTCCAGATTTTCTTCATCATTAACGTTGAGTTTTTTGGCATGATAAGCAACTAGACGCCTGATTGGCTCGCAAGCAAAAATATTATCTTTTAATATAACTTCGTCATAAACAGGTCTGTGCCTTGGGTTTCCCAGTAATTCAAATATTAGGTGACATATCCATCCTCGACTAGCCCCATCGTTACTTCTGTCAGGGACTTTTAGATGATATGTAGCCCAGTAGCTCCAAGAGCAACTTTGAGCTTTTTTTATTCTACTAGCAGATAATGGGGTTAGTTCACTCATGGAAGAATTTTTTTTTATACAAAGAAGCAGGAATCTCTTTGCTTTTTATTAAATCTAAAATCTGATCTTTGTATTTAGGCTGATCGTTAGTATACATTTTATCAGATAAATATTGCTTCCAGGGATTAAAATCTTCTGGATTCATTTCGCCAAAATCTTTTGAGTTAGGGGGATGTATTATAATATTATCTCGGCTGAAATAATTCAATAACTTTAAGTAACATTTAAATGAACCAATTAATCCTCTGTTATGATCTTTATCAAAATCGTTATTTAAGGACAAAATAATTCTGGAGCATCCGAGCGACACTAAAAAACAAAGAAGTTTAGAGGATAATGATACACCAAAAGTTACTAAGACATTTTTAATTCCCTGTTCGTGTAGCTGAAGTAAATCCCCAATGCTTTCAACCAAAATTACTTCGTCTTCCTCTAAAATTGAATACTCAACTAAATTTCTTTGAGATTGAGGTAAGTAAAATGGATATATCCATTCAGATTTTTTTCCTACATGCTTCCATTTTGGACGATTGGGGTTAGATGTAGTCATGTCTCTACCGCTAAAGCCGCAAATTTGCTGCTCATCATTGTAAATAGGGAACACAAACCTTTGATACATAGCTCCTTCTGTAGCAAGACCGCCCTTAAAGAACATCAAGGTTTCATCTGATACGCCTCTTTTGTTATAAAATTTATAATGAGGTAGTAATTTATTTAAAATAGAATCAGGATAAGTCTTTTCCATAGTTAGCTTTGGTCTTTCTATAATCTCTGTTCTGCTAATTGATAAGTCATAACCACCAATGACCTTTTTGATTTCTTCTTTATCATTGGTTTGAAGAGTGGCTTGGACTAGATACTCAAGAGGTAAAGCTTTTGAATCTTTAACATAATCAACCCAGACACCAGAATCTTTGTAAACTTGGACTGCAGTTGGGTTTTTGCCTCCCCTGTAAAGGGCATTTGTACGCCAATGATTCCCGCAATCAGTCAGCTTGTAGCCCAAATTAGTGAGAATATCCTTTATCTTGTCGGATGTCATATATCAATGCTTGAGCCGCCTGTTTCTTCAGCAAAACCAACATCAACTTGCGAATCAACCATATCTTGCAAGTCTCCGACTTCAGTGATATTGAAATTATCAAAATCTAAATTAATAAAATTTCTTCTCAAGTCTCCATTAGGCATTCTGACTGGCTGTATAGCTCTATGTACATTGTCACCTAAGTGTCTATACTTGAAGCATGTCAGCCTATGGGTGCCAAATAAATTTTGCTCTTCGGCAAGCTCGTCCATTGTTTTTTGACGCAGAGAAAGTAAGTGTGAACTAAATTGGGTAATCCTATCAGACAGTGAAACTATACTTTCATCTTCCACTATATTGTCTGAGCTTCTGTTGTTTGTGATACCTGTCCGATTACTTTGAACGGAAGTAATCATTGCAACCTTAGGCTCATTGTCGAATAAAATGTCTCTTTGTATTAGTTTTTTAAATTTATCCACCATCTCTCCAACAACCTGGTATTCATTTTTATTACCCATCTTTTCGGAGGTAGTCTTAATATAATCGAAGCTTAAAATCATTGGGTTGCCTCGCTTGATTTGTCCATAATAAAAGTGCTTGCATAGCTGCATAATAGCATCAACTTCCATGCCGCCAACATTTTGATAGTAGAATTTGTAATTCTGTACAATTTTCCATACAGCACGAACTTTATTTACAATTTCTTCTCCGGCCTGTCTCCATTGGCCTGTTTCAAGCAAGGACAGTGGTACTCCTGATAAAGATGCGCATTGACGCATAATCAATTCTTCTTTACTCATTTCTCCATTATCTAAATGTAGAATGGGTATACCTGTTTCTTGAGAAACTTTTGTGCAAAAATCCATAACAAACTGAGTCTTGCCAACACCAGTCCTGGCGACTATCGTTGTGATATTTCCTGGCCTCAACAGAGAGCCGTATAGCTCGTGTAATCTAGAGTGAGGTCCCGTGGGACCAAAATGCGTTGTTGGGTTGTTTCCTTTTAATTCTACTAAATCTTCCATGTCAGTAAAAATATTTTGGGGAAAGAACTCCCCATTTTCATATAAGTTCATGTTGGATGAGTATATATCATCCGCTTTGTTGATAATTTCAGATAAATTTTTAGATGAATCAATGTGTTTCATCTCTTTCTGTATCTTTTGTGCATTACCTGATATATCACGCCTAACAGAAAGTTTTTTGACTTCTTTCGCTGCTTCTGTTACAGAATCTTTAGAAGACTTTTTGAGTTTTAATGCCCTAATATAGTCAGAGACATTAATATTGTCTTCAAAAGAAATACCTGATAACTTTATGCGTTCAGCTAGAATGATATCATCTATGGAATTTCCTGACTCGTAATCAGATTTTAGAAAACTATAAATAATCTGATGCGGTTCAAAGAAAAAATCTTTAGACGACATGAAACCAGCAATTTCAACATACTTATCGGGATAATTCAATAGCCCAGCAAGCAGTTGCTTTTCAACCTCCGAGGAATAAATCATATAATATCTATAACAGAAATAAAAGTTTTAGTCAAGTCCTTTATTGTTGTCGGGGTCATCATTATTTTCTGCCCCGTACATACTTTCGGCCTCTTCTAAACTAATTAAATACTTTTCCAATGCTTTTCTGAGACCCATTTCAATGATTTGATTTTGGCTTCTCGTATATACCATAGGCTTACCCTGCTGGTCAACATAAGCTAGAATAAATCCTTTGCTGTGATCTGCATCTCCTGTAAATTCGAAGAGCTTCTCAAGCATAGCCTCGGGTATGGAAAAAATATTTAAGTTTTCTGGATCAATATTATTGCTCACTGTTTTATATTACACTTAGGTTATAGGATAACGCCGAAAGATTTGAATAAATCAGCAGATAATTTGTCATTTGGGTAAATTTCTACTAATTTTATATTGTTTAATTCGCAAAATTTTTGCTTGTCATTGTCTCTTCTTATTTGACTGAGAAAAGTAGACTTTGATTTGCCATGAAAGAAAGGAGTATATTTTAAGTGTTGCCCTCCTTGAACTTCTACTGCAATGTTTTGGTTGGAGTTATAGAAATCGAAACGCATTTTTGTTCCGACAATGGGGAATTCCTCAAAAACAATATCTGTGTGCCAAAATGGTTTCAGGAACTGCTTTGTCGAAAATTGTAATTTACTAAGGCTTTGTCCGTCCCATTTTATTAAATAATTTTTAGGTTTTTTTACTCTTTTAGATGAACCAGTTAGTGTTTTGAATACCATTATTTACTTTCCCTGTAAATCAATTCTTTAAAATGAGAAATTAAAAAGTCTGTTAAGGCTGGATCTGATTCTAGTAGGCTATTTAACTTGGGTTCACCTTGTATCTTTTCTGGAAACTCTAGATTTTTTTCCTTTAGAATATCTAGGAAATCTTGTTCTACTGAAATCCATGCCCCTTTTTTATTTATATACCCCCAAAGGTATAGCATATCTATTACTTCTTTTTCAACCCAAATAGATGTGCCATTGATCCTTCCGTACTTGATTGGGTATTCTAGCGTATAGTTTGTTTTCTCGTTTGGAGACTTTTTTACAGTAATTTTAGCTATGTGACCAAGAATTTTATTCTTCTGTTGATCAATTGGCTGAGTTGGATTCTCTAGAATCAAATCTTTTTTAAATCGGGGCTCAAATTCAAGAATGTAATTTGCAAAATGGAGTAATGCATTGCCTCCTGTAGCTGTCGTTTGACGCACAGGAGCTTTGCTATAAGGATCTAGCTTGATATCAGCACGGACTTGAGAGATAAAAATAGCCATATGACCTCGCTTGGCTAAAGCAATACTCATCTTTTGCATAAATTTTGCCCCAAGTAATGCTCCTCCAGCTACTTTATGAGCGTCTTCAAAACCTTTACTTAGATCATCTTTCATGATCAAGCCATCGAGGGAGTCTAGTATGAAACAGTACTTGGTTCCTTCTGGGTTTTTAGCTACCAAGATTCTCATTAAATCTAGAACTGTCTCATAAATGTTGCAGTCAAATATAAAACACTTTCCTTCATCCCAAGAATCTTCATCGTATGTAAAGTCAATTCCACATCTTTGCTTCATTTCTTCAGAAAGCCGGCCTTCTGCTTTTATATAAACGCCTTTAGAGTTCTCCATTTTTAAGAAGTTTTTCATAACTTCAAGAGCTTCCGAACTCTTACCGCCTTCATTCATACCTGTGAAGCGATGTAAGCCCGGGCCTAGCCCTCCATCAAGCTCAAAGTCAACCTTGAGGCTGCCACACGAAACTTTATAAGTAATCTCTTCCTCAAAATTATAATGATGATCTTCGTTTTGCTTTAAAAAACTTTTAAGCGAATCTTTTGTTGCTACTTCTGCTGTTTTACTCATGATAAAAAATCTCTAAGGGTTTTGCGTTTATTTTTTTGAACATAATCTTCTCCTTGTTTTTCTCCAATTTTAATATTATTGGATTTAGGTATAACATATATAAATCGTTTGTACTTTTTTTCAAGTTCTTCTGAGTAATATCCAGATCGAAGAACTATAATACTATCAAATTTTTTATCGAATGTCAAGCCTTTCCAGAAAAAATCTTCCGGATACTTTTCGATTAAAATATTAAGGGATTGCATCTCTCTCCCCCAAAAGTTTCTTTTTCCTTTGTCAGGTATGACTACTAACTTTTCTAAAATGTTTTTCTTTTCAGTATGTGTCACATTAACATCATACAATGAAATGAAAATATTGTCAAGGCTTATCTCCTCTTGCTTGGGATTGCATAAAACCCTATCACCATAAAACACAAGTCCATAAATGATGATAACATAAGGCCACCTGTCATCTGAACAACTTCCCATTCCTTCGCGCCAAACAAATAACTGAAAAATCCCCATCTAGTATTTTCGCCCTTTGGCACAATTAAATCGTATGTAATTCCAGGATTATGAGCATAGTAAACCATAAGATAGCACATTGTAAATGTGATACTCATAAAAAGCACACGCCTAGTAACTTTTACAAAAGAATCGCTAGCTTGTTCGGATTGGTTTGAAACTAAAGCCTTGAGCATTTCGTTGTCTCTGGCCGCCAGCAAAATTTGGTTATGGCGACGATGCTCAAGCCAAGCATTAATAAGATTACAGGCCAGTTTTATTCCTGCACCTATAATCGTATTCAGAATTGGGCCCATTAATCAGCAATCTTGTCGTAATCTGCTTTGCTGCAAAATTTTGTTAGCTTAATACCGTCATCATCAACGGCACGAAGTGCATAACGCACGGAGAGTTTGCCTGTTTTTGTGGTTCTTTCCATAGCATACTTTGTCACTTTGGATTCATCAATTTGAACCTTCTTCTTCTTTCTTACATTATAAAATTCAATCATGATAAGTTCGGGGTTTAATATCCATCAGAATCTTTACAGTTCTGCATTTGATTATAAATCCACTCGTATGTTTTTTCAAGTCCATCTTCAAGAGTGATCGATGGTGCCCAGCCTAACACTTCTTTAATCATCGTGTTATCGCTGTTACGACCACGAACACCTTGTGGGGCATTCAAATTGTAGTTTCTTTTTAATTTAATGCCGCCGATATTTTCTACAATATTAACAAGCTGATTGATGGAAACCATACGATCACTTCCAAGGTTGAGTGGGCGAGAGTCACCCTTTTGCCACATCAATTCCATGCCAGTGATACAGTCGTCAATAAACATAAACGAGCGAGTTTGTTCGCCATCACCCCAGATTTCAATTTCATGCTTGCCGCTCATCTTAGCCTCTATAACTTTGCGACAAATTGCAGCAGGAGCTTTTTCACGACCACCACGCCATGTTCCAAATGGCCCATAAACATTATGGTAGCGACAAGTGCGTGAATCAATACCAAAATCTTTTCCGTAATAATAAGTAATCAATTCACTAAATAATTTTTCCCAACCATATCCATCATCTGGATTAGCTGGAAATACATCAGATTCTTTAAGTGCCTGAGATGATTCGTCTTTAATTTCAGATTGAATTGCGGCTGGATAAACACAAGCAGTTGAGCTATATAAAACTTCTTTGACACCATTGTCTCTCGCAGCCATCATCATGTGAGTCTGAATAAGAACGTTCTCCATGCAAAGAGCTTGATTGTTTTCAACAAACCCCATGCCGCCCATATTGCAGGCAAGATTGTAGATGCGATCAGCACCGACACTTAATTTGTAACAATGATCTTTTTCTTGCAGATTACAATCCGCATGATTTTCTGCACCATCAAACGTCTGATACCACATATCTGCGGGCTTAATGTCGGCGGCGATAACTTCATGCCCTTGTGCCAATAAATCTTTAACTAAATAACCGGCTATAAAGCCGCCTGCTCCTCCAACTAATATTTTCATAATTCTAATTTAATTCTTTTTATCCAATGATTGAAATCTAATGTTTTATAATAAGGTTTTATTTTTTGAGATAATATATTATATTGCTCATTTAAAAAATCTTCACTAATTTTTTGATAATCTTTTTGATGATCCAGGAAAAGAATTGGTAACTCTGAGTGATCAAATTGATCGTACATCGAGTCTTTAACGACAATAGGAATTGCACCGCAATAAAGAGTGTCATAAAACCTGAAAGAATCAGGTGCCGTTCCTCGCGGACACATTACAAATTTACTGCTTCGCAATCTATTAAAAAATTGATCATTAGACATAAACCAAGAACGTTTTTCTCCTCTTGTTCCTCTTGAGCCAATATTTTCAAGAGTATACATGGGATTGTCTTTTGTAAACAAATAAATAGCTTTTCTTATCCAGCTTGTATTTAATGAAAAATTACCATAAACTAAAATATCTCGCTTTCTTGGTTTGTCGTTTTTATGGAAAGAGTCTCTGGCTCTAAAATCTCTACCCATAGGAAAAAATTTTATCACATCGTGAGCATAATTAATATTATTGCAATAAATTCTTTTGACGTTTTTTGGTATATCGATATTTTTATTTAAACAGCCATCTGTTTTTCCGCAAATTATTGAATAAGTAAAAGGACGTGATTCGATAACTTCGAGGTATTTCGTTAAATGTTTTAAATTAAATGTGTGCCTGTGACTACCGATAAAGAGAATTGAATCTCTATCCGGAATATCGTCTTCGCATGCAACTGATACGATGCCTTGATTACTGAAAAAGCTTTCGTTGAATAAAAGAAGAATGTCCTCCATCCTTTTCATTGAGAGCTATTTTTTTTGAATTATATACTGAGAATCAATAACTTCGAAATGATTTATTTCTTCAAATTTATCTTCCAGGAAATTATCAACCGCAGGAATGACACCAAAGTCTAAAACATTTCTTGCGATAGGGCTATCTGTGTATGCATTCCCGCAAAAATATCCATTTGATTTTAATTTAGCCCACCAGTTGTTCAAATCTTGTTTTACAAAATCATAACTATGATTAGCGTCTAAGTATATCCAATCCATGTAATAATCTTCAAAATCAGAAACCGTATCCGCAGAATATTTTTCAATAACTTGAACTTTATCGTTATCTGAAAATCGGTTAACCACGCTAGTCTTGTAACTATCCATTTCTTCTTGCATAACTGCATGCCAGCGATTAGGAACATCTGCTATACTAACCCAAGGATCTATAAGGTACAATTTTGAAATTGGCTGTAAAGAAATTAGATTAGCATAGTCGCCTTTTAAAACTCCTATCTCTGCGCAAATATCACCTTCATTAATTTTGTCAAGTAATGATAACCTTGCAGACCCTTTGTCAAATTGATATGGTTCCATAATTAAAATTCGTAATTGTATTTTTTTATATCTTCTTGATATATATTATACACGATATTCTTTGTTTCTTCTATATATAATTCTTGATAATTCGAAGAATTAGTAGTGTTGACTCTTTTGAGGGGTCTAATTCTGATATTTAAGTGGCGGCAAATTTTAATATAGTCACGATTAATATTTTCCATTTTACCAATATAATCAATTTCTTGATCCAGGAAATAGGAGAATGGCTGAAGGTGAATTCCAGAACGAACAGAACCTTCTTCTCTAATCATCATCTTCTGAAACTCTGGAACTCTTCTCACGAATTCATCGAAAGAAATTTGCTTAGCTAAATCAGCAAGCTTTTGATTGCCTTTGTACCATCTGCCCCCAGGGTTCATGGATTTAAAATAACGATAGCAAGAAGCTATACGATCCCATGGATTGCGAACAAAAGAAAAAGAAAAATAACCTTGGTTTAAAAACTCAGAATGTTTTGATGCTGGAGCATGTCCTGAACCTAAGAAGTCTAATTTTAAACTTTTATAAACTGAAGTGCCTGCACATTTCGGTATATGAACGAAAACGCATTTTAAATCGTGAGATATCATTTTGAGTACAAATTAAATATTTTAACCCAATCAATGTGATTGAATTTCCACCAGTGTTCGTCTTGGCTGGGTTGTGATTTTATAAATGAATTTTCTCGAACACAAATTGTGTGATCGCAAGAATAATTATTAACTGAATTTTCTTTATCAATAATAATAACTTTAAAATCGAGTTTAGGATTAATCAGTCGAATCTTTTCGCAAAATTCATCAATATCATTTTGGTTATAACTTCCGTGGTGGATAAAGCAAATATCATTAACAGTTGAAATAATATCGATCAATCTATGATATCTTCTTTGGTATTTTTGAGTAAAGTTTATTATATCTTCTTTGCTCGATCCTTCTTTTAAGTCATGATAAAATTCATAGAGGCTTAAATTTTTAATGCTATAAACATATTTAAGGTCTGGATTAATTTTGGATGAATTAACCAAATTGTCTATGCTAAATACATTTTCAGGGTTACTGCAACTGATTAGATCTAGCACAGATTTAAAGTCAATAACTACCCAGTCAAATGGAAGAGTTGCACTTTTTCCGCAGAAAAGATCAATATGGTGCTTGACACAGCAACTTGAGCCTAAGGAGATAAATTTAGTCATAATCTTGTCAACTTTCTCCAATCAACCTTTCCTGTAGTTGAATTTTTGTATATTAAGCTTCCGAAATTCTTGTCTGCTTCCTCTAATCTTGTTGCGCCACTATATGTGAAAAAGCTTTGTTTGTAAGCGACCCCGTTTAACTTTTCAAACACTGGAGAATCCATCAACAATAAATCTAAATGATCATCCCATGGAATCACAGATAAAATAGCTTCGACAGCTTCTATGCGAAATATCTGAGCCCAGTTGCCCCACGACGGAATAAGTTTATAAAAATTATCTTTTATATGATGCTGCTCTGAGAACTGAATGTCTGGAGAAAATTTAACGATTCCATTTTTTAATTTTTCTTTCCCAGTGCCAACTAAAAATTTTACAAAATAACTATCCAAAGCTTCTGCTTGTTCAATAATGCCCGAAATCTTATCCTCAATATTCTCCTCTAATAATTCGGTATCATCTTCAACTATTAAAAACCATTTAGGGAAGTCAGGATTAAAAGAGTAATTTAATTGTATCTTTTTAAATAATAATAACCAAGATAAATTGCAGCCAAGTTTTCCTGGAAGCCAATTCCATTCGTCTAAATATTTTTTGGTATGAAATTTAAATTTTCTATCCATTGATTCTAAAATATCATAATAATCAATAGCATTTGCGGCCTCAAATAATTCCAATCCATTTAATTTAGATTTAACATCGTTAAAATTGGAAAAACGACGAGGGTCTTTCGTGAATGTTATCATGTAGGATTTAAAGTTCATTCTACAGATAGGATTCAAGCTTATATGCAAGATCAGAGTGTTTAGCATAATTAAGTTCATACTTATTAAGCTGAAAATGACCTTCTGTAATCATTTCTTTAATATGCTCTTTGTAAGAGTTCGTATTATAGAAATTAATCAATTCATCAGGGTCTACTTTTTGATCAAAGAGCCAAGGGTCATCATCTATGGAAATAACTAATTTTAATGAATTTTTAATAATAGCAATCCAGTTCCAGGTTCTACTGTAAACTATCCGATCTCTCTCTATGGTTTTATCCGAACATAAAATATCACTACTAAAACTTGAGCCGTGAAATGATTGTTTTTGATAATCTACTCCGCATAAATCAAGAACAGTTGGAGTGAAATCTGGCATTGAGTGTGGCGTGTTTACCACTTTGCTCGATATTTTATTGGGATAATAAATAATCATGGGAACTCTAATAGAGCAATCATAAGGCAATGATTTGTTGAGGCATCTATGTTCGTAAAGCAAATCTCCATGATCCGAAGTGAAAACCAAAATTGTATTATCAAGCAAATTAATATTTTTGAGGCAAGAAATTATCTTACCTACGTTATCATCAATACACTTAACCATTCCAAAATATTTTTTGATGGATTCTGGACGCCATTTATTGGCGCATTCGCCATTTTTTACCCATAAAGGCTGATCCATAGGTTTGTTCACTGATTTCCTCATTGTACGAGGTAGATCAAAAACAAGATTATTAAACATTGAATTATAAGGTTCTCGAACTACATTTGGATCATGAGGATCAGGGATACATAAAGTCAATAAAAATGGTTTTGTTTTATTAGATTCTATAATTTGTATGGCTTTATTTGAAAGCCAATCTGTCGTGTAATTTTTATTATTTGCTAAATCAGGATCCCAATTAAAAGTGCTGATGTTATCCCCAGTTTCTTCAACAATTTTAAAATGACCTCGATTATACATATAGCGATTATGGTCGAAGCCGAAATTAGGAGAGGTTCCCCAGTCAGGCGATTTCATTCCATTTAAGTGCCATTTCCCTACGTAATTTGTTGAATACCCAGCATTTTTGAAAAAATGAGCAAAGGTTTTTATATTACTTTTTAAATGTTGCGACTGCCATTCAGTCCCAGCATTGATTACATTGTCATAATGGCGACCAGTAAAAAATGTAGCACGGGAAGGTTGGCATATAGGATATGGAGTTATGAAATTATTAAAAAGACATCCGTTTTTAGCAAGAAAATCAATATTTGGGGTATCGACTTTGACATCTTTACCGAACTGAAACGCTTGATTTTCTGTCATTAAGTCTCGATAACAACCTAAAGTTCTTAGATTATGTTCATCGGTATGAATAATTATTACATTTGGTTTTCGACTCATAATTATAAAGAATTTATATACTTCAATAAATTAAAACCATTGTGCCTATCAATCTTATGTTGATTTAAATTTAATACATCGCAAATCGTATCAAAAAATGGATAAACTCCCGCCCCGATTCTTTTGTCTTGTGGAGTCCGCGCATTGACTTCGATAACCAGAGTTTCAGGCTGACAAAAAAATAAATTAGCCATGCAAGCTCCATGGGCGCACACGATAATTTTCGCATGATAAAAATGCATGATTTGATCTTTAAGATCCATATTTTCTAGAACAACAGAACCAAATTTATCTTTATATTTTTCATGCAACATATTTTCTACTTTATCAATGTTTTTGATTTCACGCCGCTCTTTACCATTTGTTGCATTTTTATTTTGTTTTTTTAAATATGAATCAGAAATTAGCTCTACTCTTTCTCCTCTTTTAATCAAAAGTACTTCGGGATAAGAAGGATCGGGGGCTTTGTCAATATCCAAAGAGCTAAAAACGAAATCAATAAATTTTTTAAAATCTTCTATATTGTTATGAGAGGGCAATCTTTCAATGACTTTTTCTTCGCATTCAATTTTATCAAATGCTGTTTGATCTACTTCCATGTTTTTAGAATTGAATATGCTTTCATACATTTTTTCAAAGTTACCCAATGTTTGATCTAAATTTTTTATTCTAAAAACATGGTCATGCTCAGGTATACCAGAGAGAACTTCAGGGAAAACGCAATCACACATAAAATGTGCAAAATGAAATAAATTGCCGCCCCTTCTTTTGTTTTTAACTTTGATTAAACTCATAATTAAATAATTTAATATCTTTGGAGAATTTTTCAGCGACCATATCTATTGAGTCCTGATTATAAAGCTTAGAATAATGTATCTCTTTTGGTTTAGGGAAAACTTTTTCTCCATTTGGTCCAGAAGTTATTGGTTGAGAATTTTCATGAGGTAAAGTGCATGATGGCTTTTTAATCTTTTTGCAGACAAAATCGAAATCTTCTTGAAGATTTTCAAACCTACCAATAAAATCAAGATCAATATCAAAATAGTCACTATGCACACAACTGTAACTTGTGATAAATTCTTTGTCATTGTACCAACGCTCGATATATTCGTTAAAATCTCTTGTGTAACATTGGCCGTTGTAAAAATATTGGGAAACCATCTTGTCCCAAGGGTTTCTGGTGAACGAGAAAGTAAAATAGTTATTCCATTTGTTTTTTGTGGTAGATTTAGCTTCTGATGCTGAAATATGAAGCTGTTTGTCTTGCATGTTTAAGGCCTTGCAAACAGAAATCCCGCCTGTTTTAACAACATGTATAAATATACATTTATATTGATGGTTGATCATTTGTTAATGTCTAATCTTAGTACTCGCTTGTCTGGCCAAGGGTTGATTTCCGCCGGGAATATATCAAATTTCCTAAGAAACTTTGCGATAGCTAAATCTTCGTATATTTCACTTTCTCTAATTTCATTAATACCTTCGAGTCCTTTAAACTTGCCAATGGATTTACCGCTCAAGAAATAAGTTGATCCTCCTGCCGCCCAATCTACATATATCCCATCGTATCTTTTATTACACCAAGGGGAATCTTCTCGCACCCTACCTATATGCCACCCTCTTTTACCTTCTTTTGTTTTGATCTGAAAGCCTGCGTAATCGTAACCATCAAGAGATTTTAGAAGATCGACTTCCCTTCCCTCGTTCCACCTTAACCAATCAACATCATCATCTATTTTCCAAAAATGATTATATTTTTCTGGATAATTATTGTCCGCCAAATATTTATAAATAGCAAACATTTTTTCTGGAAGGTCTTCATATAAATCGCGGCACTTTAATTGAATAACGTTTTCTTCTAATCCTTTTTCTTCTTCTCCACCAGTAAATATTAAATAATCCCCAAGGTTCCATTTTTTAACTCGAGCTTTTATGTCTTCGACTCGATGAATATACTTTTGGCAGCATACAAAAACTTTAAGAATTCCACTTTTCATCAAAATAACCTTTTCCTATTGATCGAGTGTTATCTCTATTGACTTTTTCGTGATCCAAGTGATAACCTTTACAGTTGGTATTGATAATAATTTCATTGCCGGCATTTTTTGCTCGCCTAGCAAAGTCAAAATCTTCGCCACCCCAACCTTTGAAACCTTCGTCTAGCCCTTCAATCTGTTTGAATACATGAGTAGGGCAAGACCAATTGCCTCCATACATATATCGAGGTGGTATTGGTTTTTCGTGAATCAAGTAAGGGCGCTTAAGTTTATCGATGAAGTCTTGGCGGCGATCACCATATTTAAGTGAATCTATAAAGTCGAAATCGTGGTGTATTTTTTCAGGAGTAACTTGTGGCACATTATCAATTGCTATTGATAGGCAAAGCCCTGCAATTAATTTGTCAGCATATTTCAAATGCTCAGCCACAAAATCAGGACCCCAAATAACATCAGAGTTGCCAAATATAAAACGATCCCCAGACGCTAAATCTGCGCCCCTGTTCCAAATATATGCAAGTCTATAACCTTCGTTCGGTCTCGTGAAGTGCTTTACTTTTTCTTCTTGTAACCATTCGACAGTTCCGTCTGTTGAACCATCATCGGAAATAATTATTTCAAAATCTTTTTCTGTTTGAATCTTTAATGTTTCAATGCTTAATTTTAATGCAGGCAAATTATTAAAAGATGATAATATTACTGAGGCTTTCATATCTGGTGGATTTTTTGTTCTGGAAATTGAAAATGACAAATACCTGATATCATCATATTTTTATGAGCTGGGTCAAGTATTCGTCTTTCTCTTACAAATTTACACAATTTTATATGATATTCTAGGTCTAGTAAGTAATGTTTTTTAAGATTATTTCTTTCAACACATTGTTTTAGGAAATTTTCACAAGACCATCCATCAATATAATCCCATGTACAATTGTTATAATCCTTGATTGTTTTGATATATTCATATGTTTCATTGATATAATCTTCATTGTATAAATAATCGATTTTGTCGGCACGAATAAAATAAAAATTTGTCTGCGGGTAAAAATAATTATTATAGTGTCTTGTATGATTAAAATTATAGGTTTTTAAATCTTCTACCTTGAATCCATTTAAATAAATAAAATCTACATCAGGGACATTAATGCCTAATATTGACTCGTTAAATATAACATCATTTGAGCTTTTTAATGCCCATTTCCCACCTTTTGATTTGCATAAATTAATTAATGCATTTTCGCTATCAGCAATTCCAAAGCCATGACCTCGATTCTTTTCTACATTAATTACATGACAATCTGGGAAGTAGTTTTTCCATAAAGCCTCATTCTTTTTGATCAGGGAATCACAAAAATCAGAATAAGTCGTGGCTACAGCAATATGCTTAAATCGTTTTAAGACAGATAAATTATGCTGAATGTATTTTTGCTCAAGTAAATCTATAGAAGAATCCGAATCTATATAGCCATTTGATAAGAACCAACTGTCATTAATAATGCTTTTTAAAATCATCTACAGAAATCAATGAAAGTAACTCGGTCCTGTTTTTGCAAAAGAAATCCCAAGAGTCGATACCTTTTTGAATGAAATCTTTGTCGAGTTTTTCGTCTTGTTGGTTTTTTAAAATTACACCTACACCCCAGTCAGTATCAATTACGAAATGTTTATGCTGTGGATTGATGAGTCTTGAACGCAGGAATGATTTATAAACATCCCCCATCCAATCGACTTGAGATCCACGAGGAACTTGAGCATGTTTTTTAGTAGGAGGACTGCAGTCATGCATTAATACAAAACCGTTATCTGCTGTTGACAATAAGGAATTCTTTATGTCTTTATCTACCTGATCTGATTCATGCAAGCCATCTATAAAAATTATGTCATATTTTTCAACTGACATGCCATGAAAAAAACCAGCGAAAAACGAACAAGAAGTAGTGTTGTGATTAACCATGCGGTGCATTTCGTTTTCATGGCCAGGATCAACACCATCTTTATGTTTAATGTTGATTTTTTCTATACATTCACCTTTGAAAACACCAATTTCTAGGTATCTTGCCAGATTATGCTTTAATATAAAGCTATTAATTATATCATATCTTTTCATTTCCAAAAATCATATATCCCTTTATCAACCTCGTATTTTTCCCATTTGAAAATTTCACGCACTGGTTGTGTTTGTGCCCATGCCCACATTTTTGATAAACCTTCTTGCAGGGAAACGGTATGTTCAAAGCCTAAGATATCTACAGATTTTTGATATGTAGGTATAGAGTGTTTAACTTCGTGGCGAGATTCTTTGTATGAAGACTGTCCATCTTTAATGATATCAAGTAAAATTTTATTGGCTTCATTAATGGAATGCTCTTCTACTCCACCAAGATTAATTATTTCTTTTGAAGCTTCTGGATTAATTGCAGCTTTATATAATGGAGATAAAATGTCATCAACACAGCTAAATGCTCGTGTCTGGCTTCCATCTCCAAAAATAGACATTGGTAATCCTTGTATATATTGAAACATCCAAATACCTAAAACATTTCTGTATCTGTCCCAAATGTTTTGCTTCGCGCCATATACATTGTGAGGTCTGATAATACACCAATCCAGTCCATGCTGTTCGCCAGCGATTTTAATATCCATTTCGCAAGCATATTTTGCAACACCATATGGATCAATTGGAGCTGGAGTCTGCTCTTCTTTAAAGATGCCTCCGTCTCCATGGCCATATACGGCTAATGAGGAAGTAAATACAAGTCTTTTGACATTATAAGTGATGCATGAATTAATGACTGCGGCAGTAGAGACTGTATTGTTCATATAATTAAACTTTCTTATGAAAGGACTTAACCCTTCTGCTGCATAAGCCGCTAAATGAAAAACATAATCTATACTATGATTTTCAAAAATTTGATTGATATCATCTTCATGTAAATTAGCTTGATAAAAAATAATTCTTTCATCAAGGTTTTCTATGTAACCACCACTTAAGTCATCAATTCCTATGATTGTTGCATTTGAAATGTTTTCAAGAAGCCAATCGGCTAACCTGCTCCCGATGAGCCCCGCAACTCCAGTAATTAGTATGTTCATATCTTGATGTACACTTTATTCTTTGAATTCGTATCCGAAATACTCGATATCCTTAGCATATTTTTCTGCAACCATTTCACGGGCTTCGTTGTCGTAATATTCAGTATAATGCTTGTGATTGTTTTTGTTTTTGTGCGGTAAATTTACTTTAGGAATATTTAAATCATCAAAAACTTTATCCATGCCGTCAAGATCTTCAAGTTTAAAAATGTAATCCATAAGTGAATTACCCGATTCATCAAAAAGCCAGTTGACTTGAGGGTTTGCTGGGTAATGCATAACAAAATCTTTGAATTCGGTATGGTTATGCTGACCTTTTTTGAGTCTATAAGCCCATGACGATACTCGTCTTTCCCAAGGATTTCTTACTACTGAAAATTTATAATAATCGTCCCAATTCCAGCCTTCAGATTCAAAATGTTTTTTCAAGTCTAGTGCTGTAGTATGATGTTTGTACGGTGAATTTCTATCATTAACACTTACTATATCACTGTATGGGTCAATAATCGACCTAACTGAAGTGCTGCCAGTTTTAGGGACGGCTATAAAAACAAATTTATGCTTGTGGGATATTCTCATAACTAATAGATGAATCTTGTTTTGATTTATTCCATTTTTTTACATTGTTTTGCTCGTTCCATTCTCTGCCGATATGATTAAATATTCCATTAAAATGAACACGTTTAACATTTTTAAAATGATCCCTGTCTTCTTTTTTTCTATTGCGATGATAGTCAATCAAAAGCTGTTCGGGGTCTTGTTTCTTTCCATCATTTAGAATATATGGTCCGTAGACATGCTCAGAGAAAAACTGCTTACCCCACATTGACGGATGAAATGAAAATTCAAAAAGATGATTTGGATGGAAGCCAATATAATCATAATCACTATCAATCAATTCTTGTATATTAAAACTGATGTCGTGTTTTTTATCATCTTCAAGCCACATAATATAACCGTTGTCATTTAAATCTTGAAGTTCTTCTTGGTGTGTTTCTTGTATTAAATAATTCGCAGCAGTAAAAAAACAAGGTTCAGGTGGAAATGAGATAATGTGATCAATATCATGAATAATTTTTTTAAAGTTGTCAGCTGTTTCATCTTGATCGCCAAGAGCTGGGTCAATATTAATACGCCAAAAGACACTAATACCCTGATCGCGTAAATCATCCGCAAAACTTTTCAGGCATTCGGTTTGCAATTCTGGTCGGCAAATCGCCGTGGTCAATATAATTAAATCATACATCTTGAGATGCTTTTATTGCTTCTAGCCATTTTTTATTTACTGCATCAACGGAAAAGTGAGTCGAGCTAAAATCAAAGGCATTATCAATAATATTTTGTGCATGTTTAGGATTATCATTCGCCCATTTTATTTTGTCAATAAGATCAGATAGGTCTTTTTTGATTGGAATGTAGTGCTCCATTGGAACTAAATATTTTTCGTAATATGCTTTATGGAAACGCTCTTGTAAAAAAGTTAAGCGATTTGATTGGAGGAAATATTTTACTCTTGGACTCCAACCTGAAGCTTGTAGATCAATAAAATAGCTATAACCCAAAACGGCATCCTCTAAAGATATAAAATTAGGATCATTTTTATTGGGTTTTGAAAATTGAGCATCAATTAAATCTGGATATTCCTCACCTAAATCAACTAAAGGTCCGCGAAGCTTTGGATATTTCATTCCGCGCCAGAACATTTTTTTTGACAATGGATCTGATTGTCCTGCAGTACGAATTTTAGGGAAATATTTTTCATACTTCATGCCGCACCAATCCCAGAAAGTAAAATCAGGGCAACAAATAAAATCAGGATGTTTTCTTAGATGTGGTGGACATTCTGGCTCGTTTTTATCAATATAAGACTGAAATAAAATAGGCTGCTCGGATTGATTTATAATATCAGCCTTGGGGGGGACATCGATAAAATAAATTTTAACTGGCTTAAAGTCTGGAAAATTTAAAGATACGTTAGCTCTTTCTATTTGTTTTATGAAACTAACTGCTTTTGAGTTTTTTGCGTCAAATTTCCAAGGGGAATGATCGTAATAATGATTTAGTATTAAGCCGTTCTTTTTTTCAATTACAACTCTCCCAAATCTAAATCTATCCTCCTCAAATGAAAGATCAAATTTAGCAGGTTCACCAATAACTCTATGGGGTACAAAATTAGAATTCACTTTTATTTTTAATCTGAGAATACTTATCGTTGTAAAAATTACTTATTCCTTCGTCTAAATCAGCAGGTGATGCTAGGGGGTTTTTATATACAGTAATTTCTCTAATAAGAAGCTCAGAGATATGAAGCGCTAACAAAAATGGAGAATTCTCTTCTTTCAATCTTGAAAACTTGGGATTTCCTTCATTAATTAAAATAGTAAAATGCTCATTATCATCAACTCTTGACATTAAATTTCTTTCTTCTTCTCCGAAATCAATGATAACATATCGAATGCGTTTTGTCTTTTTAAGTTTTTTGTTTTTGAATCGATTCCATAACGGAGGTATGTTGTTCTCAGGTTCGGGCTCCTCTTCTTCCTCCTCTTCCTCTTCCTCTTGTTCTTCTGGCTGAAAGTCAAATTCCCTTCTGCTCACAATGTTAGCCAATCTTTTTAGTTCTTCTTTTTCTTCTTCTTCTTTTTCTTCTTCTTCGGTTAATTCTTCTTCGTCTTCCTCTTCTCCCTCTTCGTCTTCCCAGAGATCAGAAAAGTCTTCATCGTCGAAATATTCAGCAAGCATGCTGGATACTTCATTAGCGAGGGCATCAAGAATATTCATCTTTTCTTCTTGATTTAGTTTTATATATTCAATAATCCATTCAATAATTACTCGATAGCATTTTGTGAAAAATGGTTTTGTTATTGGATGGTCATCTCTTAGCCCGTGGTGAGATAAATCCTTGGCTGGCATACCGGTATCATCTAAAACTGTCGAGAGTGCATCACAGGAAATAAACCCCACAAGCTTATTGAAAATGTTTTGTATTTTGTCTTTATGCTGAAATTCTTCTTTGTCTTTAGATTCGATCCAATCTATTGCTTCATCAACCAAGTCTTGATCGGATAAATAAAAAGGACAAACCTTAACTTTTGAAATAATATCAATATTTTTAAGTGGGTGATTTTTTAATAAACTCCGATTGTAAATTAAGGAAAGCCTTAATTCAATGTTAGCTTTTTTCTTTTCGCCATAATAATCATATTCAAATTCACGGTTGATTACAGGAATGTTTGAGCCAGGAAGTTTATATATAAATTCCAAGCTTTCGCCATTTAGTATCAAGGAAAATTTTTTACCTTCTTTTTCTAATTGTGGAATCAGGTGGCCAAAAAAAGTGCGCAATTCATTTTTAATAATTGTTTTGTTCCAACTATTAATTTGTATTTTTCGTTTAGTGGAAACTATTGTAATTTTTGTTCCAGTTCGCGTCTTAATTGACGATTCATCCGCAGTAAGCTCTTTAATGGATGGGGAATATTCATTTAAGAATGAAACCCCAGATGGTTTATATTCGACTAAAAAACATTTACCGTGAGTATTTTTTGTTTCGATTACCCAATGAATATCAACTTCATTAGAAAGCTTGTCATTTGCAAGTTTGCCGCCGATTCCCATCTGGCCCAAACGTAATCCCTGACCATTTGTGGTGTCATAAGAATTTCCAAAAACAAAATATTTATCAAAAGCATTCATTCCGTTTTCATCTTTTTCATGATCAAAGCCTTGACCATTATCAGTAATTACAGCTTGGCATAATTCATCACCATAAAAAGGATGTTTTAGCTCAATTGAGCAAGATGTTGCAAAATTTTGTAGGGAATTTTTTACTAATTCGGTGAAAGCTTGAGGGATGTTAACTGTTGATTGAAGCAATCGACTTAGGTTAGCTCCTGTTTTTATCTCTATGTTTTCCATAACAATTATATTACACTATATAAAAGCTCAGTTCTATTTTGTTTTATAAAAACCGCTTTGTCTTTCATAAATTCTCGTATTTCACTCCTGTTTTGCTTGAAGTCCTTTTTTTTAAGAGGGGCAATTGCAATACAGAAATGCTTTATGGAATATTTCAGGAAGTCGATGGATTGCAAAACTTCAAAAGCATTATCAGAATCAATAATAGAAAAAAAATCAATATCTTTCGGGGCTTCATCCATTCTCTTATAAACTTTATGATTTAGGTATTTTTCTCCAACAAAAACATTTGAATCTTTACTGTTTTTAAATGGGGTAATCTCAACACATATTTTATCGGCCCCGAAGTTGATTTCATTCAAAAACCAACGGTCACTCAACCATTTGCTCGGAGAAGAGGCTACAGCTCCAGAGGGTAATTTTATAAAACCTACCAATGTTTGATTTGGTCCAGAGAGATGTTGGATTAAATTTTCCATGCTTTTCTGTCCATAAATGATTGCTTTTTGTGCTGGGCCTCTTTTCTTGTATTAGGGTGCCAGACGTAAGTCGATTCTTCAGCTGGACCTCTTTTAATAAGTGACTTGCTTAATGCTAATAAAGATAGTTCTTGGTAATTATAATTTTCATCAGCTACATTATCAAGAGTTAATTCATCTCCAAGATCATGAGGGCTGATATTAGGTTGATTCTGTAATAAAAATCTATTAAAATTTTGTTGATCTGAGCCTTTGATTTCGCGGGTATTTAAAAATTTATCCAAATAGTTTATTGTATTCTGATTACTTCTAAAGAATATCCATCCCATGCAACATGTAAAACCAAAAACTTCGCGAACTTCAGGTGGAAAAGCGTAACTATGACGAACAGTAGAAACAATAATATCTTGATTGTTTGCTTCTATTAAGTCAGGTATTGGATTTTTGAACCAAAGAGCGTCAGTATCCGAATGAATAATGTCGTAACCTTCTTTGAGGTATTTTTTAAAAATAAAAGTCCTACGCATTGTATGCTTGCATCCAGAAATCCAGTCATCATTAAATTCATCGAGAACTCTCGAGTGGCAGCCATGAGATTTTAAATATTCATCAGACTCAGAATCCAAACATAAAACCTCATAGTTGTCTATGGATAAATCTTCTAAATGTTTTACCCAGTTGAGTGCTATTTCTCTGTAGGGATAATTGCAGAATGATATAATTTTAAGATTCATAAGTTTTTTTTATAACTATTAATAATTTTTCGAGTAACCACGTTTTTTTTAATGCTATTGTAAAAGTAATCATCTAAATGATCGCACTTTAGTATGTCACCTTCATTTGTTTTCACCCATTTACTATAAAAGTTATTGAAGCTAAGCTTAAGTTCAGGACCCGACCTTTCTCTTAATTGATTATCTATATTATCAACAACACCAGTGTCTTTTATAATAGAGAGAAGTCTTTTTGCGCTTGAAAGAGATGTGATATATCCCTCTCCCCATTGAAAAAGCCTTACTATGTTAATATCATGATCGAGTAAACCCCACTTATCTCGCATTATATCATTTAAAGAATCAAAAAAACCGGGAAGAAGCTTAGCGTCATCTTCAAGGAAGAGGGCATAAGGAATATTATTCTCTATTTGAAATTTTAAAAATTTAACTTTAGTTATCCAGCAGGCAAGTGTGCCATAAGTATTGAAATCGTTTTTGGGACCAATCTTTAGTTTATGAAATTTAAGATCCAGATCGATAAATTCATTAATGGTCTCATTTTTATCATAGCCATTAACCGATTTTACAATATTAACAAAAGGAAAAAGTTTGGTTGTTTTGTTGACATATCGCAATCTATCTTCAGTTAAGAGTGAAAAAATGTATGTTTTATATTTCATAACCAAAAAACTCGAAATCTTTTTTATAATAGCTGTACACTTTGTCCTTTAATGGATCGCTCCATTTGAATTCTTCTTTAAAGTTTTTTGAATTGTATGCGTGTGGCAGTTTTAATTGTTTTATGCCTATATTAGTGCAGACTTTATTGAAATCTTCGTGCAAGTTTTCAAACCTACCAATAAAATTACAAGTAAAATCAGAGTTAATTTTATCTGTAAAATAGTGGCCTCCATTTAAGTGAGGAAAAAACTCAAATTGAGGCAATGTATGATACTCATCGTATTCGCTCCAAAGATCTTTATTAAACATCCTGTACTCATCATCTACAGTTAGCTGAATATACTCCTCAAAAGATACAGGCCTCTTTTTTTGATAAAATTTTATATCTGGATGCGCTCGATACTGTAACTCTCCCCATTTCCATGCAGAAACAAAGCGATCATATGGGTTGCGAACAAATGAAAATACATAATAATCTAAATGATCATTTAAAAAATGTGAGAAGCCTCGCTTCCTTAAAACCTTTGCTGGTATATCTGAGTCAACATCCCGTAAAAATCTTTCAACAGAGGTTCCAGCGGCTTTAGGGATATGCAGGAATATGCATTTATGTTTATGAGAGATCATAGAGCTTTCTTGAATGTAAATTCAAAACCTTTATTGTTCTGACAGAAAAATTTAAAGCAAGCCTCTTGATTATTTAAGTGAAAATTGGAAGCCGTCCATTGATTCAAAATTTGATCGAGATTAAAGTGAAAACTTTTGATGATAAATTTCATGTCACTAAGGGGTGAGCAAAAAAAGTTATCACAACCAAGCTTTTCATAAAGCGAGTAAGTTGAATTTAAAACGCCTTCGTTTTTCAGAAAGACCATATTCTTTATGAAATCTAGATGACTTAATGGCGTACGCCATTTTTTGTGCCTTGGTCTTCGGCAAAAATTATCCAGATGATCATTCAAGATGTCAAGTCTGGTGTTAATTGCAAAATCATAATCACCTGAAACTTGTGAAATATTTTGGTACATTCCTGACCACATATACTTCCATCCGATAGTTGGGCATTGGCTTTTTCCGATTTTACCTTCTAAATTTCCATGTAATTCTAGTTTAGAATCGTCCAGAACTAATAGGTTTTTAATTTTAGACTTAAGTGAATTATCAAAATACGAAAGAACTTGCCTATCATTAACTGAGAGTTTTTCAATTTTTGAGTCTCTCCAAGACTTGGAGGCTTCTTTTTCATTCCATGTTTGAATGTATAAATCAAAATCAATAATATCCTGGCACGATAGTAAAAAATTATTAAGTTTACTATCTTCTAAAGAATTTCTGATATGACCTCGAATTAAAAATGCTACCTTAGGTTTTGTCATATTACTTTTTTAAAAATTTCTGGTGTTGATGAGATCTTTTGCTGTATTTCAAAATCCTCCTTATAATATTCATAAAACCAATCCAATGATTCCTGATTCAGATCTTCGAAATAATTTTGCCGTTTTTTACTGGCATTAACTTTTTTAAGGTGAACCCCTTTGTCTGGAATTTGCAAAAAGCCTAAAAGACTAACAAGTGAAGATTGTAAGTCATTTTGATAGTTAATGATAATAATGTTTTGATAATCACCAGTAAGCCATCTAGACTGTGTAGAATAATGAGCATCCCAAGTAAAAGCTCTGTCTAAGATATCAATGCGATTATTGCGTATCAAAGAAACAAAATTATTAACACCTATATTTTTAGTTTCTTTTAGAAAAAGACGAGAGCGTCTCCATGTTGACGATCCATATTTCCAGTAAGAAAACATCGAATTAAATCTGTCTATAGGATCTCGAAAAATGATTATAGGATTCTCTGAATCCCCGCATAAAAAAGAATGTGGTTTTCTTTTGGCTGAATGTTTTATTTGTATAGTGAAATATTCAGAATAATTTTTGAGCAAAAAACTATAAAGGGCACTTCCTCCAGTTTTTGTTGCATGTATTAAATCATATTTCATTTTAATTTAGTCATGACTTGCTTGATTGCCATCCACATGTCTAAATATTTATAACTTGCAAGCCTGCCAAGAAAAATAACGTTATTTTCTGACAAAATTGCTTGTTTGTATTTGTCATATGTAGCCTGTCCTTCGCCAAAGTTCTTGGGGTATATTGGATCATTAGTTTCATCATGTTCTTCTGGATAATCGCGTGTATATATTGTATGATCTAAGTCAGTTTCATTCAAGAAAATTGCATTATCTCCAGTGCGATTAAATTTCTTATCATTACATTCATTTATGACACTGCCCTTTTCAAAAGAAAAATCATCATTTCTTTCGCCACGAAAGTGTTCGAATCGTAAAGATCTATATGGTAATTTACCAAAAGAAAAATCGAAAAACTCATCTGGCTTACCAGTGTAAATCATTTTATCGCATTTAAGCTTTTTATAATCTTTTTTGGACACTCCGAGGTTTACTTTGATTCCATCAAGCATGCTCTTAAACATTTCGGTATAACCGTTTACTGGTATTCCTTGATAGTCTTCGGCAAAATAACGCTCGTCATAATTATCTCTTTTATTGGGAACTCTTCCTGATATAGATTTTGGAAGTTCTTCCCATGGAATTCCCCAATGTCTTTCCGAATATTCTTTAAAAATAAGTTCTTGAATTTCTTTAGGATTTAAATCTCTACCTATTTGTTCGGCAGTCTTTTTATTATAAGGAATTGATATTAATCCATATTTTGTATTCGCGCGAACTTTATGCTCATAATCATTGAATTTAGAATATCTATTTACAAAATCCCACACTTCTTTATCTGGCGTGTGAAAAATATGAGCACCGTACATATGAACGGTAACTCCATCTTGCTTTATGTCAAAACAGTTACCTGCGATATGATCGCGCATTTCAAAAATTTCCACATCATGCCCTTGTTCTTTCAGCAAAATTGCAGAAGTGACTCCAGCAAGCCCGCATCCTATAATATTAATTTTCATTATTTAACAGATTTTTCCAGATTTTATTAATGTTCGGTATTGAAAAGGTTGAGCGAGAGAATTTCAGGGTATTTTCTATAATTTGTTTACACTTTTGTTCATTGGATTGTGCCCATTTTATTTTGTCAATAATGTCACAAAAATCATGCTTCACTGGGATATAATGAATCCATGGCTCAAGACTCTTTTCGAAAAAGCATTTATGGTAATGACATTGCAGGAATAATAACCTGCCACTTAATAATAAATATTTTAATCTGCCACTAAAACCAAAAGCTTGAGTATCAATTACATACTTATAGTTTTTAAAAGTATCAAATAGGCTCATTCTGTGATCTTGATTTTGACCGCCGACATGATATGCGTCAATATGCTCTGGATATTTTTTAGTCAATTCACAAAGATTTTTTCTACTATCTATTCTTGCCGCGCCTCTCCAGCAGATTTTGGGTATCGGATTATCATTTAACTCCAAATCTAAAAGGTCGTCATACATTTGAGCGTGATTGAAATTTAGCCAAGTGGAAAAATTAAAATCAGGACAGCAAATTAAATCTTTATGATACTGTTCCATTTTAAATGTATCTGGATAGCACTCTGACTCTGGATCGATGTAGCACTGCGAAAAAACAGGCTCTGGACTGGATTCAACCATATCATGCCCAGGATTGTTATCTGTTGTATATAATCTTTTATAATCAAAATCATTAAATATAACATCTTGATCTGCCCGCTTAATTTGAGAAATAAAAGTACGAGGTCTGTGATCACCACCATAAGTGTGGAATTCAAGTTTACCATCTTTTTTCCTAAAAACTAATCTAGTGTTTCTAAACTTTTGACCCCATGAAGTTTCGGGGCATTCTGAATCATTATCAAATATTTCTGGACTGCCTATTTTTTTCATATATTAAATCCATTTCTTTGTCGCATTTATCTAAAACCTCTTCAGTTATATAACTAATGTCTGTAGCTGTCCATTCGTTTTCGTCTCCTTGAAAAAAACCTATTCTATTTTGCTTCACAAAAATAACATCCCATGGAGAATGAGGTCTATCCCACCATTTTATATTGGTTAAGTTAGTTCTCTTGCCTAAAGGGTGAAAGCCAAATTCGATATCAACCGCATCTTTATAACTAATTGCAGGCTTGTCTTTTATGAAATCATAAAATTTTTTTACATGAGCTGGAGTCAGAAAATTAAAATACCCGTGATTATTTATGGTCCCACACATATCAAAGCCTTGATTTATTTTAGAGATAAATGGATCTTCCCAATCTAGCCCCCTGAAGTATGGACCTTTTACACTATCATTCATGATGATAAAATAATCAAAATCATTGAATGAGCTTATTGTGCTCAGGTTATCAAGATGCCCTTTCATGCAAAAACCTAAGTTTTCATTAGACATTATTACTTTTACATTATCGTAGGCAGAAGTATCTATCGAGAAATTATTTGATTTGCAGTTAATTAAGAGGTGGTGATTCTTTTTAAGGCCATGTTTTAAAAAGAACTGTAAATTTTTTTTTGTATTATCTTTTTCAAAATAAACAAAACTTATTAAAATCTTATATTTATTCATATCGATAATTCTTAATAGAATCTATTAAAGCTTCACTTACAGTCCTTATTTTTATATATTGTTCTATTTTAGATGTGTCTAATACGCAATTTGATCTTGGGGCGACTGTCGCTTTGGCGAAAGATTCTGAGTCATCAAAAAACTTAAAATATTTATCTGATAAATTATGTTTTTTAATTAAATCTACAACATCTTTTGTTGTGACGCTACCTTTATTTGTAATATTGTAAATTCCATGAGGTACTTTTTGCTCAATAAGATCTATTGTATATTTAGCGAAGTCAGCACGATGAGATAAAGAATTTTTTGCATCCAACAAAGTATCGTAAGATAATAATTTGGTTAAGTAATTTCTTGGAGATGCATATTCATCAAATGGAATCCGCAGTCTAAAAATATAACTATTTGGATTATTTTGTAAGACAACTTTTTCTGCAAGAGCTTTCGTCCCGCTATAAAAACTACCATTTTGAAAGTCAAAATTAGGGGCATCTTGTTCGGTGAAATCTTTTTCGTATCCACCATAGATACAGCCCGAAGATATCTGCGTAAAATTATATCCCTTTTCGTGGCACAATTGAGCTAACATCGCAGGAAGCAAAACATTACCTTCTATACAATCGGCTTTTGCTAATTCACAAGCGTCAACATTTGGCTTGCCGATATACCCTGCACAATTTATAATATGCAAGTCATCTCCTAAAATATAAAGATTATATTTGAGTTCTGCAAGATTTGTGTAATCTACATCACTCCTACTCCATGCGACATAAGGTAAATCGCGTGACTTTAATTCTTTTATTATAGCTTCTGCTATGTATCCGTTTTTTCCTAATATAATGTGCATGTTATTTCAATAAATTTATCCAAGTTGATTTTGTTAAATATTCATTTTCTAAAAATTTTAATTGTTTTGCATCAGCATCATAATCATGTTCTTTAAGTTCTTTTTGAATGTACTTTGTTAAAGATTTGTTGTCTTTATAATGGCTTACGGTGTCCCATTGTTCAATAAACTCTCTTGCTTTGTTGTCTGCATGACCAGAATACAAGGTGACTCGTGGAACATTAAATACAGTGGAAACTATGCGAACATGAAGACTTGTGCCTATAGCAAATTTAGCATTAGATATGACATTGCAAGTATCCCAAATATTTGTCCCATCGAAAAAATAGACCATATTGTTTGGTAAGATATTTTGAAATTTTTGCTTATATAGATTCATTGAATCGTGCCCCGGCGCGATCCCAGCGCAGAAAAAAACCAATGGTAGCTCAGTTTCTTCAATTACGTTTTTAACATTTTGAATTATTTCGCCTGATCGTCCGTTTAGTAAACCTTTACTAATTTGTATTGCAATATAATCTTTACCATATAAGCTATTTAATGTTTTTATATCTTCTGAAGTTGAGATTCTGCCAGAGATGGTTTTATCGTAAAAGCGCTTCAATAATACTACGCAATCGGGTGCGAATTGACATTCTAACCCAAAATCTAATGATTTATTATAAGAACCTTTATTTCTAAAACTCACAAAATTATACTCTTTTAATTTATTTGCGCCACTAGCAGAAAACCCTCCGACTGCGTTTGCTATAAAAATATTAGGTTTATTGAATGCTTTTTTACTTAAAATGTACGAAGGATAAATACCTCTTTGATTCAATAAATGGCTATATTTCTTCTTTATGCCTTGGGGGAAATATTGCAGAGCATTACAATCGTTTGCAGTATGACCACCTGCTTGAATCAAATTTAATTCTAATTCGTAATCAAAAAAATCTGTAATAGATTTTACATTGTGACCACCATCACGCCTCATATCTGCTTCTGTTATATCACAATATTCTATGTCTGTATTTATTGAATTACTTTTTAGTAATGATTTTAAAATATATGGAAATAGCATATCCCCAAAGTTATGTCTACCAAAGGCTCCGTAAAATATGGTTTTACTCATCTTTCAGTATATTTGGATTCTGTTTCATCGTTTGCTTCGTAATCAAATCTTTTAATCGAGTAGTAGACCATTCATGTGATCGAGTAGTATATATTACACGGGGAGGTAGATCATCACCAGTAAAACCTTTACCGATATAATCTTCTCCAAGTATGCGGATATCAGGTTTCCAGAATTTTATTAGTTCCACCAATTCATCCTCTGTTTGATACATATATACTTCGTCTATATATTTTATAGCCATTAATGCTTTGTAACGTTCGTAATATGGTATGACAGGCTTATATTTTGTGAACCTTGTAGCGCTTGGATCTTTCTGTAAAAACACTAAAAAACGATCACAGTGTCGTTTTGCTTCTTCAAAAGTATAAATGTATCCTGGATGCAAGAGATCAAAGTTTCCTGCTGTAAATCCTATTATTTGTCTGTTCATATTAATATGGGGATTTGTAATTAAACCTTTCTATATCTGTTTTATATATTTGATAAACTATTTCCTTTGTTTCGTCGTTGTAAAATGAATCATAGGTGGGAAGTTCTTTATTTTTATGTAAATATTTTTTAACATCGGACACAGGAATATTAAAGAAATTATCAATTTTATTTTTCTTTTTAACATGATGGCTTGAATTAAAATCGCATTTAAGTTTTATATCGTATTTTTCATTTAATCTTTTTGTTTCCGATTCTAGGTTTTCTATCTTAATGATTTCATCGTATTTTATTTCTGGAAAAGAATTTTGAATTTCGTAATGATCGTCGTGTATTTTATTGGTAACTATAAGATTTAAAAAATCTTTAAATGTAGGGTTTTTATCCTTGTGCTTTCCTAATAAGATTTCTGGATGTTTACAGCAATGAATGTATGAACTTACTGCTCTATCATATGGGTTTCTAACATATTTAATTTTAATAAAATTATCGGATTTTAACTCGTCTGATGTTACCTTTCCAAATCTTTTTTTAAATGTTGGTGTGAAGTCATGTACCCAGCCTTTAATTAATCGTCTATTGTGAACTACCTCAGTCTCAAGTGCTTCCTCAAGAACATTCATACAATCAAACCAAATCTTTGTTATAACTGTGCATCCTGCTTTTGGTGACCAGTCTATTATAAAATTATTGCATTTAAGCATCCAGCTGTATAATTTATTAGTATTCATAATATTGCTTTGTGGTTGAGTTTTCTATCTTGTATATATATATTAATTAATCTCTCCAAGATAAATGTAATAATAGGATAATTTGAAAATCCCGTAGCATTTTGCCACTCTTCTGGTGGAACGGGGGTGTAATCCTCATCTACGGTAAATATCCAATTATCTTTATCATAGCTATGCATTAAATCAAAAACTTTATCTAAAAAATTATCAACATAATCTAAAAAGACTTCTCGCTTAGCTACCCAGTAATTAAAATAAGCAGGAGATTTATAAGGTCGCTCCCATAACTTAATTGATGATTTTTTAATGACATTCAAATCTGCAAGATCTTCCAAAAATGGTATAGCTGAAAACCTCATATCAAGCTGATTTGGATAACAAATACGACGAGGTCGCCTGATTGCCTTAATCCATAGCGTCTCTAACCTGGGCGAAAATATATCCGCATCACGATGTGCTTCTATTGTTCTATGAAAATCTATGTATTGAGGTTTATGGAGTACTTTATTGTGTAATTTATAGCCTACTGATCCAATGTGAGTAATATCGCTCGTTAATCTGTTGTGTCTAATGTCATGTATGCATTCAGACTCCATAGAAATGCTTTTTTTATGGTTCATATATGGAGTGAAGCCATCAAGGAGATCTTTTTTTTGTTCATCCTTATAATGAATTTGAAAAATTTTAATCATATTAATTCTTTTAATCCACTCATAAAACTTACACTTGGATTCCAGCCTAATTCGTTTTGTATTTTACTATTGTCAATTGCGTAACGCCAATCATGGCCCAGTCTGTCTTGAATAAATTCTATTTGACTTTGATCTTTGCCTAACAATTTAAGGATAGTCTTGATGATATCGATATTGCGCATTTCATTTTTTCCGCCAATATTATAAATTTCACCAATTTTACCACTATGTAAAACCGCATCAATGCCCGAACAATGATCAGAAACATGAATCCAGTCACGAATATTTCTGCCATCGCCGTAAACGGGTAATTTTTTGCCTAGCTTAGCATTTTTAATCATTAATGGGATTAGCTTTTCTTCGTGTTGATTTGGCCCATAATTGTTTGAGCAGCGAGTAATTAAAATAGGATAATTAAAAGTCTCATAAAAACTGCGACACAATAAGTCTGCACTTGCTTTACTTGCAGAGTAAGGGCTGTTAGCTTGTAATGGAGTATTTTCAGTAAAAGGATCGTCTTCTTCCATTAAACTGCCGTATACCTCGTCTGTAGATACTTGAAGATATTTCTCTATACTTGGGCAATCATGTAATAGTGTTAATAATGAATGAGTTCCATTTATATTCGTTTCAACAAATGGATTTGAATTATTTATACTATTATCTACATGACTTTCTGCTGCAAAATTAACAATATAATTAATTTGATTCTTTTGAACTAATCTTTTTATATCTTTTGTGCTGTTGATATCATACAAAGATAAATAATATCTACCTGACTGATTGATTTCTTCGCTTATATTCTTGTAGTTTGCTGCATAAGTTTTTACATCAACATTAAAAATTTTATAATCATACTTTTTGAAAATATGTTTGACAAAATTGCTTCCTATAAAGCCGAGTCCGCCTGTAACTAATATTGATTTCATTTAATAACACTTCTCCTGAAAATTAATGTGAAAATTTGGTATACCTTTATACAGGCAAAACTCATTAAACCTGCTAAAGTTTTTAAATAAAAAATTTGTATACTGTAATAAGTAAAAGTCAACCAAAGCTTCTTTAGCTATGTTTATGCGTCCATATTTTTCTTCCATCTGAATTTGTATCTCTGTGGATTGTTCGCCTTTTTCGTGGCCAGTGCCACAACCTGGAGGGGCAAAATACCTTTCGGTTACGATTGTATTACCGTATTCTTTTTCAAACAAATCAACAAACTGCTTTGAATCTGTGGCCACAAAAAATTTATAATTATCACAAGATTTTAAAAATGCACGAGGGGCATCAAATAATACCTGATCTATTTTCTCTTTGTAAATATCAAAAATAGTTTGTATTGCATTTCTTTCTCCCTGAAAACGATTTGAGTTTCCGGTTCTTAGCGGCAAAACTTCTCCGTTTGATGTTCTGGCATGAACTCCAACTATATAATTCGCGGCAAAATATTTTTCACGTATCTCATCTATTTCTTTGGCGATAGTTCCGTGAACGCTGATTCGATCAAATGTATCATAAAATTTTTTAGACTCTTCTTTAGATTTAAGTGGGTTTTTTATTACTAATCTAGAGTCAGAATGTTTTTCGGCATCTTTTTTGAGTTGGTCTATGTATTCTTCATTTATGATGACTTCGATGTCTGTATCAATATGGTGAAAGTATTCGGTGAACAAATTACTATCACCTTTGCTGGCCCAATGCCCGCGCATATCAACGAGCATACCTTTATTATTCTGCTCACAATACATTAAGGCATTTGTGAGATGCCACAAAGTATCGCCCCAGCCAGTATCACGAGAAAAATAATAATAATCGTTCACAATATAATCTTCTCATCTCCATATTTATCAAACATTTCTTGATAGTTGGGTATCTTGTCGTATGCTTTTTTACCAAAAACTCTTCTGTCTGTGCCCAAAAAATTCTCAACATTATTATAATCAACTTCTATGTCAAGATATGCGGCTATATTGTCAAACTGAGCAAGTCTTTGTTGATAAGTTTCTAAGCCGTAAAGATCTTCGTATTTAGAGATGTAGGCATCAGGAGGAAGTAACTCATGGTAATGAGGTAAATATTTTTTATACCATTTAATTCTTCTTTGAATAGGTGGCTCTTCTAATTCTTGGTAGTCGAATAAGTCAACTTTTTCTTTGTGCTCTTTTTGTTCGCCCAGCTGCCAAACTTGAACTTGGTTAGCAAGCTGCCACGAAACTGCAGGATAAAATGCACTTTCTCTATATTGGTATATAATTTTTATGCCGTGTGCCGCGCAGTAATATATAAAGTTTTCGTTACCGACTTCTGAAACTGTACACCAGACATGTTTAACTCCATCAAAAGTTTTAAATAAATCATCTAAAAAATCCCAAAGCTTATCTTTGTCTTCCGATATATTATTAAATTTATTGAAATACGGTATATGGTCTGACTTTGGTAAATATTCTGGATTCATTCCATGTTCTTCAATAATCTTAGCGTACCGTGAGTTATGCTCAAGATCGCCAGTCAAAGAAGATAGCGGCTCATGAACAATCCGATCATTCTTGTTAAGAGCGGCAATTAAACTTGTGGTTCCCGCCCTTTCTTGACCGAAAACTACAAATTTAGAATCCATAATTAAAATAAATTAAATCTTCTGCAAAGTGTTTTTCTATATAGTCTTTGCTGTATGTTGAATAATAATCTTTGTAGTCTTGTTTCTTTTTATACTCTGCGCTACTATTCTTTCGCCAGTCATCAAATCCCTTTCGGCTTTCAAAGCCAAGTTTCATTTGCAGCTGGAATAAGCACTTTTGCATGTCTTCTACTTTAAAAAACTTGTCAATCTCTACTCTTCCACGAACTCTTACTCTCTCTAAATTCGTTTCATAGTATCCCGCATGAAACTCTTTAATAGCTTTTTGTTCGTAAGCGTAATCAATAAAACCGTCAAAGTCGTCTCGGATATAAAAATCATGAAACTTTTGCACATATGGCATTTTAGGAGAGTCGATATTATTCTCTACAAAATAATCATATTTCCAGCCGCCAAGATATGAAAACATGGAGACTACGCGGTCAAAAGGATTGCGAACTACAGTAAATTTAAAATAGTTTTTATAATCGGGCACTTCATGAAGGATTCCTCCTATGGATCTTTCACATGTAGTTCTATATTTATCGTCGTAGTCTTGCTGGTTTTGGTTTTCTTGATATCCAGGCTCTATATTTGACAGAAGATAATGCTTGATAAACGTACCGCCAGACTTTGGGATATGTACATAAATAAACTTATGGTCATAACTATACATCGATCTTCTCCATGACTTCGGGGTTATTTAAATTGTCTAGCAAGAACTCTTTTCCGTCTTCACCGCAAAGATGACATAAGTAAAAATCTTTATTATCTTTACCTTTTTGGAAGCAAGCCTGATAGTTCGCATTCCACACCCATTGAAGAGGTTTGTGGTGATCAGTAACAGTTGTTTTGGCATATGCATAGCCGTACATGTCTTGATCAATGAAATCTTTGCGCTCTCCAAGTATTTCCAAAACTGGGTTATCAATTAAGTTATGATTTTTTAGGAAATCTACAATAGAATATTGGTCTGGTAATACCTCAACCATCTCAGATACAATCTTGCGGCTCATAATGTAGCAGCCTAAGTTTAAATTATACTTGGGTATATTGCGTTGAGTTTTCTCATTAAACCAATAAACATCTTCGTCTTTAGGGATAGCTTTTAAATATTCTTTTAGAAATACTTCGTTCTTTTTGACTACTGCTTCGTTAAAACCATACTGCATCATAAATTCATCATCTTTGTGATACTCAAAAATGTCGGGGGCAGTTTTGCTTACAACCATATCAAGATCAAGCAATGCGAATTTGTTATAGTCCGTCTTTAAAAACTCATGCAAAAACAAAACTTTAACAAACGTACTCTTCTGGTAATGGCTAAACGTATATTGATGTATATCTTGATAGCCAGGAAAGTCTGACATTGATATAATCTTTAAATCACAACCAATTTTCTCTGCATACTTTTCAATAGATCCAAGGCAATGAGGAACCCATGCCATATCTTTATAGCCAGGATTCGCAAAGTCAGTGTCCTTTGGTAAATCGTTAATTACATAAATAACATTACTCATAAAGCTGTAACCTCCAAGTCTTCGTCAAGCAAACCCCAATTATCTGGGTTGGGGTTATCTAGTAACTTGTTTCTAATATCTAAAGAATTAGTTTTCCTTGCGCCTTCTTGTTGCGCATGTGGCTGGGTAGTATCATTTGACGCGCCATCATCGCGGCCATGGAATTGATGATAGAAATCTGCATCAATCGCTAGACATAGATTGTAGATATCTTCTTTTGCAGCAATCCTGTTCATGAATTCGGTATCCATACTGTTCATGTATACAAGTTGCTCGTTGAAGCCTTTATGCTCTAGATAACACTCTCTTTCAACCATCATGACACCAACTGCTCCACCGTAAAAAGGAAAGATCTGCTTATTTGGCATCAATCGACTGTAATGATTGTGCTCGTGACAAATCTCTACCTTGTAGGAAAGTTCTTGGTCATATATAAAATCGCGAAAAACAGAATGATGGGACTGTGATTCATCTAAATTTCGGCGGCTGCAAAAAGATGCACGGGGCCACGGCCAACCATAATCTTTAACTTCAAATTCATGATGAAACCAATCCATGAAACGCTGACCTATTAATGTATCTTGATCGATGCGAGCAAAATGTTTACCTTCCATCTGGCGGAAACCTACATTCATGGCATGAACCTCAGAGAATGGTGAGTCGCCTTGATGCTTGTCCGCTATATCAGGTGGAACGGTCACAATTTTAAGCAAGCCTTGAGTTTCTGGAACCAATCCGCTAGTGATAGCATCTTTCATTGGCGCATTTCTTGAACACCAGTCAATAAGCAAAACTTCAGATTCATCTTCTACATTATTTTTTTTGATAATTTCACAAGCGTGATTAACCGTGTTGATGCATCTGCCTACAGAATCGCCGTTATAATTATCATTACGAGAGCAAACTATGTACGATATTCTTTTCATTCTTCTGGCACTAATCTTTTGGCGTTAAAACAAAATACTCTACTAGGGCTTGGGACTGTAACCTGTTTACCTCCAATTTGCTTTAACATATTCATGTATGTAGAGTTTGGGGTAGAGATATGCTTGTCTAGATGTTTCAAGCAATGAAAATTAATACTTGCCCTGTATTCTTCTTCTATATTGCTATTGTATGTATTGGGTACAATATAAAAAACTTTATTCATCCAGTTGAATATATCGTGCAGTTTTAATAATATTTCTTCTGAATCGGTAACAACAAAAAAATTAGCTTGTCTTGCATTTATTTGCACTTTATTCATTTGTGCGATATAAACATTTAAATCAGAAACTTTATTTGATTCTAATATAACACCCCAAGTATGTTCTGTGATTCGTTTATTAACTCTGATAATTTCTTCTATAGCTGGCTCGGGCATAGAGCTAAGACTATGAATTGATTCGTTAAAAGGATAAGCTTCGTATTCCATTGTTAATTTATTTATGTGATTCTGGTCTGTATAATATTTTAAAGATTGTTCGTATTTAATCTCTCTATCTAGGTACTCGAGGATTTGCATCCCCTTTATTTCGTACACATTCTTCATAGAAGATATAGATTTTTTAATAAAAGATATCATTTTATGTAGGCGGAGGCGGTGGGCCTTCGGGCTCAGACTGCTTAACGATAATCTTTGATAGCTTTGAGAGCACCAAAGTTGCCGTTTTCTTTATAATTAGACGAGCCATTTATTTCCTTAAACCTTAATATTACATATTTCGCCATAAACCTCCTAATTTATAAATAAATCTTAAACAAAAAACAAAATTTACAAAAATTATTAGGCTACAGTCCATAAATTATGTATTACACTTTATTAAGGACGAACCTAGATATAATATCTTCTCTTTTTTTAACTGTAGAAAAGAACCAAATCCATGGGTAACTAGACCTCATTTTATTAATTTTAACTTCTGTGTCAGATATAGACTGCTCAATAGACCTAATATCGGAATAATTTAGATCTGAAATATCAATTTTTAGATCTTTTGCAATAGAAATTAACTTATCTACTTCGTTATTTTTTTTAGCTTTTGCGGCATCTTTATATAGATCAACTTTATTTTCATCACTCACACCTTTATCAGGGTGCGTTTGAATAGCTATTTTTCTGTAAACAGATTTAATATTATCTGTGACAACTTGCTTGTCTTTTTTTTCTGAATCTTCTAATTCATCTAGTGGGTTTTTGCAAGAATTATCTTCACAATAAGAATAAACAGCAGAGCAAAAAAGAGGGACAGCCTGATTAAATAATCCATCAACCTCAGAAAACTCTTCTGAAATTTCTGAGCATTTAGCTTTTAGTTGTCTTAATAGTTTTAATTTAAAAGTATCCAAAGTAACTTATTATAATAATAAATTATGGATAATTATATTAAAAATCGTCTTCTAATGAGCCGCTTTGTTGATATTCTCTAACCCTTCTTTCGAAGAAATTTCCCATAGCTTGAACGTCAACTACCTCTCCTAGCCATGGAAATGGATTTTTGTCACTAGGAAAACGATAATCTAAACCTATAGCTTCAAGCCTTCGGTTTCCTATATAATACATGTAGTCAACAAACATATCAGAATTTAAACCGAGAATGCCTGTAGGTAAAACATCTTTTGCATATGCTATCTCTAGTTCTACCGCTTTTTTCATATGATCAATAAACTCATTTTGTATTTCTTGAGTCCATATCTCTGGGTTTTGCTCAATTAATGTATTAATTAAATATGTTCCAAACGCAATGTGAGAGCTTTCATCTCTAAGCGTGTATTTAATTTGATCAGAGATACCCTGCAGCTTGTTTTGACGACCAAGGGCAAGAAGCATAGCAAATCCGCTAAAAAAGAATGTTCCTTCGCACACAATCCAATATGTTAAGAAATTTCTAAGTATTTCTTGTTTGCCTTCTGTAGTGGTAGCATCAAAATCTTGGCGACTGAGATCATCTGTTATACCCATAAGAAAGTCATCTTTAGCTTTTATACTCGGGATGGTTTCGTAAGCAGTAAAAACTTCGTCGATATCTAAGTCTAAACTGTCACAAACATAAACTATCGTAAGATTGTGAAGGCTTTCTTCAAAAGCTTGACGCAGAATATACTGACGGCATTCAGCGTCAGTAATAAATCTAAAAGCAGAAAGAAGCAAGTTATTACCAACGAGAGACTCACTTCCTGCAAAAAAGCCAAGACAACGCTTAACAAGGAGCTTTTCATCTTCTGTGATTTCATTGTTTTTCCATTGATTGATATCGTTTTGCATGGATATTTCTGTAGGCATCCAGTTGTTTGCGCAACTTTTAAGGAATAAATCCCATGCATATTTATGCTTATGAGGCAAAATTCGATTTACACCAGCAATATTTTCAGATAGTAATTGACCACTTTTATCAGACATAGTAATATAATACTACGAAATAAACCTAAAGTCAAGATCAGTTTTTATTTTTTTTATACCTAGAATACAAGTATATAGTAGCTCCATTGACAAGGCAGAAGACAAAAATACCACCAATAATAAGGGTAATAGCTTGAATTGGGGATTCAGTGTTAATTTGTATACTAGATTGAGGCGTTGATGTTTTTGTTGTAACTGGTGAACTCGCAGCTACATAAGGTGAGTGATAAGAAGATTGGTTGGTACTTCTTACTGAGCAATTCCCTACGAATAGGCACATGAGGCAAACAAATAAAGATGTAATTTTCATAATCGACGAAAAGATTGGAGGTAACTTATTATTTTATTCAAATTAAAAGAGGTAATTCTATCAATTGTAAAGTCACCTTTTTCGCTGTGCATTAAAACTCCATCAATAGATTCAGTTTCAAGTGCAAGATAAGATACGAAGTCATGAGCTCCATGAGATTTTAACCAATTCCAGTATATTGAGCGAGTACCTTGTTCACAAGAAAGCACTACATCTTCAAATACAAAACTTTTACCATACAAAGTAACATCTCTGAAGCAAGATATTTCACTTGGCGGCTCTGAGAGAGATGCTTCTATTATAAGGTTCACACATTTTTTTACACTAAAAATGCAGAAACTTAGCGAACGCCAAATAAAATTTAATATTTCTCCCATGTAATACTATTACACAAAAAAATATTTAGTAAACAAAATTAGAAATGACCTTCATTAAGTCAAGGTCTATTTTTTCAGTTAATGAATCTAGTGTATTTAAATCAAACCATCCAAATTGAGTGTGCTCGAAGTTTAATTTAGGAGCAAGTAGCTCATCAGATCTGTGGCAATATAAATGTAGTAAACTATGGGGATTTTTATATGAACAAATAAATTCAATCTCAGATACACCAATATCAATTTGTGTTTCTTCTTTTAACTCTCTACAAGCACATACAGGAGGTGACTCGTTTTCGTCCATCGCCCCTGAAAAAATAGACCAATACCCGCCAAATGTAATGGGTTTTTTTGAAAAAGGGCAAACCTCTATTCTTTTAGCCAATAAAATAGATGAACCATGAACTACGGCTACGCCAGCAGCTTGTTTATTGGCAGCTTTCGCAAGTTTCTCCATTTTTCATCGCCTCGATACTGCATGCAGATGGTGCTTCTTCTGTTGTTGACTTCTCTACTTTACTGGCAGCTCTATTTCTTAGGTAATATGTAGTTTTTAAACCTGCTTCCCAGCAAGCTATGTAAACATCATTTAAATATTTTAAGGATGTTGTCTTATTATAAAGATTAAAGCTTACTGCTTGGTCGATCCATTTTTGACGCACCGCATTACATTCGATTAGTTTAAACATATCTCTATCGAATGCTGTCTTGTACTTTTGTTTCAATTCTTCTGGTATAGATCCATTTAATAGTGATAAATCGCCGTCAACACTTTTCACCATAGCAGATATTTCGGACGACCAGAGACCTTTATTTTTCATATCTTTAACAAAATGTTCGTTAGTGATATAGAAATTACCGCTTTTATTCTCGTAGACAAAAAGAACTGAGAAGTTTGGCTCTATGCTTTGTTCTATTCCATTAATGTAACCAATAGTTGCGGTAGGAGCAATAGCCATAACATTAGAGTTTCTCATGCCCGATTCTTTAATTTGCTCACGCACTTTTTGCCAAGTATCTAAGGTTTCGCCTTTTAGCCCTTCTTTTTTACCTCTGTAAGACATTAAGTTTTTGTAAGAATCGATAGGTAAAATACTCTTGCTCCATAAAGATCCTTCGTAGGTATTATAGGATCCTTTTTCTTTGGCAATGAGGGAGCTTGCATATATTGCATGACACGAATAAAACTCAAAAAGCTTATCGTTAAATTCTATTGCTTCATTGCTGTCAATTTGAATCTCAAGCATATGTAGAATGTCGTGCAAGCCCATCATGCCTAAGCCTATTGGTCTATGTTGAATATTGGATTTTTCCGCTTCCTTAGTCGGGTAAAAATTAATATCAATGACATTGTCAAGTATTCTAATTGCCGTATGAATTGTTGACTCTAACTTTTTGTAGTCAATTGCATAATTAGATTTTCCGTGAGTAGTCTTCTCTATTAAATGATTTTTTAAATTAACTGAGCCTAAATTACAAACCGCAGTTTCTCCAATTTCTACTTTTTCGCCTGCTTTATATTTAGAAGATTTGGTATGTAGTGTGATTTCTGTGCAAAGATTAGAGCTGTGAACTGCTCCTTCATGTTGATTTGTATAACGTATATTACAAGGATCTTTAAATGTATTCCAAGGATGGGATGTTTCGAATAAAACTTTCAGCATTTTTTTCCACAATTCTTTTGCGGGAATTATTCGATAATTTTTAATTGAACCTGCGTCTGCTGCTTTACATAACTCGTCGTATCGATTATCAAAATCCTCTCCGAAAAGATCGTGAAGGGTTTTTCCGTTTTCATCTTCAGTATCTCTTGGATCAAAGAAATACCAGGCGTCTTCATTTTGAACCCTACGCATAAATTCGTCTGGAACCCAAGATGCTGTGTTCATGTCATGGCAACGAAGTCTATCATCTCCTGTATTTCTTCTTAGATTTAAGAAATCTTCGAAATCTAAATGCCATGGCTCAAGATAAGCGCATCCAGCTCCTGGACGCTTACCACCTTGATTTACTGCGACCAAAAGATCGTTGTATATTTTAAGCCAAGGGACCAAGCCGCTAGAAATGCCGTTAGTTCCCTGAATATGAGAACCTGTAGACCGAAAAGGGGTAACATCAAGGCCAAGGCCACCGGCGTACTTTGATTTACGAGCTTCTTGCCAAGCACCGTCAAAGATGCCGTCAATACTATCATCAAAAGTATTAAGGTAGCAAGAACTAAGCTGCGAGTGAGTAGTTCCACTGTTGAAAAGGGTTGGGGTCGATGGGGTATATAAAAATTGGCTAAATAGATCGTAAAATTCTATAGCCTTTTCATCTTTATCTTTTTCGTTTATAGCTAATCCCATTGCCACACGCATCCAAAAGGCTTGAGGTGTTTCCATTATTTTACTATCTTGCTTAATGAAATACCTATCAAAAAGAATTTGTATACCTAAGTATTTAAAGTCTTTATCTCTTCTAATTTTTAATGCATTAGATAATTTATTTAAATCAAAGTCAAGTAGTCTTTTATCTAACCTGTGTTCTTTTACTAATTTTTTTATATTTTGTATAAAGCTTTTTCTATACTGAAGTCTAAACGCATCGGAATCTACGCCTTCTTTAAATACTTCTTTGTACAAACAATTTAATAAAAGCTGTGCAGCAGCGTAAGAATAATTGGGTTCTTTTTCTATCTTTTCACGAGCAGATAATATCAGTGCTTGATCTATTTCTTTGGTAGTTATTTTATCAAATAATTGAAGTTGTGCATCTAAGACTATTTCGCTCGCAGAAACATCTTCTATTTCTTCACAAGCTCTTTGTGCACTTGCATTAATTTTGTCTACTTCAAAGCTTTCTAGGCGGCCATTTCTCTTCTTAACTTTTATATCCATGAAGGTATTTTACACAGGGGTATTTTGTATTTCAATAAAAACAATAATTTGATATATTTTCCTATGTTACCATAGAAATTCGTGTAATGCAAGACCAATCTCGCTAACTTATTAACAATCTATTCTTTAACTGCAGATTCTGACCTAGCCCAATCTAAATCGCTCCTTACATCAAGGTTTACTTCCCAAGCAGATTTTAATAATTTTGGATCTAATCCATTTTTTTCGAAAGTTTTTATTAGAGCATTAATATCTTTGGGGAAGCATGTGCCGCCGAAACCTTTATCTCCATCATGGCCTGGCACTTGAAAGTGAGATTGCCCGATTCGCTTATCACTCATTACGCCATTAATAATTGAGTGCCAGTCTAACCCAAGCTTATTAATCAAACCATGGATTTCGTTAAAAAAACTAACCTTAGTTGCAAAGAAGCAATTGGCTATATACTTAACGGATTCAGATTCATCGCTCTTCATTAATATAGTTTGTATGTTCGGGAATGCATTGTTGAATAATTTAATAGCTTTTTCACCAACACTTTTCTTTCTAGTATACCCTACCACATGCCTATCGGCATTTAAAAAATCTTCTTTGGCAAATTTGGCAGTCAGGAACTCGGGAGAATGAACAATATTAAGATTACGATGTTTACTCTGTAGGTTTTTAGTTGTGCCGATTGGTACTGTAGATTTTATAATAAATATAGCATTTGAACCAATAGAGTCAATTTCATCAAAACAAGACTCTATAATTGATAGATTGCAATCAGCTCCCATGGCATCTTTCATGGGGGTTGGTACACTAATAAAAACAAAATCTTGAGTTAAAACTTCTTCTAATGAATTCTGCGATATATCAGGATTCTTGTCGAAAACTTTTACATCGTATTTACCGAAACCGCTGGCAACTGCAGAACCAACAAACCCATTGCCAATTACTCCAATTTTCATTGTGGTCGATTCGCTTTTACCCAATCTTCAAATCTTTGGGCGGGGTTCCATCCAAGTAGAGTTCTGGCTTTCGTGTTGTCGGCCAAAGTCTCTCTGGATTCTCCTGGTCTGGCATCAATAAAAGAATGTTTGCCCCCGACTAAATCAACGATGTCAAGGACAGAGTGATTTCTTCCGGTGCCAAGATTAAACATTTCACCGATAATTTCTTTATTTTGTGACTCTCCAGCCAAGTACATAGCTTCAACAATATCTTTTACATATGTATAATCTCTAGTTTGAAGCCCATCACCTACAACCGTCATTGGTTGACCTGCTTCTTTTTGCCTGAAGAATAGGCCAATAACAGGAGCATAGTCGCCAGCTAAAGGTTGACGCTCACCGTAAACATTAAAAAATCTAAATAGTACAGTTTCTAGCCCAAAAAGCTTTGTGTACATTTTGCATAATTCTTCACAATTTGCTTTGCTTACAGAATAAGGATTAAGGCAATCATTTGGCATATCCTCTTGTAGTGGAATCGGATTAGCTAAACCGTAGCAAGAAGAAGTTCCGGCAAACATTACTCGCTTGCAGTTGTTCAGTCTTGCGGATTGCAGAACATTAACTGTCCCAAGAGAGTTGTTTTTTACTGCATCAGATGGATCTTGCACACAAATTTGTATGCGAGATCGAGCAGCTAAATGAAAAACGAAATCAACTCCTTTAAATAAAGGTTCAAGCTTATCAAAATCACAAATGTCAACTTTATGATTTTCCGTATCTTCTCTCCAGTTAAAATTTGAATTAGCAGTAGAAGACTCATCGTCAACTACTACGACTTCATGCCCTGCTTTTAGCAAGCGTTCAATAAGATGACTACCAATAAAGCCAGCCCCACCAGTAACTAAGGATTTTATTTTATGCATGTAAGTTTATACACGCAAGAAAAGGAATTAAAGAGATTCTTTAAGCATATCCATGAATGCTTTTCTGGCAATATTAAACTGATCAAGGGTAAATTGTGCATTTTTTGCTTTACTGTCTAAGTCGGCAATATGCTGTATGATCGTTTTTTGCTCATCACTCATATCTTCAAGGACATGATCGTTACCGTCGATAGAGATTATTGTTTGATTCTCTTCTGTATTTTGATTAGTTTCTTCTTCAGACATAATTAAATATTATTTATATACCAATTATAAGTTTGCTCAATACCTTTTTCAAGTGTTGTTATACTAGAAAAGCCAAGGTTTTTAATAATTGAGTTATCCATTTTTTTTCTAAAAGTTCCGTCAGGCTTCGATTTATCAAAAACTATTCTGCCTGAATAACCAATAATATCTTGAATCAAATACATTAGTTCAGATACAGAAACCTCTTCTTCTGAGCCGCAATTTAAATGAGAGATTCCTTTCGAGTAAATATCGCCGGCATCTATGTTTTCGAGGCAAAAAGTAACCGCGTTAGCCAAATCTTCGACATAAAGAAATTCCCTGAGGGGTTTTCCGCTACCCCACACCTCTATCTCTTTTTGATTAGAAATTTTTGCAGCATGAACTTTATTAATAAATGCAGGAAGTACGTGAGATGTTTGCAAGTCAAAATTATCCCTCGGGCCATACAAATTACAAGGCATTAAAGAGTAAAAGTTACTGCCATACTGAGAATTAAATGCTTCGCACATTTTCAGTGCCGCTATTTTAGCGATAGCGTAAGGTTCATTCGTTTTTTCTAGTATACCTGTAAATAATGAATTTTCTTGAATTGGTATTCTTGCATCTCTTGGGTAAATACATGAAGAGCCAAGATTAATTAATTTTGAAATACCATAAACTTGCGATGATTTAATAATATTTGAGGCTATTTGTAAGTTTTCGTATATGAAATCGCCTCGGTATGTATTGTTGGCTAATATACCACCAACTTTAGCTGCACATAAAATAACATAATCAATTTTTTCATTCTTGAAAAATTTACCAACATCTTGCTGGCTGGTTAAATCTAATTCATCTCTGGTCTTGGTTACTATATTTTTGTAACCTTTTGATTTTAAATTATCTAACACTGCGGAACCGACCATTCCTCTATGGCCGGCTACGAAGACTTTACTTTCTTTCACTTTGAGAGAAGTTTGTAATCATTCTCGTACATTTTTTTAACCAAACCGTAGAAGTCAGTTTTACGAGTCCAGCCCATCTCCTGCTCCGCCAGGCAGCAATCTCCGCAAAGCTCATGAACTTCAGCGGGCCTATAAAATTTTGGATTAACCTTAAAGATTAGTTTGCCGTCTTCGGTATAATATTCTTCGTTTTCTGCGGAGCCTTTCGCTATAAATTTAATATCAGCACATTTTAAACTTTCATTCAAAAATTCACGAACGGTATACATCTTGCCGCTAGCGAGAACATAGTTTTTTGGCTTGTCTCTGTTGATCATCATCCATACTCCTTCCATGAAATCTTCTGCATCAGTCCAGTCTCGTTGAGCATCAATATTGCCGAGTTGCAGGATGGAGATTTCTTTACCGCTTTCAATTGCATGCTTAATTTTTGCGACACCGTTACTGATTTTTCTTGTAACAAAATCGAGACCTCTTCTTGTGCCCTCGTGATTAAATAGCCAGCCTTGAATCGCAAACAAACCATAAGATTCTCTGTAAACCCTAACAATGTGACGTGCCGCGCACTTTGCTGCGCCATAAGGAGATTGTGGTCGTAATGGATGCTCTTCATTTTGGGGGCTATAAATAACATCGCCAAATTCTTCGGAGGATCCTGCGTTATAGAAACGACAAGCTGGTGCAAATCTTCTGATTGATTCTAATATATGAAGAACTGCATCTGCGTCAGTATCCCATGTTTGAATTGGATAATCCCAGCTACCCGCAACAAAAGACTGGGCGGCAAAATTAATAAAATAATCAGGCTGAATATTAATGATGGCATCCCTCATGCTGTGGGCATCATTTAGGTCCATATTGATTAATTGAAGTCGTGGTTCATTCTCTAAATGCAAGATATTCTCGTGATTCTTAACGCTAAGACGGCGAACTGCTCCATAGATTTTAAAATTAGTATTTTTTAGTAAGTAGTCAGCCATATGGCTGCCATCTTGACCTGTTACTCCTGTTATAATTATTTTTTTCACAACGATAAAGTTTCTTCTATTTTTTCGGCTATAAAGGTTGTATCCATGCCCAAAGCTAAGAATGGATAGTCTTTGTAATCTTTAAATTTATTTTTGATATCAGATGGTATATGAAAACCTATTTTTTTTCTAGTAGTATTTTTTAATTTTTCAAGGCAGTTTTTAAAGCCAGAATTATTGAAATCACCAACTGAACCCAAACTGGCAGATAAATCATATGGACCGACAAGATAATAATCAAAATCTATGCTTGATATGTGATCTATGTTTTCAACACCCTTGATTGTTTCTATTTGAGGTATTATTATTGGGCGCCTTAATTCTAGAGGCTTCATTCCCCATAAATTTTCTCGCACCAGACCCTGACCCCTTTTCCCGCCAGTTTCTGTTACGATTGATTTTCTTATTACGCCTCGATTATCTTGGTCAAACTTTTCTACCTGATTTTTAAATGGATAGATACAATAGTCATAAAATTCTTTAGCTTGTTCAAAAGTTTCAACCGTCGATAAGATAACTCCTGAAATACCTGCATCTAGACACATCCTTATGCATTGCCTATCTAAATAAGAAAAACGTGCAAATACTTTTTTGTTTAATAGTGTGCCAACCTGTATGCACGAGTATAAAGTTTCATTATTAAAATGCCCGTGCTCTAAATCTAGCACCACTCCATCAAAAGAAGAAGAGCAAAATATTTCAGTTATTACAGGGGAGGGAATTTGTTGCCAGAATAATTTCATGATTATCTACGAAGTAAAACGCCACTACCTTGGGTATGTAAAATTTTAAAACCTTGCGAAACCAACCATGGAACAGCTAGCCCTCCTTTACCACTAAAACCATCGCCTGACCTAGGGGTATCATCAAATATTACCACCCCATTTGCGGAAAGTTTTGGTAAAGATGATTGAGCCTGGGTTAAATGAGTTTTCTGGCTCAAGAGATTAGTCTTTTCTATATCGACATTATTTTTTTCATAAGCATTTCCAAATTTTTTAATTCTGGTTCTTAATGATGATTCATGAGTTGGGTTATTGATAGTGTCAAAGTTGTCCAGATACAAAACAGATATTCGCTCTTTTATTTCTTGAATTTTTTCTTCACCTTTACCCAGAATGGCCTTATTGCCAATTAAGGATTTAGCTAAGCCGTAACAATATTCTGAAAAATCTATAGAATAAAAATTAACACCGTATTTTTTTGATATGTCATTAAAGTATTTAGTAGAGCTGGTTTCAATCGACTCTCTAGCGCTACCTATCTCAACAATACAACCCTCTTTTAATAAAGATTGCAAATTTGATATTTCTTTAATTAATGTATGCGATGCCATATTATATTATATTTACTAGTTTCCAGTCTTCTTCTGTATCTATATCTAAATTATATGGAAACCCTATTTCCATTATGTAGGGATTATAGCCTATTCTATTATTGTATTCAAGCACTTTAGGTAAAAAGGCATACAAATAAGAGTTTTCCATATAATATACTGGAAGATCTTGGGTCTGTTCAAGCTTCATGGGATTATGATTAATTGGACAATAGCCGTAAGGTTCTTTGCGCCAAAATCTATTTTGCACACCATCAGCCGAAAAGACTGAGTCATAACCTTCGTTGTTAATTTTATCTAACGCAAATTTTATATGATCAGGATTTAAGAAAGGAGAGGTGACATGTATTTGGCTTATAGGTTCGTTAATTGAAAATTGATCTACGAAATTTTTTAATAAATCTACCACCGAAACTTTATCGCCTACCAAATGCCTTCTTCTGTGGAAGCATGTAACCCATTCTTTATGCTCACATTCTTTAAAAATTGAATCTGAGTCTGTATCTATAAATACATCAAAATCCTTTAACTTATCAATCGTGTTCTCCCAAAGAGGTTTACCTTGAAAGCTTCTAAAGTTTTTGCGAGGAACTCGCTGAGAGTTTTTTTTAATTGGAATATATACTATCAATTTATGTATTCTCTTACTTTTTTATAGATGAATTCAGAGCCTGCATAAGTCAAATGCATATTATCTACAGTGTATTTTTTAACTTCATTAAAATCCCATTCTAATAAATTAACTAATTTACTGAATTTACCAACTGTTTTTTTTGAATAATTGCTAACTACGTTTATATTTTTAGGCCTGCCTAGCGGGTTTACTTTAAGGTAATTTCCATCCCATTGAGGAACAATATTATTTGTATTAATTAATATTAATTTTTCATCAAAATTTTGAAGATATGGAATTACAATATCTTGATATGCTTCTGTTGTTATCAAACTTTTCGTATCTTCCCCTTTGTAATGTACTCCATATGTGTGATTCAGATCTAAATATTTACCTAGAAAGTGCTTGAGGAAAACAAATTTGTCCTGCATGCATTCTTTAAAGTTTGAAATGTTTCTAGGAGAAAATTCCACAACTCCCGTGTATAGAATTATTTTATCATATTTATTGATGTCAATTTTCTTTTCTTCAATGAGACGTATGAAGTCAAGGGTAGTAGTCCATTTAAAGGGGCAAAGAAAAAGATCGCATTCAGAATCATCCAGGAATTTTTCTGGAAAAATTTTTCTATTAGCAAAGGAAAGTTTGTGTTCTCCTCTAGAGTCTGTGAAAAATAATAACTTCATTGCATGAAATAAATTTATACATCAAGCTCTAAATGTAATTCTGATTTTCTAAAACAATCTAATTTGCTGACTGCACTGCAGTTAACTATATCTATATCTGTATTCTTGCATTTTGAAGCCAAACTTTCCCAGCCAGGTTTTTGAAATACATTTACATTTGGTATGTTGTATCTGTCGCCAGGTTGCTGGTAGTCATCAAACCAATAGTTAGGATTTTTATTTATGGTTTCTGAAATAATTAATCTGTTTGCTTCATTATCTTTGTATATTTCCGCACCATCAACAATTTCTTTATAATTACAATCTGCTCCAAGTAGTATAATTTTCTTGTAACCAAGGCAGATTGCTACTTGACAAGCATTGGCACCTGAATTCCCTTTATCGTGAAAATAGTCGAAGTCACTAATTGATCTACATAATGGGTTATGAGGATTAAAGTCTCCGCTTAATTTAATTCTTTGAAATCTTGGTGATTTATTAAAATCTTTTATGTAGAAAAATTTTTTGATATTATTTGATGCGTCGTCAATTAAGGATTGGTACTGTTTTCTATGATTCTCGCAAATCACATAATCAAAGCAGCCATGATATGTTGGCCACCAATTCATTTTACTATACATCCTGTAAGCCGCATTAAGGCCAAATGTATCTAAATGTTTAAAGGAATTAAAATCAACATCCCTTAGTGAAGGCCCGTTTGCCATAACTACTATAGTTTTGTTATTATTACTATTCATGATTATTAAATATTTTTATTAGTATCAACTAATTTTTTAAAGGTATTTAAAGTTCCTTTTATTAACTTCATGTGGTTTGGTGTTTTAAAAACTCTACTACCTTCTTGATGATAAGAATCATCATTATGCCATACTAAATTGTTTTTGTCAAAATTAAAAATAAAACCATTATCCCTAATACGAATACTCATGTCAACATCTTCGTTGTATTTAAACCCTTTATCTGTAGCATTAATAGGTATTGAGGCATCCCATTTGCATTGATTGTAAACAGATGATTTAATTATCCAAAACCCACCTGTTTGATAATAATTTTCACTTATAGGATCATCATAATTAATCATTCTATGGGGACTAAAAGTAGCCTTATCCCAGAATCTGTCACCATTTGGTAATAATATTTTATGACCAAGCACATCCCAATAATTATCTTCGCTGAAATTTATTAAATTAAGCAACCAATCTTCCGGGAAAACAAAGTCATCATCCACAAACACAAAGATATCAGTATTAATATCCTCTGCCGCAATAAACCTAAGTGCTGATAACATACCGCTCTTAGCTTCCTGGCAAGCATCTATCAAATTGAGCCCAGGAATACCTATAAAACTATCCGTGCATCCACATATATTTATATCAATATTAAAGTTTCCATATTTTTTAATACCTAGTATAGAAGATATTAAAACTTTCGTCTTCTCAACCTTTTTTCCGTTGGTGGCGATACAAAAAGATATATTATTAAAATTTTTACTTGACATTTTTTATTTTTATGTTATAATATTATTCCTTAAACTTTAGTTTAAGGATATTTCTAACGTATATCTTATAATTATCTTACGTAAACCTAATAATAATGTTGACATTACTATAGATGTTATGTTAACATGGAGGAAATTCAAATGAAAAATACAGAGAAAATGTCGGATTCTGAGTTAATCCATAAATTAAGAGAAGATACCAGCTCCACAGAGTGCTTACTAGAGCTAATATCGAGGCACAGCGGAATATATATGACTATGGTTAATAATTATACTCCAGGAACAAATAGCTCCATACCTTCTTTTAAGAATGAATTAATCTCAGATAAAAATTATTACATATATCAAGCTGCACTCAAGTATGATGAGTCTAGGAACACTAAGTTTTCAACTTACTTAGGCAATGAAACTAGATGGATGTGCTTAAATTTATACAATAAGAACAAAAATCAATCATTCCGTGAAATCTTCTTAGATCAACCGGAAATTAAAGAGATGCCTGAAGAGGAAGATTATGATCAAAAGATTATATCCAAGGAATTTCTTAACAAGGTAATGTCGATGATAGATAATTACAAAGATCAGAGAGTGTCTCAGATTTTTAAAATGAGATACATTGATGCAAGCACCAATAAAGTGACACCATGGAAACAAATAGGCGACTCTCTCAATTTAAGCATTCAGGGCTGCATTAATATTCACAATAAAACAATATCAAAAATAAAGAAAGAGCTAAGCAAAGACATATGATTAATAAATTTATAGGAATAGGCCACCTCACTAGGTCACCAGAGTTAAAGGATTTAGGTGAATACACGAAATGTGTTTTCTCAATTGCGATAAATTCCTCAAAAGAAGAAGTCTTATTTATGGATGTCGAATGCTGGAACAAGGTCGCAAGCAACTGCAATAAATATATATCAAAAGGTTCCTGCGTTTACATAGAAGGTAAAATAAAAGTTAATAAATGGGAAGACAAGGAAGGCAACAAACGCCAGAAGTTTTTTGTTGGAGCAGACATCGTAAGATTCCTTCCTAATGGTAAAAAAGATGAGGATAAAAAAATTGAAAATCCTCAACCTTCCAATAGTATAAAGGAAATTATCGACGAAGAAGAAATGCCCTTTTAATATGGATTACATTAATTTTAGCGGACCAATAAACTCCTTAAGCTTTGGCAATGTTACTGTCAATATGTTGAGAGAGTTGCATAAGTTAGATCAAAAAATCTGTTTTTTTCCTGTTGGAAATAATTTAGATTTCGATGCATATGACAAGCTTTCCGAGGATTGCAAATCTTGGATTACTGACTGTTATCATAATAGATTAAAAAATCTAAATAAAGATAATCCATCACTAAAGATGTGGCACCTTATGGGTTCAGAATCTACAGTTGGTTCAAGAAGTTTTCTTTATACTTTTTATGAATGCGATCAACCAACTGACGCAGAAGTTAATTTATCAAGTATTCATGAAAAAACAATTTTTAGTAGCTCCCATTCTGAGGAATGCTTCAAAAGTAAAGGTTTAACCAATACCGAATACATACCTATAGGTTTTGATGAAGATTTCTTTGAAACAGATAAGGAATATCTTGGAGATAAAATCAATTTTGGATTAGTTGGCAAGTTTGAAAAAAGAAAGCACACTGCAAAAATATTAAAGCTTTGGGCCGAAAAATACGGAGACAATCCAGACTACCAACTGACTTGCTGTATAACAAATCCATTCTTCAAAGAAGATCAAATGAAGTTAGTTATCGCTAGTGCGTTGGCAGGAAAAACATACAAAAATATAAACTTCCTACCCCATCTTAAAACAAACTCTGAGATGAATGAACTTTATAATTCTATAGACATCAATCTTAGTGGTTTAAGCGGGGCAGAAGGATGGAACTTGCCAGCATTTAATTCAACCTGCTTAGGTAAATGGAGTATTGTTCTCAATGCTACATCTCATAAAGATTGGGCGACAGAAGAAAACTCTATCATAGTAAATCCGTCATCCCAGGAAGAGATATACGATAATATATTCTTCAAGAAAGATGACAATTTTAATCAAGGTAACTTTAACATCTTTTCTGATGAAGATTTCTATTCTGCTACAGAAAAAGCTATATCTGTCTGCAAAAGTAAAAACACAGAAGGGGTAAAACTAAAAGAAACATTTAATTACTCAAATACTATTAACCAAATATTAAAACTAATTAAGTCATGAATATAAAAAGAGAAGGAAACAGCGTATTGTTATGTTGCGGAAAAGGCAGGTGTCCTGCATTAAAAAAAACCGAAGATGATATGTATTCATTAAAAGATGATTTCGGCGGTGAAGTCAAGCTAAGTAAAGAACAACTAAACGTTATTCAAGAAGCTTTAAAAGAACTTGATAACTCTTAAACTTATAGCATCAATTGGCTTGATGTGGATCCTTAGGTATGGATCTATCCTTAACAAACCAAGAACTTACATATGCAATAAATCAAATATATTGAAAGAATTATTCAATTGTAGTTTATGTTTAGGATTTTGGACAGGTTGCTTGATTGGTGCAGTATTTTTTTATCTAGAAAGAAATATTCATTATGCACTTTTCCCGCTAGCTTCTTCTGCCTTGTGCTGGTTCTTTGATTCATTGCTAGATTTAATACAATTAGCCGCCAACAAATTAGACAAAAAGTAAAATGCCTATATACTTATTTCAACACCCAAAAACCGAAGAAGTAGCTGAATTATTTTTTGGTATGAATGATGAAAAGAAATATATAGATGAAGATGGAACTGAATGGAAACGCATATATTCTTTGCCTCAATTAAACACAGAAGCATCAATTGACCCATGGAATAATGCTGACTTCGTTAATAAAACCGCAGGCAAGCAAGGAACTTATGGCGACCTCATGGATCGAAGTGCAGAGCTTTCGGCGCAAAGAGCCTCCCAAAACGGCGGCGTTGATCCATTAAAAGAAAAATACTATAAGAACTACTCTAAGACTAGAAGAGGTGCGAAGCATCCAGATCAGATGAAAAAAAGTTTTGAGAATAAAAATATAAAAATAGATTTTGACTAATATGAACATACAAATATACAAGCCAAATAAAAGTAATACAGGTTTTGGGTTTTCATTCTCTGCGGGAGATGATAAAAAAAGTGGAGAGCCTGTTTTATTCGTAAACGGAATAGCTCAGTATTCTTGGAATAATGGCTCTGGAACATTTCAAGGTAACTCTAATAATCCAGAGAAAACTATTACCGTTAAGTTTAATGAATTTGAGTGCGGTTCAATTATTAATTGCTTGGAAAAAAGATACGAGTGGAGCACTTATCATAAAAGCGGAGAAAACAATACATCAATTAAATTTACTCCTTGGGATAAAGTCGCAACTATCAAGAGTTATAATTCTCAGAAAAAAGAATATGAAGAATCTAAGCAAACCATACCTGCGTTTGGTATGACCATTTCTAAAAGTGGTGGCAATACATTTAAATTATCATTAGAGCCAGGCGAATGCGAATGCTTGATTTCATTTCTAAGATACTTAATTCAAAAAATTTACCAACATAGGTATAATAAATCAAACAAAACAAAAGCTGAGTCTGCAGGGATTGAACCTTTGTATGAGTAGAAAAAAGAAAATACTTTTTCACAGTAACCACTGTAAAGCTTTTACTGGTTTTGGTAAAAATTCTAAGAATATCTTAAAGTATTTACAGTCTACTGGCAAATATGAAATTATAGAGGCGGCTAATGGGTTTCCTAAATCGCACACCCCTCTATCAAAAATGCCATGGAAATGCATTGGTACTTTACCAAACGACCAATCAAGAATTAATGAATTAAATAAAGACCCTAACTTAGCAAGGGCTGCAGCATATGGAGCTGAAACAATAGACGAAATCATTAAGGAAGTAAAGCCAGATATTTATATTGGAGCTGAAGATATTTGGGCATTCAACGAATATTGGAATCGTAAATGGTGGAATAAAATAAACTGTATGATTTGGACGACTTTAGATTCTGAGCCAATTCTTCCGTTAGCTGTTTCTGCTGCATCACATATCAAGCATTATTACGGTTGGGCATCTTTTGCAGAAAGAGAAATGAAAAAGTTAGGCCACGATCATTTCAAAACACTTCATGGGGCAGTAGATCGTAAAAATTTCTTTCGAGGTACTGATGAGTCTAGATTAAATCTTAGAAAAAAACACAAGATTGATTCTAATTGTTTTTTAATCGGGTTTGTATTTAGGAATCAATTAAGAAAAAGTGTCCCAAATTTGCTGGATGGATTTAAAATGTTCAAAGATCAAAATCCGTCAGTCAATTCTAAACTATTACTGCACACACATTGGGATGAGGGTTGGGATATCCCTAGGCTTATTGAAGAAAAAGGTATAGATAATTTTGATATACTCACAACTTACTATTGCGAAAAATGCAAAACCTATGAAATTAAACCTTACTCTGGTCAAAAATTAGACTGCAAAAATTGCGGGAGTAAAGAATCTCAAAGCACCACAAATGTCAAGCACGGCGTATCCGAATCTCAACTTAATGAGATATACAATCTTATGGATGTATACTGCCATCCATTTACATCTGGCGGCCAAGAACTGCCCATACAGGAAGCTAAGCTTTGCGAACTAATAACACTAGTCACAAATTACAGCTGTGGTGAAGATCAATGCACAGCAGAGAGCGGAGGGTTTGCATTAGATTGGGCAGAGTACCGTGAGCCAGGAACTCAATTTATAAAAGCTAGTACCTACCCCGCCAGCATATGCAAGCAGCTTAACAAGATCCACAAGATGAAACCTCAAAAGAGGAAAGAGATCGGTAAAAAAGCTAGAAAATTTGTTATAGAAAATTACTCTACTGAAGCTATAGGTAAACAGCTTGAAGAAATTATAGATGAAATGGATTTTACGGAATGGGATTTTGACTTTTCCGAAAAACCAAGAAATCCTGACTACGATCCGCCTCAAATAAACTCGGACTCGGATTGGCTTATTGATATATATAAGAATATATTAATGATGGATGTTGATCCATCAATAGATCAAGGTCACAAGCATTGGATGTCTCAAATTAAAAAAGGATTATCTCGCCCCGAAGTATTAAAATATTTTAAAAATGTTGCCAGCAAAGAAAACGCCAAAATAAATAGTGAAATTAATTTTGATGATCTACTAGATGATGAAGGTCAAGACAAAAGAATTGCTGTGGTAATGCCAGGAAGTGCTGGAGATGTACTTTGGGTTAATTCATTGCTCAGCAATTTAAAGGAACTCTATCCAGAACACAATATATATTTTATTACAAAGAAAACATTTTTTCCTTTCGTCGAAGATCATCCTGCTGTTCATAAGTTAATTCCTCATACTGATCAGATGGACTCACTTTTATTACTTGAGGGAAGCATGAAGCACTCTGGGTATTTTGATGTAGCATATCTTCCAAATATAGGCACGCAAAGAATTTTAAATTATACTCATAACGGTAAAGATAAAATACAATTTGATATATATGACAAGTAAATCAAATTTAATATCTACGCCTATATCTGTCGGCGAACTTTTTGATAAGGTTTCTGTTCTTTCTGTGAAAATGAACAAAATTAAAGATGAGTCTAAAGTTAATGACATTCTTCATGAATTAAATTTACTAAAACCTCTCTGTGAACCTTTTTATAAAAAAACACCTGAACTATCAACCCTAATGGATAGCTTAAGAGTTGTTAACTCAGAGCTGTGGGATATACTTGAGCTACAAAGGAATAAAGAAAAAGACGGTCAACTAGATCAACAGTTTATTGATTTATCCATATCTGTATATAGAAAAAACGATAGAAGATTTTTTATCAAACAAGAAATAAATAAATTAACAAGCTCAGAAATAAAAGAGCAAAAATACTACAGTAACGATGAGTCACATAGCTGAAGAATATGCAAAGTCATTGGGCGTCAGAATAGGAAAGCCTATTATATCTGAGCACTTTTACCCTGTCGTCAGTAATAATTATATTACATTTCATACTAATGATAAAAAGTCTCCAGCAAGACACTATGATTTATGGAAGATTGTTTTTGAGTTAATTAAAGAAAAGCTTTCAGCAAATAACATTGACATAATACAAGTAGGAGGTCCAGACGATCCTGTTTATTCTGAGTGTGATTATGATACGCTTGATGCCACATTTAAGCAAATGGCTTATATCCTAAAAGGTACAAAACTACACTTAGGAATAGATAGCCTTCCGGTTCATTTGGCTAGCATATACGACAGGCCAATTGTTGGGCTTTATTCTAACCTATATCCAGAGTGCTCTAAACCTATTTGGAATAAATCATCAAAGACTATTCAGCTAGCCCCGGACTTTTCAGAAATCAAACCTTCGTTTAGAGACAACGAAGAGCCCAAAAGAGTCAATGAAATATATCCTGAAGCCATAGCGAAAGCTGTCCTAGATTGTCTTGAAATAGAAAACGATCTTGATACTTACGAAACATTAAATATTGGAAAGCATTATTTTAATAAAATTATTGAGATTGTGCCCAATTTTATTCCTACTGAAGAATTTAATTTTAAAAACCTAATTAATCTCAGATGTGATTACGAGTTACTAGAAGAGTCTCTTCCTCATTGGTTATCTAAGCGTGTTAATCTAATGATCAATAAAGCTATCGATATCAATTTAGTTTATAGAGCTAGGCATAATATCAAAGGTATGACTATTTTTATTGGTGATGAGTCAATAAATGAAGAGTATCTAAAAATGCTCAGTAAATTAAATATAAATTATAATTTGATATGCAAAGATAAAGAAAAAATATCAGACTTAAGATTGAAATTCTTTGATTATACTGTTGAAGAATATTCTCCTAAAACAAAAAAAGATCTTGACTTCACCGAAGATGTATGTGATAATACGTTCTATCATAGCAATAAAACACTAATCTCAAAGAATAAGAAGTACTATAGTAAAGCAGCGTGGAAAATAAACATAGAGCAAACAGATGACCACCAAAAGCTTATAGACAGTGAAGAATTTTGGGAAGAAATAGAACACATGAACACATACAATTATGGTAAAATCAAAAAGTAACGAAAAAAATAATTCAGTTGGCCCGAATCTTTTCTCTAGGGATGAAAATGGATTACTAAAAAATGTAGAGTATCCTTTTAATGAAGATGGATCTGTTAATTGGAGAGGCTTAGTAAAAGAAGAGCATTTATTTCCCAACAAAAGCTGGTTTCAAATGAGAGGTAAAGATACACCTCGATCAATAGAAGGGCTAGCAGACCACCAATTACTTATAAAGCTTGGCGGCATAAAAGAGCTTGCTAAATTAAGAGGTTTCTCTGACATAACTTATGAAGTTGTCAAATGTGAAGAAGATCATGTGGCTGTAATTTGTAAAATAAAATTTCTACCAAACTATGAAACATTTGGCGAACCTGTAGTTTTTCAAGATATGGCTAACGCGACTTTGAATAATACTAGCAGCTTTGCAACTAAATTCCTAGAAACTATAGCATGTAATCGTGCATTTGTTAGATGCGTAAGAAATTTTCTGCACGTCCATATCGTCGGAGACGACGAGATTGATAAGTCAGACGGTAGTCAGCCGGCGGCAAAGCCCGCTAAAAAAGGAAACCCATTAAGCCCTACCAGCTTATTGCAGAATAAGGCTAAAGAAGTTTTAAATTGTGATTCTTTTTCTGAGTTCAAGAAAAACCACATTCAAACATGGTGGCATTCTCAAATAGAAGGAATATATCAAAGTCAAAATATTAAATCAGCGTCAAACTGGGAAGACCTTACTGCAAAAGAAACCAGAATAATGCTTGCTTTAATTAATTAGGCTATTCGTTGTACGACCCACCCTCGTTAAAAATAACAGGGTGATGAGGCGGCCTAATAGATAAATCTTTTTCAATGTTATCAAACTTATCTACATTATATTGTAGAGCTTGAATACTAAATAATCCATCAGAATCTTCTGTAATGTTTATAACTTTGTATTGTTTCTTTTCTGCAAAGTTTACAGAATCTTCCATCATAAAAGTTGTTCCGTCTGAATCTTTTAGTTTCTTTAAGTAGTCGTCTTCAACAAAAGTTTTTTGCAATATGTAATTGCTTTTTAAATGGCCAGACATATGCATCCATTTTCCGTGCTTCTCAAGATCTTCAGATCCGCTTGCAAAAATAAAGTTACCTAATTTACTCGGATTATCTGCAGAAACATTCCAAGGATTTTTTGGTAAATCTGTTACGATATTTTCGTCTTCGTCTTCTCTGTCGGTTAAAAGAGGATCAGTAAATTTAGGGAAATCTTCGGCCCATCCATTTTCGTATTTTATGAAATTATCACCACAAGAAGACGAACCTACCCACAATAAAGCTTCTGGATCTGGTTTTTCTCTATTGTATCCACCCAGCCACGCTGTTTTATCTTTAGGCAAAACGATGGACATAAGGTCTTGGGCGACATCATCTTCTATCACAGCCATTTGTCCACTTCTTGTTTTTGCATCTCTTAATGCTTCTAGCCAAGTAAAGTCACCTTCGACAAACTCATAAATGTTATTATATAACTTCATCGTTCTGTCGTCTTCAGCTATATCGTAAACTAAATAATCGCCCACTTGCGTAGCTCGCATGCTATCAATCTTTTCGTCAGTTACATCTGTATCAGAATCTAAAGATGCTATAGTTTCATTTCCTGATGGGGCATAAAGTGTTACATTTTTCCATGTTTCTTTGTCGTATGGATCAATGAAAGAATGGATAGGGTAGTCAGCCAGTACTTCTGCATTTCTTCCTTGTTCATCTACCTTGATATCTAAAGCTTTTCCGGCAAACCTACCTACTGTTCTTTTATTATCTAATACATCAATCACATCTCCTGGCTTTAGATAAGATCCAAGCATGCTGGTTTTGAATGATAGAATTTCTGTTTCTAGATTGGCACTCTTGACTACAAATTCAGCTGCCCGCTTTGCTTGAGCTTGCGATGTTATTCCGAACCCATCAATACTCTGCTCGATCATATTATTCTCTTTGACAGCTTCTCTATCTTCAGCTCTTTCTATTTTCGGGCGATACATATTATATCTGTCAACATACTTAATATTGCATGAATTAGTTCTAGATGTTTTTGGCGTACTAGAATAACTAAAACCTTCTTCAGAAATATTATTATTAGAGAATAACATAACTGACTCTTTCTTTTCGTCTTGGAAAAAGTTGATTGCACCTCCAGACCAATATGCAAACGATCTAAAGATGGCGGCAAATTCGTTAATTAATTTAAATGCATTTTCTTGATTCATTATATATGCATTTAAGGTATACCTTGGCTCGACTAGTGGATAATCTATTTGAACTGCACACTCAAATTCTTGAGTTTCTGGCTCATATTCAAGCACAATAGTGCGATTAACTTTATTAACACTATGTATTCTTATAGAATCATATGTTGAATCATTATAAAAGATCGCTAACTGTTTGCCTGAATAATTAAATTCGGAATTAAAGGATTCGTTGGAATCTATTCCTTCTATTTTGAATTGAGGTTTATCACCTGAGGATCCGTCTCTGGTTAGTTTTCTTTTTTTATACTTTGGAGAATAACCGCTTGGCACATATTCATCACAATATTTTGCAATTTTATACAATGTCCATCTATCTATATTCTCTTCTTTTATGCCAAATTTACCTACACCGAATCTTTTATTAGATATTAAGTCGTAAAGACACCATGCTGGGTTATCTGTCCACTTTAGATCTGGACTAAAATCACCACTCCAATTGCCTTCATACTTTCGATTTTCGGGGTCATAGTTAGTGGGAACTTGTACCTTCTTTAAACGCATGTTATATGTTCGCTGTGGCATATTAGGCGAATCTTTTGCATTAATTCTGGTTCCTACAATTACTGAATTTGGATAATTTAATTGAACAGGCGTTATTTCCGTGACTGACGCAAGCGACATTTTTTCTTTATATCTAGCTGCTTGTTCACCTTCTTTTACAAAATTCCTTTCCCTGTTAAGTTTATAAACTTTTATAATCCTATCTTTTTGGTCAGGATTGGGTGGCAAATATATTTTTACATCCTTCCTGTAGGGAGAAGTAGCAACTCCGTACATATAAACATCAGTAGAATACAGAACTTCGCCTTCGTTTCCATATTTTATTCTAAATCTTGCTTTGTTGGGCCAAAGTTCTCCTGAGTTTTCTACTTTTGTACCTATTTTCCACCGATAATCTCTGTCGAATACTGTGTTGTATAAAACTCCTAGTGCCAATGCTAGTGGTGCAGCCTTAGCGGCTAACAATCCTCTTTCAGAAGCCTCTTTAAACTGAAATGTCGCTATGTGTGCACTAAAAGGGCTTGCTGCTGCGGCTGCACCGTTTGCTGCGGCGATGATAGCCTTAGTACCGTGATATAACACTTTAGCTGTTTGAATCGCCAGCCACGCTTTTAGTAAATATCTCCAAAGCTTACCTATTTCATATGTGACTTCAACATGATCCCCTTCGTATAGATAGAATAATTCATCTGCTTGAAGCGAAACTATAGCTTCTTCTACAAGAGGGTTAATTATGCTATGAGGTAAATAGTTTTCTTCATCTATTCTATTATTTACATTTTGATCTATTTCTGATTCATTGATTTTTGTAAAAAATAATTCCTCATCTATATCTTGTTCGTCTTCTGATTCTATTAGTATGGGTGACTCTATTTTTATTTCATTCCATAAGTTTTCAGTTATGTCAGCTTGTCCGTTTGGTGTAATATCTACTTCTTCTGCCACTATATTTTGAGCAACTGGAAGGGTTATAGTTGTTTCGCTTTCTGTGCCTTCAGAATCAACAGTTGTTTCAGTGATAAATAAGTTTCCATTTTCATCAGTAATATTTCCTACATGATTTTGAGCGAAATAAAAAAAATCTGATGATTGGTCTACGCCCTCTTCATCAAAAATTGTAATTCCTGAACCAATAGACATTATACTATCATTTGCTGAATTATTGTTTCCAGTGATCAAAAAAACTTGAGAATTAATGTTAGGTCCGCCTCTAACGGTTTCCTGCATAACAAAATACCCAGCTTTATTTTCATATGATTTTGCTTGATCAAAAATTCCTAAGAATTTATCAGCATCATCCCCAAGTTTATAGTAACCATATTCAGAAGAATCAGATTTTACGTTTTTTACTTTATCACCTGCTTCATAAAATAATTGATTATCTTCATCTACATATTCGGCTGCAAACTGATCGTATTCATTGATTTCTGGGTTTGGGATATAGAAATTTATTAAATTATTATTTTCTGTATATACAATTTCCGATTCATATTTATTTTCTTCATCACACTTATAATTATTATTTTTATCAAACTTTTGATCGAGATGCTTTAATGCTTTGTATGCAATACCGTCAAATTTAACATATTGATTTACATAGTAAAGTTTATTTTTTTCAAAATCTTCAACTTCAATTAAGTTAGATAAATTATTAAAATTTAATATCCTTGGCCCATATAAAGGTTTATTAATTTCTTTGGTATATGCAGTGAATAGGTATTGAGGTTCTAATAAATTTTGATCTTCGGACCCAATCTTTTCTGCATTATTCATTCCCACATCTATATCATATTCATTAATGTTGTAGGAATCATAATCAAATGATTTATTGATTTCTTTTATTGGTATGTTATCAAGCATTACCGCCTGCAAATAATCGTCATCTTTGTATCTGATTGGGTTTGGGCTTGCGGGAACCTCTGCATCTTTTTTAAATCTTAAAGCTTTTCCGCCATGATCACTGAAGCCGTCTATTTCTCCTTCGCAAATGAGATCAATTGATTTAGACACGGAAGCAGATTCAAGCTTAAACCATCCTACTCCATTTTGCTTTTGACTGCCTCGCCATCTTTCTCCTACTTGTATAGGAAAAATAGAAACATCTCCCTTATCTATAGCATTAGACATATTTCCTTTTAAATAATCAATACTTTCTTCTGAAAAAGTTATAGGATAAAAAACTGGAGCTAGAATATCATTTTCTTTTTGAGGCTTACTTTGAATGCATACATATGAGCTTTTAATCGCATTTTGATATGATATACTATATCTATACTGCTCAACAGTATCTAAGGCCTCTGGATACCAGTTACCTTGCGCCGCGTCAAAGTTTCCAAGCATACTGGTATTAACACCTTTTCCGTAATTATATTCATAGTAAAAATATCCGCCTATTAAATTACCAGTTTTATCTACACGTTTAATGTTAGTAAACCTATTTAGCTGAGATTCGACATCCTCAAATGCTCCATACAGGCCATCAGTAGATCCAAATTTATTTGAAGCAAAAAGTGTTTTAATATATTTGTATCCAGGATCTTCAAATTTATTTTTACTACTTCCGTCAAAAACATTTAAAGCGAAGCATGACACTAATGGTCCTAGATCTTGAAAATAACTCTTATGGTAATCCGGGATAAGGCTATATGTTCCATTTGTAAAATTTAAAATTTTATTTTGTTCTGAGTTGTAATCATAGTTGATGTTGCATGCAGAGACTACCTGAGATCCAACATTTAAACATCCATATCCAACTGGAACAGTACTACCTTGTGTATATCTATTATCGACACCATTAAATATGTAAGATTTCGTCTGAACCTTTAAAGTCTCATCGTCTCTCTCCATAGCTTCCGCTATTTTTTTTGAAACATACATCATAGCTGCAGTAGTTATTGCAGTCATAATCAAACTAACAGCGAATCCGCCACCACCTTGGGCTATTGGAAAAACGTGCAAATCTTTTTCTGTAGACAGTAAAAACTCTTTGTTTTCTGTAAACCCTTGTTCTCCAGATTTTTTTATTCCATAAATAACGCCCTCTTGCTGTTTTTTATTTAAATATTTTTCTACTTCCGGATTATTTGCAAAGATTGCGGCGATAGCTTCGCCTGGGGAACTTACATTAAGATCCCATGTCTTTCCAAACCTTTTACCTAAGGCTCCGTGTAGATATACCTTTTTCATCCTTTTGCCATTATATTCTTACACTAAAGATCGGTGCCTGTATGCTCCTTTTATTTTTGATTGCCATCGACTATCGAGTATATCTTTCCTGGAGATACTGTGCCCACATTGATGAATAAAATAATCATCACCAAGGTAAATGCCCACATGCTTTCTTCCGTTTTTCTTTATTTGAAACACCAGTATATCATGCTTTTTAATATTCTGTATTTCTACTCTATCAGTATTTGTATTTAATATATCAATAAGTAGCTTATTAGCTTCTTGATCTGATTCTGTTAACCAATAGTTTTTATTCCATTGCGTTATATTGATATTTAAATTTTTAATAAAATAATCTTTTAACAAGCAAGTGCATTCATGGAAGCCTTTGATGTATGGCCTGCCTATTAAACTATCAGGCTCAAAAGATTCGGGGTAATAAAGAAAAAACTTCTTTGTAATTAAACTATATATTAAATAAGGTATACCAGATTCTTCAGAATTAATAATATCTTGCTCTGATGGATTTTCGTCTGAAAATGGATGAGTATGATAGATTCCCAATAGATTATATTTAACTTGATAAGTTATTAATTTTTGCGGCGATATAGTAAAAGAATTTACCGGGTCAGGATTAATATTATTTTCTTGTTTTATTTCAACAGAAAGATCGGGGCATAGTAAAACTACCCCGCAAACTTCTTGATCTGGTTTGCTTTCAGCATGAGATATTATCTTATCATGAAAATTATTTAAACTCATAAGGGTCTATGCCAGGAAAACCTCCGTAAGGTAATCCATTGTTTAGTTCCGTCCAACTAACATCTTCCTCTAGATTATTCGCTTGCATTCTAACTCCACCCCCAGCTTCAATAGCGTGATCAGAAAATCTAAGTCTACAGCCACAAAGTGTCTTATCGCAATCATCGAGAGTCCACTTCTCTCTATCTAAGGCAGGATGCGATCTGGCATTATCTTGTGTGCAAACATAAATACTGACGGGGTAAATAGCTTTATCATCGTCAAATGGTTCTATTCTGACAATATCTCCTTTATTATAAGTTCCTGTTCTTGACCACACAGGGTACTCATCCTCTTCATTTTTTTTTCCAAACTCTGTCGCACCGTATTCTGTTGGAAAATAAGAATCTTCTCCGACCATTTGACCTGAATATCCGCTAGGAACAAAACGCTTGTTTTTATCATCAGATACAGGTTTACCTCTGTAACCGCACCCAATATCGCTTCTATACTGCCACGAGCAATAATTAGAATACATTGTTCTTGATGGAATGCTTGCGTTTTGAAGCTCAAGCAATGAAACCAATTCAAACTCTACAATTTGATCGGTCTCTGCTACCTTTTGATTAACAAAGAATATATCTTCAGTAAAAGAAACATCGGGGCTTGATTCCGCGTGAGGGTTGATATTGTTTGGAAAGTTTTCTTTGTCTAGATATTTTACAAAAGTTTTTATCCGGGTAACTTTGTAATTAATAAAATCTTTAAAAATTCCTAAACGCAAAGAAACATTTCCTTGGTGATTAGAAAAAGTCATCTTTGGCCTAGGCAACCTTCCGTCGCCATGCATCTCAAACCCCTCTGCCTTGATTGGCATAAAGTCATAATTCTCTCCATTGAATATTATTCTTTTTTTATATCCATTTTCTCCGGCATGAAATAAGTATTGCCCTCGATCTCTTAAATTTATTTTATAAAGAGATACAATTGTTGAGGGTTCAATTTGAAATATTTCTTTTACGTATGCTTTTGTGTCTCTCATGTTGCTGATTTAATTTGTTCTACTTCATAATCTCCTCTATCGCAAAGAAATATATCTATATCCACTAAATTTCTTGTTTTAAAAAAGACTGTTTGATCTGACATTATTTCAATATTATCTCCAGCTTCATTGTCGATCATGAACCCAGTATATCTATCACCTTCAAATTCTAGCTCAATGATATCTTCTTTTTTAATAGATGAACTAAAATTTATAATGTCATTGTATTCAAAAAATTTATCTACTTCTGTATTGAAAAGTGTTTCCTTGGTATCGTGTTCGTTTCTATACATAATTCCCGTGACAATATCAAAAAGCAATGTCAAGGAGCCTGTGATACCCCAATCTCCATTCTGTGTAATCCATTCAGTTCCATATAAGCCCCCATAACTTTCAATAGCCCCACTTAAACCTGAATACCAGTTTTTAATTGAATACCTCCTATTGGGGTTACTGTATTCCAGTGTATCTTTTTTTAATAAGAAAAATTCATTAACTATATCAGGAAATTTAATTAATTCAATATCTGAAGCTTCAAAGTTTTCTTTGTTGTCCATCCATTGAGGTAACCCTTTTTCTTCGCATAAAAATTCTCCTGTCAAAATAATTTGAGGTCTGCAGCTATCTCCATCTTCGCAATTTAGTATAGGAAACCCAGGTTTGATTTTGACATAGGATCCGAATTGATCACCTGTTCTGTTCAATATTGTGCTGGAGTTTCCAGACATTAACTCATCGTAAAGTGGATGAAAAAAGGTATGTATTTGTTTTTTTTGGTCCGGTTCTAGGGTAAACGGTAACTGCTCTATTATTCCAGAGTGATAAACTTTAACTCCAGTATAATCTGGGAATTTAAAAAGAGAGAATCTTTCAGGATCAGTCATTTTAAATCCAGTGATAGTTAAAGGCATTGTGCAAGAATTTGAAATGGTAAAACTACCTGAATCAACAGCATTTTCTCTGCATAAGTTTTTGCATTCTATCCCATCACCTTCTTTTTCCTCTGTTTCAATTTTTATAAAAAGACCGCCTTCAGATTGAGTCAATATATCATTTTCTTCTTCTGATACATATTCCCTTTCGTCTATATTTGGTAATGACGAAAATTTTATATTATATTTATCTGGATCTATAAAGCTCATCGATTAGTTATTCCGTATCTTACTAAATTTTCAGGATCTTGAGTTACTTCGCTGGCATCTTCACTCCCGTCTTTTAAGTCTCCGTTTTCATCTCTACATTCAGTTGGAACCCATACTCCTCCCTCTAATTTATAGCAATAATCATCGGGCATATTTATTAATATTCCATTTTCGTCTCTAGCTAAAGTATTTCTTAAACATTCTATCTTGACTCTTCCGTAAGGCCATTTGTGCATATTGGATTCAGAATATAAATTAATTCGATTGAAGTGATCTTTATTTCTTACGCCGTATTTTTTCCAAAAATTATCTATACTATTACCATCTTCATCTTTATAATCTCCGGCAGCTCTATCCCAGTCAGGGAAATATGCGGCATACCTGTCATCGTCGCGCCATATACTATTACTCAGCATAAATGGTCCTATGCAATCAAAAGCTACATTGCCCGGGCTGGAGGCAGTACCGCTCCAAAATTTTACACGTGTAGTGGTGTCAACAAATATAGAATCAAATGTTCTTCTTGTTGCATTTGGAGTTATTTGGGCCAGGGTACTCTCAACACTGTCAAAATTGTCACCCCCAATAATATCCGCAAGATGCATAGGTCCAGCATGTGTCTGAAACGGAGGAATAACTGCGAATGGGGCACTTGCATTTGGTTCTATTTGCAAACCTCCACTAAAACAAACACGGCAACCTGGACCAATAACAGGTGGAGCATTTTCTGGAATTTCTAAAATTGAATCTTCGGCCATTTTAAATTTAGCCAAAAATTCAAACCTAGCATAACAAGACATAGTCTTATCTTCCAGATCTTCAGTATAAAAAAGTAATTCGACAGATTCTTGAAGTTCATTTACATTTCCTATTCTTAATCCAAAGAATAAATCTATGCATTCTTCCATTTTCAGGATAGGTAAATGGTCATAATTTCCGATAAAATCGTTAGCTTCATTTAAATCAGAAACATTATAATCTAAAATTTCTAATTCTTTATTTTTTCCAAAAACTTTTAAAGGGAATCCGTTTGATACAACTCCTGCATTTTGTGATCCCTTGGTTTTTATTTCTCCAGTCGTTATTAGATCTGTTTGAATCAATTCGTTTAATTCTGTTCCGATTATGTCGCCAGTATCAGTCGCAATCAAAAAAGTTTCTTTATCAGGTCTCCACCCTCCGTTTATTTCATGTAACTTTCCATCTCTATATACTTCATATTTAGTATTAAAAGAATGCCATAAGGTGTTTGAGTTCTCATCCTCAAACATTTTTTTATTATTAGGGTCATTAAAATATTGCCCTCCATTTCCCGGGATGGTCCAATCAATTTGATGAGTTCCATCCATGGTTTCAATTTTTTCAAAATTATTATTTTTTGGAACTCCTGCACTTAATTTTTCAGTTGTCCATCCAAGAAATCCACTACTAGATTTTGTGTTAGCTATAATGTTTCTTAGTTTTATATCATTTGGTCCACAATTTTTTATTGTTACTGAAAAAAGATTTTGAAATCCTGAGTCTTGAGTTACATTGGATAAAACTTTAGAGAAATTAATACACCTCAACGCTTCCCTTGACCCAGGAGAAGTATTACTAATTTTGTAATTCATCTCTAATTCTTTTTTTCGTTTCTCTAAACTATAATCTTTAGCGTATTCATAAAAAGAAGAATCGGTATTACCTTCTCCTGATAAACCTAATGAAACAGGGAAGATTAATGTATCAACTTCATTTAAATACCATGCAGGGTTAGATTTTTCTTCGTCTTCAAAATTACCTCCTTCAGAGTAATCTGGATTAAATAGATAAGAATACTGCTTGTCTGCATTAAAACCTTTCCAAGAAGGAGCATAAGAAAATTCCTTTAATTTTTGGGTAATTAATCCATTTGCATATTTCGATAAAATTGAATCTTTTGGTCTTCTTTGAGATAATTCTTTTCCACTTCTTATGTTATCGTTAATTTGTTTTAACCCGGATTCGTTTGCTCCAGAAAAATTAAAATCAGATATCAAGAAAATCATTCTTTGGTCTACTGATTCTGCTCTTTTGCTATTATAAAGTTGAGCCATAGCATCAGCGATAGTTTCTAAAGAATTTTTAGCACCATGAAATTCTGCATCTATATTAGAAATTTTTTCATATACAGTTTTTTTATCGAAACATGTCGGGTAGTCATTTAAATCTAGTATTCTTTTTTCAGTACCTGGATATTCATTTATAGCAAGTGTACCCATAAAGGAGAATCCTACATTAATATTTTTTTCTTCTAATTTTAGATTAAACCTGAAAAAGTTGTCAGTATCGTAACCGCTTTCAACAAGTGCTTGGTAAAAATCTTGTTCGCTTTCAGGATCTTTATCGTAAATCAATTGCCCATTTTCATCGTAAAAATTTGGCCAAGGAGGTGAACCATCAAAATCGGGGTCTCCACTGACATCAATCGCACCATTAAAACTTTCAGTTAAAGGAAATTTGCTCTTATCATAACCAACAATCGATTTCAATATTGAATCAATAATTAATGCATACTTGGATTTATCCAAATCAGATATACTTAAAAACTGTTGCCTTGTAGAGGGAGAAGAGTCAATCACAAAAATAATATCTATTTCTTTATTTTTTGCTTCTATTGAGTAGCTCTGATTTTGAGAGTCGTAATCCAAACCTGATTGATGCTTTGCAACCCCTACAGAAGAGAATGTGCACATCTCATGCTGAGTAATAGGATTATATATATATGCCCCAAAGCAAGGACCTTTTGGGTTAGCAAGATCTTCCTGTACAGCCGTTGAAGATTCTATAAAAGTTGCAGAAATTGTATGATTATTCTTGTAGACGATTTCATGATTCCAGCTTGGGCAATAGAAAGTAGAATTGTGAGGCCTAGATTGAGTTGTTAATGGATCTGCGTCAGTTCCATAAGGTCGAGGCATGACGAATCTAAATTTTTTATAACCAAGATGAGATTCTAAAAATTGTAATATTTCCGCTGCTTCAGTATCATCTCTCTTATCGAATACAACAGTAAATGTAGACATATTTTGATTAATGCCTTGCTTGTATTTTTTATTATAAAACTTTGTAAACTCTGTATTGTAATGTTTTGGTTGGTTATTTATATTAAATGCAATACTAGGGCGATGCTCAAAATTTCTCACTTGCAGCCATGGGTATTTTGCGGTAAGTTCAGGATTCTCCATGTATATACTACTTCTACCAGTAACTGCTGGAATTAAGATTTGCCCGTCATCTTCAGGTTTTAAACTAAAACTAGACAGTGGAGTAACATACAGAGCAAAACTGGAAGGAGTTATATCAGCTTCCATTTGAAGCATTCTGTAATTTTTTAAATATATTATTCTTTTTTGCTCTTCTCCAGTTACTGGATTTTTAATTTTGTGAGGAATAATTCCATCCTCAATAGATGGCGGCAAAATAGGTTGAGCCGCTAAACAATCTTCAGGACACATACCGAGCTTATAGATAACAACAGGAGCATCTCTTTCTTCGCTTAGCCTGCTAATTTTTTCTAAAGTTTCGTCGTCTTCAAGTGGATTATCTTGATCGTTTGTAATTGGGTCATACGGCCCAACATTATGAGGGTCACCATTTGGTTGCAATCTGGAATCGAGAATTATTTCTTTGATCGGCTCATCTAATGGCCATTCTAGCCCCGGACAAATCTCTTTCGTATATGTAATTTTTTCTATGTATCCTTGTCCAACACCAAATACAAAAGTTCTTGGATTAATCACCTTAAATACTTTACAAACTCCAACCGAGTATGTAGAGTTTTCAGGCCATTCAGGTCTAATGTACAGACAATTACCAACCTCTAGCTTTTGCTCTTTTCTAAAGTAAAGTATACCTGCCTTCGGGTAGCCATTTTCGTCGTAGGCATATGCTTCAATTTCTGACAAAGAAGTTAGAGCTACTGTTTTTTCATCATCATCATCTTGCGATTCTTCTGATTTTTCTTGAGCATCTTCTCCTATGAATTCCTCTACTGGGAATGAATCTAATCTGGCTATTTTCCCTTTTTCAAAAAATGTTTCTTCGTTTACAAAAACCGGAAAGATGGCGTCTGTATTGCGATTATATCCAGCATTACTTTCTACACTACGAAGGGTACTTTCTGTATTACATATAAACTTAGCTTGTATAGAATTATTGTTTCTGTATGTTATAGAATGAGAAAAATCAGTACATGTATATTTTAAATCTTTTCTATAGGGAAATGTATAAGTAAAACTAAAATCTTGTACATCACTAGAAAGCAACCTTTCACCTTTATAGTCTAATCCAAAAATAGATCCATAAGGAAAATGTTTTTCTTGCAAGAAATGTATAATAGCTTTCGCTTCTTGGTCGGTTCTATTATTAAAAGATAAGTCGATTTCAAGAGGCAAAGAATTTATAGCTAAATTATTAACATAATCGCCGCCTTCTCCTAAAACCATTGACTCGTTTATCGCCGCAAAAGTTGCTTGTGATCCATAAGATGGCCGCCATTCAAAATCTTGAGTCCAGTATCTTAAATAATTTGGTTCATTAGTTACAGCAGAGACATGATCTTCGGTGCAGTAAAAAAATTGACTTAGATTATAAACCTCAACATCACGAAATTCGAATCCACCAGTATCATATCCATAGAGAAAAATAAACGCAGATCCGTATGCTGCATTTTGAGGTATATCATTTGGATGTATGTCAATCTGAGTCTTATACCATTCTCTATGATGAAGCTCAGAAGATGCCATAGCCCTTTGTATCTTTCTATGTCTAACATCTTCGATTAAATCCATCTTTTCGTCATAGAATTTAAGCCCAACACCAACCCCTGTAGACTTTGACTTATCTAAACCGTAATCTTCTATTTGAAAATATGTTAAATTAGGATCATTTAATGTTGAATCCTCGCTGATCTTTCTGATCATTACTTTTGCTGAGTACCCTATGGTAGGATTAAGTTTAAATTTTATACCATATTCTATCTCAGCAGTTTCCCTGACAGTGACTCTTTCAAAAAATTGACTGAACTCGGTTACATCCAGCTCAACCTTTCTTGACTGATCTGTTATAATCTTGTTGCTGCAATCATCAACAAGTGTCAATAGTAAATCAACTTTTTTATCCTCTACTTTTTCTATATAGTAAGGAGTAGAAAGGTCGCGCAGCCTGACAATATCATGCTTCTTGTATGATTTACCTGGGGCCCAATCTGATGCTGAAATATCCATTACCTGTAAGCCTGTCTCACACTTGCTCTACCCCTAAGGAATCCTCCTTCGGAAACAGATAGTGCATCTTGATCAACTACACCATATTGTTCAAGTTCTTCTGGCACCGCATCAGGAAGCACTAAATTGCCCGCCAACTTAAATTCTTTCAATTTACCAAAATTATTATCAGTAAAATTTTCATCAAATCCTATATCAGAAAGACTAATAGTGACATCAGCTCTTTGTCCTGTAATTTTTAAAAATGGATCCAGTTTTTCTCCCTCCAAGTCTATAGTGATATCTACTTCGTTTTTTGCAACCCTAACAGGAAGCTCTCCATCATCATCAGCATATCCACTGATCGGCACAGGTATCTCAGGAATTTGATTTGCATAAATGCTGTAAGAAAAACTCAAGGGATATTGTATGCCAACACTATTCGCACCATATATTTTTGTGTTCATAGCATGAGGAACGGTTAGTTGGTTTTCTCTAACGCAAGGATAATTATCGAATACAGACTCAGACCATCCTTCAACATATTCCATTTTTCCGTATATATCTAAATCAATATTTGTTTCTATTACTTGAAATGGTTCCGCTGAGAAAGACATTTCAGTTAAATATGCGTCATTAAATTTATAATCACCAAGAGATCCGGTAATTTTTGTTTCATTAACTTGAGGATAAATAGTAGGATCCATTAAGCCAGTTAAATCTGCAAAAGAATGAATATTACCAGTATTCATATAATAAGTGATATTTAATCTACCCCGAATCTCTCCTTGTGCAGCATATGTTCTTAATACATCAATTTCTCCATAAGGCACATCAGTTTCAATATCAAGAAATGTATCGCCTGTAGACTTTACCTTTATATGGTAATCCCCGGCATGAGCATCTTCCTCTACATACAAAGCTTGTCCGTTAGGGTATGCTATTTTCTGCCCGCTTTTTATTAATTCAACTGATGACGGAATTTTCATTCCTGGCCCACCACCTGGCGGGCCTAATAAGAAATCTTTAACTTCGACACCTTTAAATTCAACATCTTCAAACACGTCGGCAAAAGAGATACTGTAGTCTTCTGCAAATTTTTTAGCTTCTAATGGTTGGCTGGCAGATATACTTGCTCTATTAGCAAACACCATAACTGGCTCTTGTCCTTCTGAGGCAAGCAGTAATGGTACATCTTCATATCTGTAGAAAGGTTTAGCCATTTTGTTTTTCTTTAAATTTACTATAATTTATATCATTTTCATGCGGCTTCTCACCCCTCTTATTATAATAAGATTTATACTGCAAATTTACAGTCAATCTTCCGTCTACAGAGGCAGACATAGACTCAGCTATTAGGCGGGCATTTTTAACTGTATAATGCTGTATAGGCTCACCAAAACAATCATTAATTTTTATCGCTATGTCCTGTACTGTAGGTGTTCGCATGTATTTTCGAAGACTTTGGTATGCGTATTCATCTATATCCAAAGTAAACGATGTCTCTGTGGTTACTGGCCATATTACATCTACCTGAGCAGCATATGCTGATCCTACTACATATATGGGATCAATAGGAATGTTTACAGAATGCTGGAAAGATGTTACCCTGTCTGTACTCGCACCAGTGCATTCAACAATAATTGAGCCCTGATTGGTTAGCCTGATTTCTGGGTAAGGATTGTCGCCAGAAGCATTATATAGCCCATTATTATAAGATTCACTTATGGCTATCTTGTATCCCTCTTCATTGAGTACAGGGAACTCATTCTCCTGAAGTATAAAATCGGGAGAACCTCCTATGTCGCCAAAAACTTTGATACTGGTTGAAGTAGTAGGAAGTTGACCAATGTCACAGGAAACACTATGGTTAGTTATGTATCCACTATAAAAGCCAAAATACTTTGAGCCATGATGCATACTACCAGTAAACGGTTCATCACCTAAAAATTGTAAAAAGAAATCTTCACTGACTAAAATAGAATTTATATTAAAATCGCCTTCAAGCGGAGCATCAAGCACTGCCATACTATGAGCAGAGCGTTCTTCTCCCCTAGCACATGTACTTTCCTGCAAGAACCTGAATCCATTTTCGTCTAATAAAAAAGCATTATCAGCATATTCTATGTTGTCAACGCCATAATGGTAATCATCATTAACATGCCCCCATCCTAAAATATTGATGGGTCTTTCTTGTATTGCGTAGGAACCTTCTATACTTTGAACACCTGAAAGCTGTGTTCCATTAATAAAAAATTGTTGCTCGTATCCTAAAACTGTACCATTCATTAACTAAGTTCTCCACCTATTCTTTTCTCCTCTCTGATAACCTCAAGAACCTTTGTTTTAATTTTCATGGCGAGTTTTTGTTCTTGCTCGTAAGAACCTTCGCTTGTTTCAGTAGATACCTTTTCCCTTCCGTTTTGATCAACGGTAACATTTACATTAATGTTGTTAGTAACATCATTATTTGTTGTATTGCTAGAAGCATTATTAGTGCTTGGTTGCATTGCATCGAGCATAGGCTGTAACCTGTTTACAGGACTGCTTGATGTCTGAGTTTTTTGTTGAGGAGCTGTGGATATTCTTGGTGCTGTTGGAGTTGTTCCAACAATTCCGCCTTGATAATATCCTTGTTCTCCGCGTTTAAATCCTTCTGGGTTTTGCATCGCAAACCGCATCATAGTAGGATTTTCTCTTAAAAGTTTTTCAGTAGAACTTTTTCGTATTACGAAATCACCTTCGCTTAATCCAACTGGCCCTACGTTATCTATCCCACCTTTGCCTTTTACTACTGGAATTTGTCCAGTTGTATTCATTTTGTTGAGATTATCGTAGCCAATTCTTCTTGCAATTGGTTCAGGTATCACAGCTTCTCCAGCTGTTAGCATTGCAGGTATATTTCCGCCTTTATTAAATTTAAAACTTTTTAATCTACTGGGTTCTTGTTTATTTAAAGTTTCAGTTCTATTTTTCCAATAACTGTTAATTTGATGTTCTCTAAATTTTTGTGTTTGACCTTTATTCCCCAAGAAGGGCATATATTGATTTTTTGCCAGTATTCCTTTTGCTTGGTTGGGCTCAACAGCAGTCCACTTTATTCCCATATTTTCAGTTCTCTCGGGAAAGTAACTTACTTTGTCTATGGTAATGCTCTGTTTTTCTCTTAGGGAATTCGCTGCATCTTTGTATCCAATATCAAGACCTTGCCTTCTGGCCGCTCTGTATGCTTTTCCAGTATCACTAGGGCTAAAATTTCCTTTAAATGTGTTGCCTATCTTTTCTGATGCAAAATTGACTGCAGAACTAACATATGGAGTTATCATGGAGGCTAGGCCTGTAACGACAGCTCCTGCTGCAAGTTGTGTAATTTGCCCAATTCTTTGCATTCTTTTGTCTATTTTTTCATTTTTTTGCTGGACATTATATGCAGCTTTATCCATAAGGTAATCTCTATATTCCTCCATAACGGGGTCTGTTGCCAGTGCTCTACCGCTAAGCCTTGCATCTCCTTTGTCAAGACTAATATCTGAACCTAGTTTCAGTCTTTCAAATTTTTTCATGTCAAAGGTTGGGGGAGCTTTTTCTTGTTTTTTATTGATTGCTTCTCCGATTCTTCGAGTGACTTCTGTCATTACGACACTTCGCGCTACACCTTCTATCCCAGCTTGTATTCTGCTTCTTTTTTCTTCTGCACCTTGCCCACTTGTGCCGTTATTAAAATATTGTAATTCACCGCCTCGAACTAATTCTTTGACTCTTTCTTTAGGGATGACATACTCTCCAGCTGTTAACATTGCTGGAACTCTATCTACTCCAGCTGGCCCTTTTACGAAACCTCCCTCTGCAAATTTTTGTATTATTCCACCTGATTGATTTAATACTGCTTGTGGGTTTTCTATCACTGGTTCTGGTTTAATATTCCCACTTGTTACTAGTTTATTATCAAATGTTTCTAAATTTTGTCTTGTCTTACTGATAACTGAAGAAAAAGAACTAAGCTCTTGGTTGGTTGAGCTTATTGCTGAGGTTGTATTTTCATAATTTTGTTGCTCGTTTTTTAGTTTAATAGAGTACTCATCATGTTGTTTTGCATTATTAGCCATACTATCTTTTGCTACATCAGCATTAATAGCTACATCTTTATATACTTTGGCTAAATTTTCAGTAACTCCTAAAAAATTTTGAATTTCAAGAGTTGATTGCTCTTTGATCTTCATGAACTTTTTAATATTCATCTCGCCCCAGTTTTTAGGACTTTTTGGATCTCCTTGTCCTTTAAAGTAACTAACCTCTCCAATTTCAGGAACCATCCCCCGAGTCAATATATTTGGAACGGATTTAGGATCTGTTCCTATTTTAAAATTCTTTTGAAGCTCTTCTATGTTATTTATATTACGTTGTTTGTCTGATTGTATTGTTTTATCAATACCTTCTCTGAAGGCAAACTCGACACCTTCTGCTATACTTTGCCTTTCTTTGTCTGTTCCTGTTTTTCTGTCGTATTCTATATTAAGTTTATTGAGAGCTTCCCTTCTTTCAGGCGTCATATTTAAATCAGAAATTTTAGATTCAAGGTGGCGAATATTGCCTAAGCTTTCAGCTTGAGCTTGTTTTAATTTTCTTAATTTCGGATCCCTATGCTTTGAAATACCCGATGGCAGAGTATGGATGGCGTCTGGACTATATCCAGCATCAGCTAATACTTGATTGGCCGCCCTCCCTCGACCTCTTGCTGTTTGCTGTTGAATTAGAGTCTTATTTTTAATTAGTCTTGAAGTATCTCCGGTTGGATTGAAATCAGTTGTATCTTGACTATCTTTAGTTTGCTCTATTGATTTATTTTTTCTACTAGAAACATCTAGTTTTACAGCATTAGAGAGTTCGGCGACTTGTATTGCCAGATCTTGTATGCTTTTATCAAACACAGCCATCTCCGAAAGTTTTGAATCCATACTTGGAGCATTAAGACCTATTCCTTTTTGTAATTCTTGCTGCAAATCCTTAGTGTGCCCCCCTAGGGATTTAAGTACTCCTTCTAGTGAACCCATAGCACTGGTTAAATGACTATTTGAGCCTGCAATCTTTTCGGCATCAGAACTTCCATCTTCTCCTGTAAAAGCATATGTCAGATCCTTAATAATCTTGTCGATATTATGCTCCATTACTCTATCAAGAAGTTGCTCTGCTAGTCCTAAACTAAAATCACTCCATGCTTCTTTTGCACTTTTTGCCCCCGACCCAATATCTTTGAATAATTGCTTGAGTCCTGTTCTTGCTCCATCGATACCTATGTCAACCAAATCAGATCCAAGGTTGGCGGCAGAAACATTTAATTCCGCCATCTTGATTCTTAATTGATCAAAAGCCCTAGTGCCATTACCCAATAATTTATTTGTCTCTTTTAGTGACTGGGCAAAAGCCAAGGCATCTTCTGGGCTACCTGTAATACTTGCCCGCATCGCTGCTCCTCTTGTGTCGGCAATAGCGTTTGCTCTGCCAGATGCAATATCAACGCTTGTATTTAACCTTAGTTGCCTTTCGCTAACATTTGCTTTTCGTATAGCATTTTCAAGTTCCTGAAGTTTATTAGAGGATTCAAGCAATTCGTTTGCCTGACGCAGAAGTCTTCCTTGTTCTCCCATTTCAGAAAGTATAATTGCTTTTTCTGAGGCTATTAGTGCAGACCTTTGTGCAGAAGTTATTTCTTCAGTAAGCTCAATTTGTACTTGCTTATTTAATTCTTCTTGAATACTTAACCTTTTTAATTTTGCAATATTTAATCTTGCGGCAGAAATAGCATTAGCCCGCTCAATCGCAACTTCAGTATCTGCTTTTTGATCAAACTCTTGTTGACTCATGCTTGCTTTTCGCGCGGCAAGTCTTAGCTCGTCAAGCTGGTTACTCTTTTCTTGTAGCTGAGAAGCTCTAAATAATTGTTCAGAAATTTCTTGGTTCTTTATTAACTGTAGGCTTTTTTCGGAAGCTATCAGAGAAGAGGATTGGGTGCTAGTTAGTTCTTCTTTAATTTGTGTTGCTGCAATTTCTTCCAGTGTCTCTGTGATTGATGTTAACTTTAATTTTTCAAGATTTAGTCGAGCTGTTGTTCTAGCGTTTGACATTTCTGTCTCCAACTGCTCATTAACAAGCTTATATCTTTTAGAATCTATCTTTAGAAAATCTTCTCTTGCAACCGTTTCTTGTTTTGTTAAATAAGAATTACTGAGTTCTGATTCAAATTTTGCCTGCTGAATACGTATGATATTTTTATAATCTTCGCTTTGGGTTTGTGTTGATCGTAAAATTGCTTCTTGAGATTGCAGCTGCCTAAGAGATAGCACAGAAGATTCCGCTTCTGTTCTGTTTTTTTCAATTTGAAGTTGATAGGCTTTGTCATCCAGGATTCTAGAATCCATTAATGCTTTTACTTGTCCACGACGAGCATCATTTAATACTGATAGAGTGGCCGTCTCTCCTTGGTTTGATTCAATTGATAACTCAGGTATATTTACACCACTTAATTTATCTTTCAATGCTCTTGCACCGTCTACAGTTTTTGCTCGTATTAATTTTAATGTTTTGTCTTCTTTTAAAATACTCAGAGCATTTTTTCTTTGAGTTTTCGCTGTTTCACTTGCCCTTGTTAAATCATTAATAGAATCTGTCAATAGATTTTTCTGCTTTTGGGTAAGCTTCATTATCTCTTTCTGGTTCAATGCAGCCATAAACGCGGCAGCAACCGTTCCTTCTGTGATTGAACCATACTCTCTCATGAACTCATTGATTATTTTTCCATTATCATCCAGGTCGGCGATTCTAGAAGATACTGAAGCAAACGAATTTCTTAATTCTTGTGCATCAGCAGGAGACAGTGCTTCCCCGATTGCAGTTTCTATACCAGATAAATCTAAAGATGTAAGATTTTGCCCGACATTCTTTTTAAGGTTGTTAACAGCATCCTCCATTGTGATTCCTGCACCTTTTCTAAATTGCGTTGCCAGCTGGTCAGTCTTAATAAACTCTTCTGATACTGACTGCATGGCTCCAATCGATGTATTATTAGCTTTTAAAATATCTGTTGAAAATTTCTCAGATATTTCTTCTATTTTTCTGGACGACTCTTTTCTGATTAAAGTAGACTTAGAAATTGCCTGATGTTCATCAAGTAAAGAGATTTGAGATTCGGCTATTTTTCTTTGTGTGGCACTGATACTATTTTCAAGATCTTGCCGATGAAGCCTCTGTTTTCTTTCATCTTTGATACTGCGAATAATCTTTAAATATTCTTCTTTTACTTGTGCAGTGCTTTGAGCTAATGTTTGAGCGATGCCATCTTTTTCAAGTAAGTCTTTTTGCTTGTGAAGTTGATTAACAAAAGCTTTGATTGCGTTTGTTGCGGCGGATGCCTCAACCCCTGTTAACCCCATTATATTATCTTTTGCGTCATCGATTGTATGAATTATGTCCCCTATATGACCCGCCAGTAAAGCTCCGCCAAATTCCTCAGTCCCTTTTAGTTGTTCAGACAAAATAGTATTTATTTCGTCTGCAGAACTTTCGGTGATTTTATCTAAGTCAAACTGCCCTACTGTCTTTATGTTTTCCTCTAAAATCCGTAGTCTTTCTTTTGGGTCTAAATCTTCAGATCCAGCCATAATCCCTCCGAGAGCCATTCCAGCCTGCGCTCCCCTAAATGACGCCGCTTGCTCAAGGAACTTAGCGTCTTTACCCCCCAGGTCACCCATTTCAAAAAAGCTATCAAATCTTTTTTCTATCAAGTCTCCAAACGCTTTTGTGCCCTCTTCGATTACTACTCTTTGTTTTTGTACCTTAATTAATTTCTGAAGAGTCTCTGTTTGCTCTTCGACTGTGATTCCGCTTTGAGTAAATTGATGACTTAGCCTGGAGGCAATAGCTGTTCCTGTTACATTTTCCTGAAACAATTGAGACATAGACTTCTGAACTTTCGATTGAATGTCGAGTTCTTTCATTTTTAATTGAAACAATTCAGTCTCTTGTTTTTGTGTACGCATAGAACCAAGAAGCTCTAGCTCGTCAATTTTTTCTTTATTCTCTGTCTGAGACTGAAGAGCGCCTAATGCGGATTCTAGTGCTTGTGTTGATTCAGAAAGTTTTTCTAGATTTCTAGCCGCTTTCGCCGAAGCACTTTCAAATAAAGACATAACGCCTTTTCCATCATTGAACAACTTAAAAACTTCATTGGCAGCCGTTCCAAGACTTATAAGGCTACCAATCATTGGTGTAAACCTTAACAACATCTTGCCGGCTGAAGCTATTCCCCCAGAGAAGGCCTTAACGCCTTGTAGTATTCCTTTTGATCCAGCCTGACTAAAGCCATCTTTTGCGGCAGCCTTGAGCCCTTGTGTAAACCTTCCTGTGCCAGCTTTAGCTTTTCTTCTCCCTGATTCTGAGAATAAATCGCGCAGGTTTATTGTTTTTCCAGGATCAATTCCCATGCCTTCGGTTAATTGACTACCTATTTCTTTTGTAGTTAAAAAGACTGAAGCCATACCAGAAGCAGCTTGACCTGCCTTAGAAAACATTTTAGCCGCTTCACTTCCGTCTTCGGCAAATTGTTGCAAGAATCCATTTGCCGTACTTAACAACGACTGAAAAACAAAAAGCTGCATGAGTCCACCTTCCTGCACTTGAGAAGATTTATCTCTAGCAAAATTAGGTACTAACCCTTTTGATGCACCGTGAGTTTTGGGATCAATTCCCATGCTTTTTGCACGTCTAATTCCCTGTTGCAATCCAGCTGGCTCATCACGAGTATTTGTGACGGCTAGCCCTATTGGATTTTGGGGGCTTTTTAATTGAGAGCTTTTTTCAATCCTAATTCTTGAAGAAGGAATGCCCGCATTTTTTTCGCGTTTTACTGCATCCGCTAATGGGTTGGCAAAATTAGGTACTAACCCTTTTGATGCACCGTGAGTTTTGGGATCAATTCCCATGCTTTTTGCACGTCTAATTCCCTGTTGCAATCCAGCTGGCTCATCACGAGTATTTGTGACGGCTAGCCCTA